ACTGGTCAACCAGTGGAGTTGACACACTCAGCTAAAATTGTATTTATGTATATGATGGATCGTACATCTTTCTTTACTGATGATCAAAAGAGTGATCATTATGAAACTCAGGCTACAATTGCTGATGCTTGTGGTATGGAGTATAAAGCGGCTGCGAGAGCTTTGAAGTCTTTCGTGGAACACGGAGCTATTATTGCTAAGAAACAGAGGAACTTGAAACTTAGTCCTCATAGTCAATGGTATTATAAATCTGTAGACACTACGATTGAACTATTCAAGAAGGATGGGAGTGACTATGTTTGTATGTCAAACGGTGTTGTGATTGGAGTGACCAGCAAGAAAGAAGTGGTTGACAATGATGATCACACTGAATACAGTGATGACTTCTTAAACAGTATTGATTTTACAGGAGAATGTATATGAGTAAGTTTGATAAGATTAAACAGGCTATCACGATCTATCGTAAAATGCTTGATGGTAACAATATGGACAATGGTCAAAAGCGTTGGGAGTTTTATGGTGTACAGCTTCGGATTGCACAAGCAGCGTACAATTTCAATGGTTACATTGTGACTGGTACTCGACACTCATGCCCTATCATGCAATTACAAATGATTGCTATTGGTGATGATTTGCTGGATGATTGGTGTGGTGATAATGAAATGATCCAAGGTTTCACTGACCAGTATGGAAACTTCCACAATCGTAAAGATGCTTATGTGATTGCTAAAGCTGCTGGTCAAATCATTCGTGAGGATGTCAAACCGGGAACTCTGTTCAGCGAGTGTTATGTCTGATGCGTTATGAAGAACACACAATGATGGATGGTACGATTATTCAGATTCCAATTGAACATGATCCAGAAGACATGATGTCTGGTGCTTTAGATACTGATGATTACGATTGTTATGCGTAATTTTGACCACCTCCAGACGTTTTAACACAAAAGACATACCAACGCCTAGCTTTAAGGAGAACGTCGTTTTAGTAGGTATTTTTAGCAGTAAATAAGCAATAGAAATAAACTATTGAACATCCTTGACAAATAGCAATATCAAATGTTACTCTTCACTTATTAAATAACTGAAGGAGTAACAATGTGCAACGTATTACAGATGAGGTTTATAAAATTGACGAATTGATGCAATTGATTGCAGAACAGAAACAAGACATGCTTGATACTGAGTTTGATGATTTGAATGATCCCGTAAGATCATTTCGATTTGAATATGCTCATGAGAGTGTAACTGAAACTAATAGTCGCTTTAAACGGAGGAATTCATTTTGAATAAAGAAAGCGGAACTGGTGCAGGAGAAGAGTATGAAGGCTTCTGATATCATTAGTGAAGAAGAATGGATCTAGTATTGACTTAATTAGTTTTTATTGATACAATAGCAACTTAAAGGAAGACTTTCTTCCTTTCTCTATTTAAGAGCATACACTTCGTGGATGTATCGCATAAAGTCTCTCTCCTACTGAGTGCGGGTGAATCGAAGTGGTGCTACTAAAGATTATTGTGAGTGAACATGCCCTTCTGCAATCTTTAGTATCTATTCAAGAACATTTACCCGACAAGGAAATGTAGCAGAACACGCTTAATCAAGACGCTGATTATTCTATTAGCCGTTCAGGCACTGAAAGAAGATTGACGAATCTTTAAAGTCTTCCATTGGTGTAAATGGGAGCGAGAATTCAAATGGCGTCTAGCAATCAAGGTGAATGCGCTGGACTGTTAATCCAGATAGAGCCCGGTTCGATGCCGGGGATGCCAGCCAAACAAATTGCCGTTATAGCTCAGATGGTAGAGCGCTAACCTTGTAAGTTAGATGTCACGAGTTCGATTCTTGTTGACGGCACCAAACAATACGACATGATGAGACATGAATTGTGGAGGGTTCGAAACTTCCTATAAGAGTGGTATGGGTCTTTTACTCATTAAGACTAACTTAGCGGTTAGTGTATAGTTGGTTCGATTCCAACTTGTCGTACCAAACAATAGAGGATTCGCCAAGTCTGGTCTAAGGCATCAGGTTTTGATCCTGACATTCACTAGTTCGAATCTAGTATCCTCTTCCATTTCAATAACCAATTAATAGGAATAAGCCAACATGAGTAAAGATGAACTAATTGAGGCGTATTCACTAATTGGCGTTAGAGGTATGCTTGCTGAAGGGTTATTTGATAACTTGACACTAGCTTTAGATAATGTAAATAATACTGCTGACTTCTTCAAACCTTTTAAACCTTTGAGTCGTGAATTTGCTGTCTTCGGTGATAGTCGAACTGCTCAATGTCATACAATTGCAGCAACAGCCTTCTCCACTGAAAACTATGGTTATGCCTTTTGGGCTGCTCAAGTTTCCGGTGGCTTTTGTCCAACTACTAATAACTTCGGTGTTGGTGGTGATACTACAGCAATGATGTTAGCTCGTATTTCTGCTGTAGTTGCATGTCCAGCTGATATTGTATTGTTCATGGGTGGGACGAACGACCGTACTGGTGGAATGACTGTTGCTGATACCAAACGAAACATTATCTCGATTGTACGTCGCTTGCAGAAAGCAGGTAAGATTGTAATCGTCGGTAATGATACTCCGCGATTTGGTAGTAAAGCATTAACAGCTCCACAACAACTTGACCATGAATCTATTCGTGATTGGGTAACTAATGAATTGTCCAAGATCACTCCTGTCGCTGACACTTATTCACTGATCAATCAGAGTGACTTGTGGGACGACCTTCATATAAACGTCAAAGGTGCATATAAGGTTGGTGCTCTAGGTTTTGGTCCTGTATTAGCTAAATACATTCGACTTGGTGTTGATCTTCCAACAGAATCAACAGACCTTTGGAGTGTTAACAATACAACTGGTAGCCTTACAGCAAATCCGCTGATGACAGGTAATGTAACCCAAAGTACCGGGTCAGTCAATCCTGTCGCTGGTAGTGTGGTGGCAACAGGGTTTAAAGGTGCTGGTAGTGCGTTCACAGGAGTGACAACACAGTGGTCTAAAGAAGCTGCCTTGTTTGGTGAGTCTCAAGTTATTGCATTTGCAGGAACAGCAACTACAGCTGCTGCTTATTTGGCTGTATCGCCAACAGCGACATTCCCACTTGCTAACTTGTCAGCTGGTAATGTTATTAGTTTGATGTGTGGGTTTGATCTAATTGGCGACGGTGTTGGTATCCTTGGTGTAACAGCTGAATTAATGGTAACTAAACCAGTAGCCTCAGTATCAACAACCATTTACTACCGTGATGGTGATAAATATGTAGATCCTCACTCGATGCCAGCTGGTGCTGTTTCAGGTGCGCTGGACACTCAACGTTATACTGTTGATGGTACAGAAACTGCAATTGTTGCACGAATTAGTATTTATTTGGCACAGAATGTTCCACTTAATTCTTCGGTTAAGATTCGTCAGTTTGCAGTTCGCAAACACACAGCTTAAAAAGAAATGATGTAGTAGTACCCTGAAGGCAGCACATATGTTGCCATAATAAGGAGGTGGTCCTATATCTCTAGGCCGTTTATCGAGGCGTAGTCAAAAAGTATCGGTTTTAAAAATAACATAAACCCAGCCTAAGTGCTGGGTTTATTTGTATCTATAAGAGGTTAAATTTATGAAAATGCTGCCACATAAAAGGGGTGATAGTTTCTCGCGTCTTACGGAAATTCCTGTAACAAATGAAGATGGTTCACCAGCATTTGCGGATGGTTATTTTGTAGGGTGGACAGTTCGTGCGCAAGTAAGGACAGCAAAGTTTGATAAATTCTTGTCAGAGTTGGAGTGTTCATGGGTTGATCCTTTGACCACTAGAATCCTTAGAGTTCAAGATTTTGATACCAAAAATTGGGAACTTGGACCAGCTGAGATGGATGTTGAATTTACTCGTGTATCTGACAACTTCATTCAATCAACTGCAACATTGAGTTTCGATGTTATTAAAGATGTAACTAGAGAAATTGTTTAATGGACACTATCACACTTAAATTTACTAATGAACAACCAACACTCATATTGATGCCAGTTGAACCACAAAATGCACCAGCTTCATTTGTAAGTGTGTTGGTTGGTGAGAAAGGTCAATCAGGTGATATTGGTGTAACGGATGATCTAGATGGTTTTACCACAGATCCACTATTCTACTACATACTAGCGAGTACATAAAATGTCATTACAAGATCAACTTGTTTCATTGTGCCAAGCAATCGGCGCAGATATCAAAGCAGCTAAAGCAGTTGATGGTAATCTTTCGTCTCTGTCAACATCTGCTAAAACTAACTTGGTAGCAGCAATCAATGAAATTTATGCATTGGTTGGAACTGGTGGTGTTACGATAAATGACGCCAGCACTGTAAGTACAACTCAAACTTGGTCAGCAAGTAAATCAACAGCTGCCATCGCCGCTGCAATATCGTCACTTCAAAACTCTCTGGTCAATGGCGCTGGTACTGCACTGGATACACTTAAGGAGTTAGAAACAGCTCTTGGTGGTGACGCCAACTTCGCGGCAACAGTAGCAACATCACTCGGTAATCGTGTTCGTTTTGATGCTGTTCAAACTCTTACATCTGGTCAACAACTGCAAGCTTTGACTAACCTTGGCGTGGGTGATCCTACTCATAACTATGTCACTGACTACAACACAGCTAAGGCTTAATTATGAGCCAAGAGACTGAACTGACAGCGTTAGCTCAGGCAATTGGTGCTGATATCAAAAGTCTGAACACTAACAAGGTTTCTGTTGTAGCAGGTAAAGGACTATCTACTAATGATTATACAACAGTTGAGAAAACTAAACTAGGTACAACATTGGCTCCGGGATATGACAACTTACTGGTGAATGCTGCATCAACAGGCACAGTAACTTTGAACGTTTCAAGTACAACTGTTTTCAACCTGACATTGACTGGTAATACTACAATTGCTTTCTCTGGTGTGCCTACACCAACAAACCAAAGTTATAGTTGGCTTGTAAGGGTTACTATGGGTGGTACAACTCGTACATTGACGTGGCCAACAGTCACTTGGTATACACCGGGAGGCATTCCACCAGATCCACCAGCTATCGGTAAAGTAGTTGAGTATATCTTTAGTACAGAGAACGGAACAACCATCTTTGGTGGTAAAGGTCGATATACATGAGTCTAGCTAAACTTCTTTGGACTATCCCAACAGTACCTACTGATGTTCCAGCAATCGGGAGTGCTTGGCAAGGTGGCTATTACGGTGGAAAGATTGTAATTGATGGAACTACATATGGATTGGTTGTATCACCTAAAGCAACTGGGCAAGGGTATCTTGTTTACAGAACTTCAGGCGCTGCATTCACAGGTAATACATCAACTTATGATGGTTGGACAATCAGAGCGAATATGATTGCAGCTGGTATTGATGACTTTCCAGCGCAGAAGGCTTGCATGGGTTTGACAATTGGTGGATTCACTGATTGGTATATGCCTTCCAAGTTGGAGATGGAGATAATCTATCGTAACCTGAAACCAACAACTACATCAAACAACACTTCATCTGGCGCGAATGCTTATGCTGTTCCTCCAACAATCAACTATGTTGCCACAAACCCAACTAGAACAGTCGTAACAGCGTTTAGGTCTACAGGTACTGAATTCTTCGACAGTTCTTACTACTTTACAGCAACACAAGGTATTGATGGTAACACATATGCACATGGTAAGTTATTTACTTCAGGTGTAGACGGTGCGGATTTATATACTGCACCTTATAACGTAAGAGCAATTCGAAGAGTTGCTGTTTAAATCAAATCAATCAAAAGGAAACTATAAATATGGCTATTACAACTCGTGCCGAACTAATCGAAACTCTGTCGCTGCTTGGTGTTATGGGTGCTGCTCGTGAAGGCTTGCTGGATGCAATGTTTGCGGCTGGTGGTTATACTCTCCCCGCTGCAAGTACAACTGTAGTTGGTGGTGTCAAGAAGGCTGTAGCTGTTCCAGACCTTGCCGCACAAACAGTAACTGATATTGCAACTGCCCAAACCGCAATTACTGCAATTGTTACTAAGCTCAATGCTTTGCTTGCAGCTTCTCGTACAGCTGGTCAGCTCACTTAATAGAATATTGCCCCACTTCGGTGGGGCTTTTCTTTATTTGTCAAATAGATAAATCCTATCAAGTATTGACAAATAATAGAATATTTGATATTCTTCACTTTATAACCAAAAGAAAGGAGACATTGATGTCACAATTGATCGACTACGAAGACGTAGGTGAAAGTCCAATTGGAAATGATACAAAGTGGGAAGCTGGTCAATCTGGTAATCCTAATGGTCGTCCCAAAGGTAAAACTAACTCAAAACCACGCTCTAAAATGCGTACAACACTGTCTAGGCTCTACTCCATTCAAGGAGAAGCAATCGAGCTAATCCGACAACAGATGACGGGTAAAGACTCCAATGGTAAGGCTGTAGAAGCACCTTCCAAGGATAAAGTTGATATGGCTAAGTTTGTTGTTAAGACAATTGAGTCATTGAACAATACATGCCTTCGTGAAGAAGCATTGATTCTTGGTATTCGTGGCAAAGGTGATACAGAAGGCGCGAAAGGGTTGGAAGAAAGTCAAGCCAATCAATCAGCTGAAGATACTGGAGCATTCAGTATGGATATGGCTGTAGACGATGAAACTAAACACTAAGGGGTAATAATGAAATATCAACTGATTGTAAAATGTGGTAACTCGCTGGGTTTCGGCTGGTTGGAAACAATTGTAGAACTCGCTAAACAAGGCGCAGTTTTGAAAGAAGGCGTTAACCAGATGCTGAAGTTTCCACACACTTGCTACATGGAAATTGAATCTGAAGAAGATCCTGTAGCTACACCATTTGTTCGTGTCTTCCGAGAAGATAAGAGTGAAGTGTTTATTGTAAAAGAAACTGATGAAGTTGGTGGTTTCTCGATGGAAATTGATGACGGTATTCGTCTTAGTAAAGAAGAACTAGATGCACTGGAATGGCAAGCATTTAAAGAAGCTTGTAAGAAAGTGAATATTAAAGGTCGTGATCGTAACTTGATGACTACTCAGTATCTTAAAAGTGAATAAAGTCAATAAATAGTTGTATTACCTATTGACATAATAGCTTTTATCAATTAGAATACGTACTTAGATAGAGGGAATATATGAATCCCTTTCAATAGAAGGAGAACACATGTCTAAGACAGACATTGCTGTTCGTCCTCAGTCTCCTTTTCAAGAGAAGTATCTGAAGTCAGATGCAAAGATTCTAGTAGTTGGTGGTGCGGCTGGTTCTAGTAAGTCTTATGTCGGATTGATGCGACATCTAAGATTTGTCAACGATCCTGATTATCGCGGTTTCTGTATTCGTAAGAACAGTACAGCAATTATGAAAGCGGGTGGTTTGTTTGAACAAGCAGTTCGACTATACTCCAAAGTATATCCTAAGATTCAAATCAAACTTAAAGAACAAAAGATTGTATTCCCAAGTGGTGCATCTGTTAGTTTCTCGCACTATGAGAATGACAGCGCCGGTCTTTTGTATCAAGGTCTTGAACTATCAAGTGTCTTCTACGACGAAGGTACACACGCTGATGAATCACACTTGTGGTGGTTGTTTTCACGTCTACGTACTGAAGCAAAGATGGAACCTTGTATGTGGGTTAGTTGTAACCCTGATCCTGATAGCTTCTTGTTTGATTGGGTCAAATGGTGGCTCTACCCTGAAGGTCATGAGAAATATGGTCTTCCTGATCCTGCTAAGAATGGTGTTACACGATACCTTCTGCGTATTGGTGGTGATCTTATTTGGGGTGATACTTGGCAAGAACTTTATGATAAACATAAGAAGCCTGATCTTCCAGTTGATCATGAAGACCAAGTAAGGCCGATTCCATTCCAAGTGTTGCTCGGTACATTGTACGACAACCCAACGTTAATGAAGTCTAACCCAAACTATAAAGCTGCGCTTGAGGCATTGCCTGATGTTGAGCGTAGACGTTTGCTGTTAGGTGACTGGACGGCTCGTGAAGAAGGTAGCACATACTTTCAACGTGAGTGGTGTGGTGAACAAGCCATTGATGAACCTCCTGCAAGTGAAATTCTTCGCACGGTAAGAGCATACGACTTTGCTGGTACATTAAAGACATCAGCAAATCCAAGTCCCGATTATACAGCATCTGCTCGTGTTAGCAAGTTAAAGAATGGTGATTTCTTCGTTCATGACGTGCAACGTACACGAATATTATTTGGTGATTGGGAGAAGTTTGTTCTTGAGAATGCAGCAAGAGATGGATTCAATACTGAGATTCTTATTCCACTTGACCCCGGCGCATCCGCAAAGGTTGCCACTAGTTTGCTCACAAGAGCAATTGGGGAAAAAGGCTACAGAGTACGAACACTTAAAACGACACAAAGTAAGCTAGACCGATTCAGACCTTTCTCTTCTCTAGCAATGAATGGTCATATCAAGTTCTTAAAAGGATGTGGATATGATTATGAAAACAACATTGAAGCTGATAACAACTTCGTTTACAGAGAGCTTGAAGCTTTCAACGGTAAACGTCGTGGTGGTGAATCAGGACACGATGATATGTGTGACGCCTTGAGTGACACCATTTCAATTCTAGCACAAAGAGTAAATATTCCAAATATGTCAGCAGCGCTTGCGTCTGTGAACATGTCAACTAAAACACCCTTCAGCTAAGGAGTTACGATGGCAGAGGAAGTAGTAACAGACAATGCCCTGTCCTTGCAAGAGGGTGATGTAAAAGTTCCCGCAATGGCATACGGAGAGATGGGATACACTGGACTTGTTACCCTTGGTGGTAAAGTTTGGGATGAATGTACTCATGAACTTCGATGGCCTTATGCTTATAAGACATTTAAACAAATGGCACTTGATGGTGCTGTGCATCCATCTCTTGACTTCGTTGAGAGTAAGATTGCAGAAGCTGATTGGGTTGTTCGTATCCCAAAGAAAGCTCCAAAAGAGCTACTTGGTCAACTAACCTTACAAAAGGAATTCGTTGAGTCTTGTATGACTGATATGGAACATAGCTGGACAGCAATGATTAAAGATGCTGCTAGTTTCAACCGTTATGGTTTCTCCACACTTGAGAAAGTGTACCGTTATCGTAATACGAAATACGGTAGTAAGCATGATGATGGTCGAGTTGGTTTCAGAAAGATTGTTGGTCGTAGTCAAGGTACTATTGAAAAGTGGGAATGGGTTAATAAAGGTCGTGACATTAAAGGTTTCTGGCAACGTGTTGTAACACCAGCTGAGACAATTAATATCAATGGTTGGGAAACATTGAAACTTCAATCAACTCAAGCATTCAACCTGAAGTTCATTCCGAGTTATAAATACCTGCACTTCCGTCATAATCCTCAGAACAATTCACCAACTGGTAGTTCACCACTTGCTGGTGTATGGCAAGCCTATAAGATGAAGCAAGCTTATCAAGAGTCAGAAGCCATTGGTACTGCTCAAGATAACAACGCATTCAAGATCCTGTATCTGCCTCCTGAATACCTTGTAGCTGATGCTGACGAAGATCGTAAAGCTAGCTTTGAGATGTACAAGACGATGCTTGAGAAAGCACACCAAGCAAAACAAAGTGGTTTTATCCTTCCAATGCTAACAGACAGTGAAGGTAATAAGATGTTTGACTTTGAGATTAAGAATATCTCAGGCACGAAATCTTATGATGTGAATGCAATCATTGCTCGCTACACACGAGAGATTCAAGTCGGTTTGTTTGCTGACGTACTCTCACTTGGTGGTGGTTCTGGTGGTAGTTACTCTCTTGCTGAATCTAAAGTAAACATCATTGACCTTGCTGTTAAGTCTCGACTGAATGAGATTAAAGATCAACTTAACCATGACTTGATGACACAACTGTTCGAACAGAATGGATGGTCTACAGAATGGATGCCTTACTTTGACTATGAACTTCCTAATATGGAAAGCATGGACAATAAAGGTAAGTTTTATCAGCGTGTTAAAGCTGTAGGTCTTCTGCCAGTAGTCCCAGCTGTAGTCAACCAAATCCTTAAAGATTGTGGTATTGATTATCAAGTTGATGAGGATATGTCTACTGAGGATCTTATGAAGATTCTTGCACCAATGTCACAAGCTGATATTCAGAGTGAAGCTGGTAAGGGAATGGAAAGTGGATTAAATAACTCAAACGGCAAAGGTACTGGCTCTAATGGTGACAGTAGCACTGCAAATACGGAGAACAATTAAATGGCCCACAGCCTAATTAAACTGAAGGGTTCTCTCCAAAACAAACCACATCTTATTGAACCTGAAAGCTTTAATTCGATTATGGAGTATGTCAACTCCCGTATCCAAGGTAATGCTGAAATTACCAAAAAGGAAATGGCAAGTTGGGATGATGTTGATGGAGACTTCTCTAGTCGTTTTTACGACGAAACTAAAACAGGATTTATGAGTATCGATGGTCCACTGACATACAAGACTTCCGGTTGGGAAGCATTTTGTGGTGGCACATCTTATGAAATGCTCAAAGGTCAAATGGAATACTTTGTATCGCAAGGCGCTAAGACAGTTGCGATGGTTGTTGACTCAGGTGGCGGTGAAGCACATGGGATGATTGACAGTGCTAATTATATGCGAAAACTTGCTGATGAAAATGGTATTCGAATCATTGCTTATGTAGATGGTATGTCAGCTTCTGCTGCTTATGGTATCTCTTGTATCGCTGATGAGATTGTAATGTCTTCGGATAGTCAAGTTGGCAGCATTGGTGTTCTGATTCAACTCATGAACAACAGTAAGATGCTTGAGAAAGCTGGTATTGAACGAACATTCATTACTGCCGGTAAAGACAAAGTTCCTTTTGCTGAAGATGGTTCATTCACTGAAGCATTTAAAGAGAAACTACAAGCCTCTGTTGATGACCTTTATGAAAGCTTCACATCTCACGTAGCTCTATATCGGAAGATGAGTGTTGATAGTGTAAAGAATACAGAAGCAAACGTATTTATGTCAAAGGATGCGATTCAACTTGGTCTTGCTGATCAGATTATGACTCCTGAGAACTTTTATGAATATCTGGCGACGTATGCTCAGAGTAACTTAGAGGGAAACACAATGGGCAACCCGCTCAAGAAATTTATGAACAACACTAAAGAGGATGCTGAAATGGCCCAACTTGAAGAACTGCAACTTGAACTGAATACCACTAAAGAACAATTTACAGCCATGTCTACTCAGATGAGTGAACTGAAAGAACTGTTCGGCGCACAAGCAGAGCAACTAAACGCCGCTAAAGAAGCACTGGCTGCTGCTGAAACTGCAAAAGCTGAAGCCTTGGTTGCTAGTCGTAAAGCCGCTCTTTCCGAAGTGCTGCCTGTTGACCAACTTGAAGCCGCGATGAGTGCTTATGGTGAACTGCCTGAAGCTTCGTTTAACTTCACAGTTACCACACTGAAAGCTGCTAAAGAGAAATCGGCTGGTGGTGAAATGATGACTGACGCTGGTGGTGAAGGCGCTGAGAAAGATGCAGAACCTGTTGATCAGCTTGAAGCAATTCGTCTCGCTGGTGTAGCTGCTGCTCAAGCCCTGCGCAAATAATTTAATATTAAATAAGAGGAAATAAAGACATGGCTTACACAACTTTGAATGCTCCAATTCCACGCGCTTCTGATCTTATTGTAGATCACGAAGAGTTTGGTTATAACTTCGACGATGCCAACATTACCCCAGCTGGTAACATTCCGTTCGGTACTGTTGTCTTCCGTGCTAAAGGTGCTGCTTCCGATGCCGTTGCTTGGACTGTAGTTGATGACGCTACTGACGTAGTTGTCGCCAATGACTTCGCAGTTGTTTACGGTGATCATTATGGCTTCAAGGCTGGTTTCACTCCTAAAACAATCAAAGCTAAGTTCTATAACGCTCTCGTTATTAAACGTGGTCCTGTTCTGTTGAAAGAGTTTTACCTGAAGCAAGTTCACGGTACTCAGCTGGGCGCAACCTTTGACAAACTGAAATCGCTTATGTCTGATCAAGGTCTTGTTGTTCTGGATGATGTCAGCGCTTTTAACGGCACTCTCTAATTAACTATCCCGAAGCACTTTGAGAAAGTGCTTCATCCTCTTATATAAGGAATATGAAATGACTTTGATTATCGACAAGAATATTGACCGCCTGAGCCAAGGTAAGTTTGTAGAGCTTACTGACATTCTGGTAGAAATCCCGCGTAACGTAAGTGTTATCGATGCACTGAATCTGTTTGATGATGTTTACCTGACCCAAAAGAAATTCGAAATTCAACGTGTTCAGTACAGCAACCATCTGATCAAGGATAAGAATTGGGATGAGAAAGCTGACACCATCGTTGGTCGTCCAGTTCGTGGTTTCATCCAAGGTAAGATTCCACACTTCCCAATGATCGACGCTATCAAGCCATCGGACATTGACGGTATCGCTTCGGTTAGTTCGATCCAAGAAGCTGCTGGTCTGGAAACTGTAATGGATGTTCGTATCGAGAAGCTGTCCACCATCACCAACGCTTATGACCTGACTGAAGACGTTGCTAAAATGCAGCTGTTGACCAAAGGTACAGTATATGCACCAGCTGGTACTCTGGCCACATCGTATGGCGACACCATCGACTTCTACCAAGAAATGGGTGTAACTCGTCAGACTATCAACCTTGAACTGTCCGGTGCTAACGATCCACGTATCAGTGTTTCGAATCTGGTTCGTAAGATGCGTGAAGCTCTGCGTAACAGTTCTAGCAATGGTAACTACAAGTCGCTGGTAGTTCTGTGCGGTACTGATTACTTCGACGCTGTTTACACCAACCCGTTCGTAACTGACACTGTTAAGCAGTTCAACCAAGACCTGTCGAAACTGTTGCTGCAAACTCCAGATACCGCACAAGGTTACGATGCTAACTTCCGTAGCGTTAACGTTTGGGGTGTAGTGTTCATCGATGCTGGTACTGGTGGTTATGATGGTCCAGATGGTGTGTTTGTTCCGTGGATTGCTGCTGATAAAGCGATTGCTCTGCCAACTGGTGTTCGTGGTATGTTCAAGACTCTGTACGCTCCAGCTAACACTTTCAGCACCATCAACAAGCGTTCAGCCGGTCGTTACTACTTCGAACGTCTGAACGAAGAAGATGACCTGATCCAAATGAAAGCTGAACAGAACTTCATGAATGCTCTGATCTACCCAGCTGCTGTATTCGATCTCACCAAGTCCTAATAAGGCGCACTTTATGGGGCTGGCGTAAGCTGGCCCTTTATTGTTTCAGGAGGAATAAATGACAGACGAAGAAAAGATTTCCCTCCTTGCCCTTATGCTTGGTGATATCCCCGGTGGTCCTTACTACCCAATGTTTTCGGAAGAACAGTATGCTCAGTTCCTGAAACTCTCTGGTGGTAATGTCAACCAAGCTGCTGTCTACGCTGCAATGTCCGCATCATTCTATGTTGGTGGTGAATCAACAAGAGAAGTTATTGGTGATCTTCAATTGTCATCTAGCACAGGTGCAAATTACCTGAAGACTTTGGATTATCTTATTAAGACTGTTGGTAAAGTGCCACCAGCCAGTATGATGCCTTGGGTTGCTGGCCTTGACAGTTGTGAAAAGAATAAGCTTCTTGAATTCAGGCGCTGTGATGATCCTTGTAAGTTTATAACATTCAGCACTACTGAACAAAGTTGTGGGTGTTAACTATGGGAATGCACGATAGATTGCGTAACATGACAATCAGACAACTAGGGTTAGGTCCAAAAGGAAAAGGTGCACCAGCAACACTTAACAAAGTGACAGAAGGTGTGTTTGATCCTGAAACTAGTACAGTGGTTGGTGGTGGGATTGTATCACATGATGGAAGCGGATTGAGGGTCAACTATAAGAGTTTTGATTATAGAGATGTAACAATTCAACATGATGACTTTAGGTTGTATCTGTGTCCAGTATTAGTTGACGGATCAGATTGTCCAGCACCATCTATTGAAGATACCATAAACTTTGATGGTGACTTGTATAAAGTGATCAACATTGAACCTTGGAATGCTGCTGGTGTAGTGTGTGGCTGGAAGTTGCAAATGAGGAAAGGATAATGTCTAACGATGATTTCCTTGACACAATCAACAAATGGATTGAAGAAACAGAAGAAACATTGGATAACGTATTACAAACTATCGTAATTATGGTTGGTAAAAGCGTTGTCACTTTATCACCAGTTGATACAGGTTTGTTTAAAGGTAATTGGCAACTTAGTATTGACGGAGCTACAACATCCAGTCTTTTGCGTGAAGATAAGATTGGGGATGTAACAATTGCTGATATTGCAAGGAAAGCAAACAGTTTCACAGCCGGTCAAGTTGCTTACATTCAGAACCATGTTCTTTATGGATATGACCTTGAATATGGTAGCTCACCTCAAGCAAGAAACCCGGACGGTATGGTAAGAGTAACAGCGGTTAAATTCAGTCAGATTGTAGATGACGCTGTACGTCTTCACAAGTAATTAAAGGAGAGTATATGAGTCATTCTAGAGTAAGGGCTTTATTCAACACAGCATTGTTAGCTTATGCAACACCAAAACAATATCGTGTTGCTACAGACAACGTTACATTCGTTCCAAAGACTAATGAGACATATCTAGCAGCGCATTTGATTCCTGCTGATACAACCACTAACACACTTGGTGGTGATCATAAGAAATTCATTGGGATCTATCAGATTAAAGTTGTCACAGGAACAGGTGTATCAACCTCTGTATCAGACAACATCACACAAGACCTTCAGACTGTGTTCCAAGTAGACAAGTTGTTTACAAAGGACGGTTTCACAGTTCAAGTGGTAAGTCCTATCCATAGTCCAGAAGGTAGAGCACAAGAAGGAAGCTGGGTTGTCCCATGTTACTTCGAATATCGCTCTGACACGAATTAACGAGAGTTGATTCACACAAACATTCATTGATAAGAGGAATACAAATATGGCTTTTCGTTTGCCTAACGGCTCTACATTTGACTTTGCCGCTACTTACAGCGCTGATGTAACTATCACTGCAATTAGTAACGCTGCTACCGCTGTTGTTAGCGCTGCTGGTCACACCTTTGTTGAAGGTGATATTGTTGTAATTACTTCTGGTTGGGTTAAAGTTACTGGTCGTGCTTTCCGCGTTGGTGAAGTTGCAAGCGGTACATTTGAACTGGAAGGTTTGAACACTACTTCGACTGCTCGTTACCCAACCGGTAGTTCCGCTGGTACTGCTAAGAAAGTAGCAACTTGGGTCAATATCCCACAGATTACTGAAGTAGCTTCTAGTGGTGGTGAGCAACAATTCTACCAATTCGGTTTCTTGGAAGAAGACGAAGATCGTCAAATCCCAACAACTAAATCCCCATCGACTCTGACTCTGACTGTAGCGGATGACCCTTCGCAACCGTTCGTTCCAGTTGTTGAGCAAGCTGATGAACTGAAAGAAGAACGTATTCAACGTCTCAACTTGGTCAACGGTGATACCATTCTGTATAACAGTATCGCTTCGATCACTAATACACCAAGTCTTACCCGTAACCAACTGATGGTTCGTACTATCACCCTTGCTCAACAAGGTCGGGTCACTAGGTATCAAGGCGTAAGTGCATAAGATGTAAACAAGCCCTTGCCTTACTTTAGGGTGAGGGCTTTCTTTTCTAAGGAGATTATAAAATGGCTAAATCGTTTAAGATTCAAACTAACCCAACATTCAAAGCAGTGGTTAAAGTTCCACGTGTTGGTGCTGACCCGCTCGACATCACATTCACATTCAAAGTGAAAGACCGTAAAGAACTGGCTAAGATGTTTGGTGAATGGAAAGCTGCCCACCAAGAACTCGTTAAAGATTCCGAAGATTATTCGTTGGAAGATTGGGCTGAGAAAGAAATTGAAATGCAAGTTAAGCAGTTGAAAGACATTGTTGTTGGTTGGGGTTTTGATGATGAATTCAATGATGAAAATATCGAAGCTTTGGTAAGTTCTGTTATTTCTGTTACTGATGAAATTCAATTGACATATAACGAAGCTTATTCTCGGGCTCGCTCGGGAAACTAATAACCGCTGCACACGCCATGTATGAACGGGAAGCAAATGCTCATCAAGCAGGATTGTTTGGTTTAAAGCTTGATGAGATTCCACCAGAGATTATTGAAGTTTGGGATATTAACTGGCCAGTATTTAGTATATTTCATTCAATGTCTACGCAATGGCGTGTGGGTATGGGCGGAGCTACAGGATTGGATTATTCAGCAATACCAGTAGTAGCTAAGATGCTGGGTTTCAAAAAGAAAGACATACAAGACATGTTCCCCGACATTCAAGTGATGGAGAACGAAGCACTCATCACTATGGGAGAAAATAAAGAAGATGCCAACGATAGCTGAGTTACAGATTAATGTGGACAGTTCTCCAACAGAGAGGGCTACCAAAGCATTAGTTGATTTTGCAAATGCTGCTGATAAAGCGGCAACCGCTGGTAAGAACAAACGTGTATCTGATGAAGGTGCTTCGTCTGCTTCCAGTAAGAGTGCAAAAGCTGAACAAGACCTAAGTACCGTAATTGATATCCAAGCTAAGAAACTCGCTAACCTTGCTGAACAACGCAAGAAGCTTGAAAGTTCTGGTTTGAAGAGTAATGCACCAGAAGAGTATAAGCGTCTAAATAGTGTGATTGATGCAAACATTGCCCTCGTAACTCGACAAGGTACTGCTGTTGATACACTCAATGCTAAACAATCTGGTGATGCAACACGCCGTCAAGCTCTAGTTGATGCTGAGATTAAAGCTCAGGAACGACTTGTTAAACAATCTGAGAATCAAGCCAAAGCTGTATCTTCAGCAGCAGCTCAACAGAATGCGCAAGTTGAAGCCACTATTGCTGGATTAGATCGACAAGTTGCAGCTCAGCTTAAATATAACCAGACAATTGAGACACTGAATAAAGCTAGAGCTACAGGTGGTATGAGTGGTGGTAGCGGAGGTATGTCAAGTGCTGAGTATGATACTTGGGTTAAACTTGCTGCTGCTCGCCGTGACGCTGCCTTAGCGCTTGAGGATAACTCTAAAGCTAACGCTTCTGCTCAAGCAAAACTCACTAACATGGAAGCAACTCTTGGTAAGATCGAGCGTGCTGAAGTTGGTTACGCTAAAGCTGTGAGTATTCTTGATGACAACTTGAAACGTAGTCTTATTACAACTGAACAGTATGATGTAAAGCTTGCTGCTTTTGCTGATAAGCGTGATAGGTCAATTAAAGCTGCTAACGATAACTCTGCTGCTGAAGCACGTTTTGCTTCTCAATTGAAGAGTGTTGTTGGTGCATATGATCCTGTCCAACGTGCTCAAGATCAATATAACTCTTCTGTGGTTATTTTGTCCAAAGGTTTACAAGAAGGTAAGATTAGTCAAGAAGCTTATAACAAAGCTCTGATTGAACAAAAGGCTGCACTTGATGGTGTTAAGGATGCATCAAAAGGAAATGCTAACCTTTCCAGTCAATATGAAGATGCTCTTGGTAAATTGGTTCCTTATCGTACAGAACTTAAGAACCTTGAACAACAAGAGAAAGTTCTTCAAGCTCAGAAAGCGGCTGGTAAAGTTCAAACTGCCCAACAAATTGCTGACTACGATCAAGCAACAGCTGCAATCAATCGACAACGTATGGAATATGAGAAGCGTATTAAAGCCGGTAATGCTGCTGGTATTACATTCAAACAAGAGCAAGCAGCTATGCGCGGGCTACCTGCTCAGTTCACAGACATCGTAGTTTCCCTGCAAGGTGGACAGGCACCTTTGACTGTTTTGCTTCAACAAGGTGGACAGATCAAGGATATGTTTGGTGGTATTGTTCCAGCGTTAGGTGCAGTTGGTCGTGGTCTTCTCATGATTCTAAATCCCGCTACATTGGCTGCTGCTGCTATTGCTTTGATTGGATATGAAGCATATCAAGGTAGTCAAGAAATGGTTGAGTTTAACAAAGCCATGATTGCTAGTGGTGGATATGCTGGTGTATCAGCAAGTCAGTATACAGAGTTCCGTAATCAGATTGACAATGTAGTTGGTACTGCTGCTCAAGCGTCTGCTGCTTTAACAGCACTTGAAAAGAGCGGTAAGATTACAGGTGATATGTTTGTTCAAATTGGTATCGCTGCAATCAATATGCAGAAAGCAACTGGTCAAGCTATCCAACAAACAGTTGATGACTTTGCTTCACTTGGTAAAGATCCGGTTCAGGCTGTAATTACTCTTGATGACAAATATAAATTCCTAACTGCCTCAGTCCTGTCTCAAATTGATGCACTTCAACGACAAGGTGATATTCAAGGTGCTGTAACATTAGCTCAACATGAAATGGCAGATGCTACTGAAAAGATGGCTGCTAAGATGGTTGACAATCTTGGTTTTGCTGAGCGCGCATGGAATGGATTCAAGAATGTTGTTGGTGAAGTTGGTAGTGCAATCGCCGGTATCGGTAGAGATACCACACTTGCTGACAGAATGGCACAAGTTATTGAGAATGAAACTTCGTGGCGTAGTCAGCTGAGTCAAAAAGGAATCTTTGAGTCAAAAGAAGATGCACAGAAACGTGTTGACAATGACCCTCAGTTGAAACTATATGCTGAACGTAAGAAACAACTTCAGATATTGATAGACTTTGAGAAGTTTGGTGCGCAACAAACAGCAGAAGCAGAACGCAGTCGTCAAAGTGCTGTAAGTGCTCAAGCTAGGCAGAATGCTGGTGCTAAGTCTGCGCAATCACCAGTTGAAAAAGCTCGTGAAGAGTTGGATATTGCTCAACGTGATCAAAAGTTAATTATCAGCGAAGCTGCTAAGAAAGGTGAAGAACTTACAGCGACTCAGTTAAGTAACTACACCAAATATAAAGCTGACCTTGATCGCAAGTTAAAAGATGCTTTAGATGCTGAAGCTAAGAAAGGTAAAACTCCAACCGCTCCGGCTCAAACTCAAGAACTTCAAGAAGTTAAGAGTAACTTGGATTTAATACTTGCTGAATATGGTGGTTACTATAAAAAAGTAACAGCTTTAGGTGATGCCAACCTTGTTTCTAAAGCTGCTACATTTGCCTCTCAAAAGGCAATCCTTGAAGCTGAATCTAAAGCTGTTTCAAGTTCTTATGATGAACAGATTGAAGCAATCAAGAAACTTCAAGGTGTCAAGTCTAATAGTGCCTCGACAAATGTATCTTTGGATAACCAACTTACTAAAGCTCAAGCTGCGAAGCTTAAGGCTGAAGAAGAGTATTCAAGTAAACAAGAAGTGTTGGCTTCAAAAGAGAAAGGTTTCTATGATTCTCGTACAGCCAGTATTGAAGCTTACAATGATGCACTACGTCAGCAAGTAGAGAACACTAAGATTTCTGGTGAACGTGCTGTCGCTGCCGTTGGTCAAGGTGATCGCCAAGGTAAGTTGAATGATGATTTAGCTCAAGCTGATCGTGACTACGCTAAAGAACAGTTGAAGTTGTCGAAACAGAAGTTGACTATGGACCCTGAAGAGTTTGCTGCTAACATGGTAAACCTCAAAGCCGCTCATACAGACATGACTGACCAGATCATTAAGAATGATGCTGATATTCAAGCAGCTAATGGTGATTGGACTAATGGTTTGACTAAGGCATTGCAAAATGCTGCTGATGAAGGTGCAAACTTTGCTTCTTCTGTAAACTCAGCTGTATCAGGTGCCTTTGATAGTATGGGTGAAGCAATGGGGACATTTGCCACAACTGGTAAACTCAACTTCAGATCATTGACTGTTAGTATTCTTTCTGACATGGCTAAGATCGCTGCTCGCCAAGCAACAAGTGGTGCATTGAGTAGCTTGTTTGGTATGGCTATGACTGCATATGGTGCGTACAGTGGTGCAGGCGCTAATGGATTGGCAGCTGGTAGTGCTGGTGCTGTATCTTCAGCAGCTGGTGCAACTCAAGCTGGTTATTCTAACTTGGGAAGCTGGCAAGCTAAAGGTGGTGGTTGGACTGGTGGTACACAGTTCTTCGCACAAGGTGGTGCATTCACTAATAGTGTTGTGTCTAGCCCTACATCTTTCGGTATGTCTGGTGGTCAACGTGGTGTTATGGGTGAAGCTGGTCCTGAAGCTATTGTTCCATTGGCTCGTTCTTCGGATGGCAGCTTAGGTGTTCGTATGATGGGTGGTCAATCCAGCGGCACAGGTGGTGGCGTTCAAGTCTTTGTGAACATTGATGGTAATGGTAACGCTAGCTCTAGTTCTGATGAACCTGCTATGAATCAATTCGGTAGCGAACTCGGCGCGTTTGTAGAAGCCAAGTACCGTGCACTTCAAGCAAGGGATTTAAAAGACGGTGGTTCTTTGAATACCGCTATTAAAAACAAGTAACCCATTGACAAAAACTATAATAGTGTAGTAAAATTTGTAAACATTAAGGGACTTCTTAGTCCCTTTTCTTATTTCTGGAGATTGATAAATAATGGTTAAGACATTTGGTTGGAAAGTTGAACGTGGACCATCACCGTCGATTAATTATCGAACTGTCGTTTCACAGTTTGGTGATGGGTACAAACAGGTGAGTACAGATGGTATCAACACCAAGGAAGAATCTTACACAATCACAGTTCATGCTTATAAAGAATTAGCTAAAACCATTATGGCTTTCTTTGATGAACATAATGGCAGCAAAAGTTTCTACTGGACACCACCACTTGGACCACTTGGTTTGTACACTTGTGCTGATGCTGCCCCAATGGATAAAGGTGGTGGTTTGTATACCATTACGGGAACATTCGTGAAGACATTTGCAAGCTTGGGGGTATAAATGGCAACGACTGATATTTTACAAACAATTCAAGAGCTAGAGCCGGGTGGTAAAGTCAAACTGATTGAGGTTGATTGCACAGAGTTTTTCGGTGATATCCTACGATTCCATAATTATAATGTACCATATACTGAAGCTGAATTGATTGCACTTCGTAACGCTGGTGTTAATGAAATTCCAACCAAGAGTATCTTCTTTGGTGGTATTGAATATAAATGTTGGCCTTATCAATTGGATGGTATTGAACTTGACGGTTCAGGTAGTAGCCCAACACCAACATTGCAAGTAAGTAACATTGATGGATCAACATCCAGATTGTGCCTTGAATTGCAAAACCTATTTGGTGCCGTTGTCACAGAACGTACAACATTTCGTCAATATCTTGATGACGGTGTTGATGCTGATCCAACTATGGAATTTACACAAGTTTGGTATATTTGCCGAAAGAGTGGTGAGAATCCAAAGTCAGTAACGTTTGAATTGTCTAGTCCTGCTGATTTAACTGGTCAAAAGTTACCACGTCGTCAGATTCACTCAATGTGTCATTGGGCATTGAACAATGGTTATCGTGGTCCTGACTGTGGATATACAGGCACTAATTACTTTACAGACAAAGGTGTTCCTACTTCAAACCCTGCTTTAGATAGTTGTGGTGGTTTGTGTTCTGATTGCAAGTTGCGATTTGGTGCAGAAGCTGAACTTCCTTTTGGTGGATTTATTGCAAGCAGCTTAATTAGCTAAGGAGATTGAGAGTGGTGAGAATTCCAAAACAACTTAAAACTAAAACAATTGACGCCATTCTCAAACATGCCGAAGATGATTATCCAAATGAAGCGTGTGGTGTTGTTGTGTTAAATGGTAAGAAAGAGTTGTACGTCAGATGTTTGAACATTGCCAAAGATCCAACTCAAGACTTTAAGATGTGTCCTGAATCATTCATGGATGCTGAAGAAAAAGGTGATGTTATCGGTATTGTTCATAGTCATCCAGATGGAACATCTAAACCAAGCTTACATGACCTTGCAGTTATGAGCGTAAACCGAGAGATAGAGCTAGAAATCAACCCTGAAAGCGACGTTATCCCTTGGCACATAGTATCATGGCCTGAAGGTGATTATCGTCAAATTACCCCTCAAATTCACGAAGGATTATTGGGTAGACAGTTTGTACACGGTGTTTGGGATTGTTGGCAAACATGCTCTGATTACTACAGCAAGTATCATGGTATCAAGTTTGATAGATTTGAACGTGAAGACTTGTGGTGGGAGAATAAAGATGGACCTTCGTTGTATGAAGATTTTTATGAAGGTGCTGGTTTCTACAAAGTTGATACACCACAAGCTGGTGACATGATTGTAATGCAAATCGGCAGAAGTTTTCACCCTAATCATGCTGGTATTTATCTTGGTATCACTGACAACTTTGAAGGTCAAGGGTTGCATGGTGGCCCATTCATGTTACATCACATGTACGATAAGAAAAGCGAAATCATTGTGTACGGGGGTCAATGGTCGCAACGAACTAGAATGATCCTCAGACATAAGGAGATATAAATGAAAGAACGTATGATTGAAATTAAACTTGGTGGTTATCTAAAGCAGTTTGGAAGAAGTCATAAGTTTATGGTGTCAAGTGCAAGAGAAGCAATCAAAGCTCTTTGTAAACAGATTAAAGGTTTTGAGAATGCAATGAATACCGCCCATCATAAAGGGTTTAGATTTGCTGTTTTTAACGGTAAACATAACATCAAAAACGCTGAAGAGTTGATGTTGGGTACAAAGGACGTATTGAGGATTATCCCTGTTTATGAAGGTAGTAAACGCGCAGGATTGTTTCAGACAATCATTGGTGTGGTTTTGATTGCTGCTAGTTTCTTTGGTGCACCAACTGCTCCAATGGGTATTGCCCTTCTTGTCGGTGGCGTTGCTCAAATGTTAACACCTCAAGCGACAGGATTGAAAACCAAATCAGATGCAGAAAACCAAGCATCTTATGCATTCGGTAGTCCTGTGAACACAACTGCTCAAGGTAATCCAGTTGGATTGTTATATGGTGAACGTGAAGTAGGTGGTGCAATTATTTCAGCCGGTATTATAGCGGAAGATCAAGCTTAAGGGGATTAAATTGGAACTAATTTTAGAAGGTAGTAAGGGTGGTGAAGATAAAGCTCATACACCAGTTGAAACACCAAATAACCTCTTATCTGTAGCTTATGCTAAAGTTTTGTTGGCTGTCGCTGAAGGTGAACTTGCTGGTACTCCAACTGGTCGTGATATCTTTCTAAACGGAACACCGTTGCTGGACTCAACAGGCGCTCCAAACTTTGGTGGTGTTACATGGGAATGGCGTCCGGGTAGTGTTAATCAGTCGTATATTCAAGGTATGCCGGATGTCAGCAATGAAGTGAGTGTTGGTGTAGAGCTTAAGGATACAACACCTTGGGTTCGTGAAATCACCAAAGAGTCGCTTTCAGCTGCTCGTGTTACTCTTAATTGGCCAGCCTTGCAACAACAGCAAGCTAATGGTGATACTGTTGGTGTGACTATTGACTACGCTATTGATTTGTCAACGGATGGTGGTGCTTATCAACTATACCAACAGTATCAAGTGAGTGGTAAAACAAACACAGCTTATGAGCGAACTCATCGTGTAAACCTTCCACCAGCAACAACTGGTTGGACAATGCGTGTTCGTCGTATTACACCAAACTCAACTAGCTCTTTGGTTCAAGATACAATGAACATTAAGAGTTTCGCTGAAGTTGTGGATGCTAAACAACGCTATCCAAACACAGCGCTCTTGTTCGTACAGTTTGATTCTCGTTTGTTTGGTGGTGGATCGATCCCTAAGATTTCTGTTAAAACAAAAGGTCGCTCTGTACGTGTCCCTGCAAACTATGATCCAATCACTCGGGTGTACTCAGGTGTTTGGGATGGTGTGTTTAAATGGGCATGGACTGATAACCCTGTTTGGATCTTCTTCGACATTGTAACACAGAATCGTTTTGGTTTAGGTAGTCGAGTTACAGTAAACCAAGTAGATAAATGGGAATTGTACGAAGTGGCTCAATACTGTGATGTTCTTGTCGATGACGGTACTGGTGCTGGAACTAAAGAACCACGTCACACATGCAACATCTACATTCAATCTCAAGAAGATGCTTGGACTGTATTGCGTGATATCTGCTCCATCTTCAACGGTATGACTTATTGGGATGGTAACAAGTTTATTGCTCGTGCTGATAAACAAGAACCACTTGACAACATTCCACTGTTTGGTCGCACTAACGTCATTGGTGACTTTGATTATCAAACAACAGATGAACGGACAATCTTCACATCAGCATTGGTTAGTTATGATGAACCATCTGACCACTATGGTACTCAAGTTGAGGCTGTTTGGGAGAAGAGTCAAATCCTTCGTTGGGGTGGTGATCGTCAAACAACTATGGCAGCTGTTGGTTGTACATCTCGTGGTGAAGCTCAACGTAAAGGTAAGTATACATTAATCACCAACATGTTCAACCGTAGCGTAAACTTCAAGACAGGCTTGCAAGGATTAGATCCTAAAGTACGTCCGGGCGCCATCATTGGTGTAGCTGATCCACTTATTGCAGGTAAAGAGTTTACTGGTCGTTTGATTGCTGCAACTAATAGGGTTATTACTCTTGACCGGGTGACTGAAGCTAAACCGGGTGACGTGATGTTTATCACTCGTAAAGACGGTAGTCAAGAAGGTCGAACTGTCCAAGCAGCTGCTGGTAAGGTCATTACGGTTACAACAAACTATAGTGAAATCGCTTTACCTAACTCCGTTTGGTATCTTGAGGCAGACGATCTTAAATCTCAACTGTTTAAGATTACCAAATTGAAAGTCGATGGTGCCACTTGCATGATTGATGCTGTTGAATACAATGATAGTAAGTTTGCTGCAATTGACTCAGGTGCACGGCTTGAACCACGTCCAATTAGTAAAGTACCACCACAAGCACAGAAAGCTCCAACTCCAGTAATCATCAGTTCAAGCAGCTACATTGAACAAATGCAAGCTGTAACTACAATGACTATTTCTTGGCCTAAAACAGAGAATGCTGTTTTGTATGAAGGTCAATGGAGAGTTGGTCAAGGTGATTGGGTTACATTGGGTGTAACTGGTGCTCAACAATTTAACGTCAAAGGTATTTACACTGGTCAATATCTCGCTCGTGTTCGTGCAATCAACGCCTTAGATGTTAAGAGTGCTTGGACATTGAGTGAAGCTACTGACTTGAATGGTAAAGCAGGATCTCCACCAGCTTTGTCAACTTTCACAACAAGAAAGTTGGTATTCGGTATTGGTCTTGATTGGACATTCCCGAACGGTGCTGAAGATACTGCACGTACTGAGATTATGTATAGTGTAACAACTAGTTTTGCTGATGCAATAAAGCTTGGTGATTATGCTTATCCTCAGAACTCACATGAAATGCATGGTTTGGCAGCTGGTGTTACATTCTTCTTTTGGGCTCGTATTATCGATAGAACTGGTAATATCGGACCTTGGACACCATTGTCAACAGCACATGGTCTTATGGGTCAATCAAGTTCAGATCAAGCTGAATATGAACTGTACTTCAAACAAATGATTGGTGCTAGTGCGCTTTATGCTGAGCTGAATGATCGGATTGATTTGATTGATGGTAATGGTACAGGTTCTGTCAATGATCGAATCAATGATGCTGTAACTGATCTTGAGGGGCAGATTGCTAACATTACAGACGCTTTGGTTTATGATCCTGCATTGCCTTACTTAGATGGTGATGTTGTTCGTCAAGGTCATAAGTTGTATCAAGCAATTCAAGATGTCCCTGTATCAACACCACCACCAAACGTAGTGTATTGGAAAGATGTTGGTACTATCCTTGAGGAAGCAAATGCTCTAGCATCTCAAGTTGCTGTAAATACAACAAACATTGAAACCATTGATGGTAAAGTAACAGCTACAGCAAGTCAAATCTCAGGACTGACAGCTGCAACAAGAGATGATGGTGGTGAAGGTGCATTGAATGACGCATTGAAAGGTTGGACAAGTACAGCTTCAATCGTAGAGGAAAAGACAGTACGTACTTCTGAAAACTATGCTATGGCACAAACCATAATTAAGCTGACAGCAGATGTGGACACTAACACAGCTACAGTGGTTGAGGTTAAACAAACTCAAGCGACAGACCGTGAAGCAAATGCTTTAGCAGTTCAAGCACTCAATGTGAAAGCTGATGCTAACACTGCTGCTGTACAAACTACATCTCAAGCAGTTGCAACTCTGGATGGCAAAGTGAGTGCTTCTTGGTCGGTTAAGCTTCAGGTGAATGGCCAAGGTCAATATGTAGCAGCTGGTATCGGGTTAGGTATTGATAATGGACCAGCGGGCTTGCAAAGTACATTCTTGGTTCAGGCTGATAAGTTTGCTGTAATCAACAACATTGATTCTACCTTGTCAGTTCCTTTTGTAATTCAAGGCAACCAAGCATTTATTCGATCGGCATTTATTCAAGATGCTTCGATCACCACAGCTAAAATTGGTGGTGCTCTGCAATCTGATGATTGGATTAATAGCACTCAAGGTTGGTACTTACCAAAGACTGGTGCTTGGCAAATGAACGGTAGTGCAGGAGGTGGTAAGATGGTAATTAACAACACATTTATCAGGTTTTACCATCCAAATGGTAATCTTGGTATCGACTTGAGTCTTTAATTATGACAGGTTTAACTATTAGAGATTCAAGTGGTCGTGTTTTAGTTGATATGTCAATGAACATTAGTCAAACACAAGGGTATGTTGACACTGGTGGTGCGAACGGATCAATAGCTATTCCCGCACCTCCTTATGGTAAAACTCAATATTACATTGTTGTACCTTTAGTTGACTTGCAACTTGAGAAGGGAAAGAAGCCGGGTGTTACGTTGACATCCGGCGCTATATCATGGTCGTACTCTTATTCTACAGCAGGATGGGGGTACTTTTCCGCAAACTGTAGAATATTTTATGGGTATTATTAATGAGTAGTTTAAAAGTATGGAAGGATACAGGTGTCTTGTTGTTTGATACTGACAAGATCACATATGGGTTGGTGAAAAGTGGGTATATGACATACCTGCAATCTTGGACAAGGAAAGCGTTGATTTCTTCAACGCTTGATCCTAACAATGGTTCAAGTTGGACTCAAACAACAGCGACTGCTGGTACAGCACAAGCTGACTCTATGTATGGCTTCACTGTTTATAACGCTCTTTCTCCAATTGTATTCATTGTTGGTACAGGTTGTTTGAATGGTACATCTGTTTCAGGTAATGCAATGACATTTTACTATGCGAATGCTGATGCTAACACAAAGTTCTATTGCTTTGATTTAATGTCAGATAACATTGCAGGATCACCATATCTTAAGACGTTTGACACAACTGGAAGAATTACATTTAACTCATTGCAACCACCGCTAAATGTTGCAACAGCTGTACAAGCGCCCGGTCCCGGTGCTACTGACATGTATGGACGATATGTGACAACATATGCTGGTGGTTATAATGTACGAAGACAAGTTTCAAGTGGTCAAGAAGTTGCTAAAATAGATTCCAGAGTTGATATTGCATTAGTTGCTGGTGTAGAGTTTGCAGCATTTTTGCCTTGGTCAAGAACGTGTACTATAAATGATATTGCAGTTGGTACTAACGTTTTTCCATTCACTCAATACGGTGGCTCTGAGGGTGCTTATGGTCGTGTTGGTGGTATGTCATTCTTATTTGGCGCTGCTGGTGGTACGACTCAAGCATACCCAAACTCTTCTGGTTACACAGCTACAACTTCATATGTAAATATTCCAACAGATCGATATCCTATTGCTTTGTTGATTGCTACGACAAATTATCCATTTCCATTTAATTAATAAGGAGACATTATGCCTTGGTATAAATCAGGCACAGTGAGTGTAACCAATAACTCAAATGCTGTTATTGGTACAGGAACTGCTTTTATTGTAAATAGCAGAGTTGGTGATGCATTCAGAGGACCAGATGGCGCTTGGTATGAGGTTGTCAACATTGCAAGTGATACTTCTATGGCAATCTCTCCTAACTATCAAGGTGCTACGAATGCATCTGGTACATATGCTTTGGCTCCAATGCAAGGGTATGTTAAGGACTCAGCTGATCAGTTGCGTACTATTGTTAACACTTATGGTTCTCAACTTGCTGCTTTGAAAACTACAGGTAACTATGACATTCTACCTGTTAACAAAGGCGGCACAGGCGGCACTGACCAAGCTACTGCCAGAACTGGATTAGGTCTTGGTGCTGTATCTGTAGAGAATATACTACCTGTTGCTAAAGGTGGTACAGGTGGTACTGACCAAGCTACCGCTCGGACTGGTCTTGGTCTTGGTACTGTTGCAATAGAAAGTATTGTGCCAATTGCTAAAGGTGGCACAGGCAACACCACAGGTACTGCTGCAAAGCTTGCTGGTAGTGGTGGTATTCTCGGCACTGTATCTCAATCGGCTGGTGTTCCAACTGGCGCAATCTTTGAATCAGGTAGCAACTCGCTAGGTACATACGTTAAGTTTGCCGATGGAACGCTGATTACAATCACTTACAACACTGGTCCTTGGAGCGTTCTTGCTAACTCACTAACAGTTCTTGGTCCTTTTGGCAATCCTGCGAATTTTGTTAATAGTGTTTATGCAGTTTCGGCAACCGCAGCACCTAGTGCAACCAATGATACATATGGTGTTGTTACGGCCTACCCAGCATCAGTCAGCACGGCTGTGTTTGTTTTCCGTAATGGCGCGACAGCACAGACACTAAGCAACATTAAAATTACTTGCATAGGAAGATGGTATTAATATGAAAATTGTACTCGCACCAACTCGCACTGATAATACAATGGTTTTGTTCAAGACAGGTGAAGTTCTAACTGTTAATGGTGAAGACTTCGATTTCTCACGGATAGGTGAAGGTGATAGTTTGCCTTCATCTGCAATTACTTCTAATTGGTTCCTTGGTGATCAGACAAGAATCGATGGTGAGTTGGTATTGACTATGTTTTTACCAAACCCTTGGAACTATAGCCCCGAACAAGCATATCCAGTTCCTTTAACTAACGTTCCAGATGGACTCGTTGTCTTACCAGCACCATTGCCTATAAAAGAGCAAACTAGTGTTGTTGTGGATGAAGTCGTAGTAGAACAAGAAGAGGTATTGATTAATGAGTAACATTGATTGGACTAAATTAGTAACACGAGAAATGAAACTTGCTGCTCAAGCTGCTATTAAGAGGGCAGAAAATGTAGCGATTGAAGATCAATGGCGTATTCTTGAAGTTGCGTTTATTGCTGATCAACTCATCGGTATTGAAGACGGTGATCCTTCAGCCTTACCGGGCACTGATGCTCAGTGGCGAGCATATCGAACAAAGGTAAGAGCATGGAAAGAAGGTGCGCTTTACTTCCCTGATATCACACATCGGCCAATTAGACCAAGCTAAGAAAGGAAATGAGAAATGGGCATTAATATAACTGATTCTTTAAAGAAGAAGATATTCATTGCCCTAATTGCCGCTGGTGTTGGTGGTCCTAGTGCTTATGTGGCTACGGAGTTAACAACACCTTCAGAGGGATTCTACACAACACCTTATTCAGATCCTGTTGGATTAAAGACTTGGTGTGTTGGACATCTTGGTAAGAAGGGTGAAGTTGTTAAGAAACAATACACTGAAGATGAGTGTATTAAACTGTTTGTTCAAGATTGGGTTGTCCATGAACGGTTGTTGAATGGTGTGGTAAAAGTTCCATATCGTTCTGAATGGATGAAAGGTGCTCTCACTGACTTTACATTCAACAAAGGTATTGGAAATGTAGCTTCGTCAACATTGTTAGTCAATCTCAATAATAAGAAATATGATGCTGCTTGTGAACAATTGTCCCGTTGGGTATTTGGGAAAGTGAATGGTGTTAGTAAAGTGCTTCCGGGGTTGGTAATCAGAGCAACTAAGCAATATTCGTATTGCATGGGAAATGAACCAGCTGATTATAAATCCAAGATGAGTGAGTGGAAGTGATGTTTGAAAACGGGTTGCTGAGTAAATTGTATAACCATATGCGAAAGCATTACAGGCTCTACTCTTTCACAGCTAACACCCTTGTTGCATTGGCAATTGCTGGACTTGCACTCTTAGGTGTTCTTAACACTGTTCTAACATTGAAAGTGTTGATCACTTGGGGTGCAGTGTTCGCAATTGTTTATGGGATAGGGAAGTGGCTTGATCAAGAAGTGGATGATTTAGACAAGATGAGGAATTATGAATGTGAATTATATTCTGAACGCACTAAGCGCAATCAAAGTGAAGTTGCTTGTGGGAGTGATAGTTGTTCTGACGACATTACTGGCTAGTAGTGCAATAGCTTATCACTTCCAGAGTCAAAAGTACCTTGATGTATTACAGACAAACACAACAATCTCATTGGTGAACACTGGATTGAACACAACAATCAGTGCATTACAAAAAGAGATTCGTGAGATGCCTGATAGGAACATCGCAACAGTTAAAGATATTGATATGGAATTATGTAAAGGGTTGTTAGGTGTCAAAGATGTCTTAAACCTCCCATCAACAACTGTTCTGGATGTATATCCTGTGAACCCTGACACTAAGGAGGTAAAAAAGAATGAGAAACCTTATGTTGACATTGATGCTCCCCTTCCTCCTGATTTGCTCAAGCTGCTCAACGACGACTGAGCCAGCTGTAATATATCAAACAGAAAAGGTTTATATCCCGCTCTCCTTGCTCAAAGTAGAGTGTTTACCGAGAAAGGCAGGGGGTACACCACGTTTGGTATCAGCGGCTTATTTGAGTGAGAAATCATGCAGGAAAGCCTATGAAAAGATGACTGAAGGGCTTATTAGAGATTATACATTAGAGGGAACTAAGAATGGACAGTGAAACAAGTAAGATTAACCTTCTGATAGAGAAGTTTGGTGGTTGGGCAGCAGTTACATTGATCGTTCTAGTGTCGTTCATGTATCAACAAGACAGGGCATCAATGAAGGCCGAACTTGCATCAACAAATGCTCGTATTGTTTCTGCTGAAAGATCCATTGGAAGATTGCAAGAAGGGAAAGCATCACGCGCTGAGTTGAAAGAGTTGCAAGAATCGTTTCTCAGGGAAATTGTTGGAACTCGGCAAGATATGAAAGAGGGATTTCAAATCATTCGTTCTGACATCGCTCAGCGTATGGAAATGATGAAAGCTCAAAAGTAAGATACAAAAAGGCCGGGTACTCTTTCGAGTCCCGGCTTTCTTTGGTCTATCGTTTATTTATACTCAGCATCAATTGCACGAGCATTACCAATCAGTCTAGCCAGAAGCTTTTCAACTGGTTCCTGTGCATCGCCAAGTAGAATGTTATGACCACATTCCCGACCAGCTGGATATTCAACATCTCCTTCTTCAGAACAGATTTGAAGAATCTCATCAGTAAAAGATTCAATCAATTTATCAATCTCATCTTTTACAAATACTTTCTTCAGTACACCAGCGTAGTAAATCTTGTAATCACCACCGGTTGATTCAAGTGCCTTAACAATTTCATCCGCCCGGCGAAGTTTCTTTAGCTCCTTTTCGTCAATCAGAACAGTCTTTATCATGGTTAGTTCAACTTAATCACAGAATCTTTACCAGATTCAAACTTTACATCAACATTATCCAGAACGACAATCTTATATTTATTCAGATCAACTTTAGGATAACCAGCAATCTTCAACCATGTACCTGACCAGAACATACCAAGTTGTTGCTCATAAGAACGCTTGACATCAACCAAAGTCTTCTGACTGGTGTTAAATTCATTACGACCACTCTCAATCACTTGTTGAATCTGACGGTACATCAGTGGATCAAGATTCATATTCTTCTCTTGAATAAACTGAACTACACCTTTACTACCGTCTTCGCCATATCGACCATTAAATGTTGCTTCTACAACTTGCAGCAAGTCTTTCTTGTACATACCCGGTACTTGTGCAGTTTCTTGAACCTTAGTTGTGTAAGTGTTCAATGTCACTTTGTTCTCTTGCCAAGTGGCATCCAGTTTAGTTTCATACTGAACACCGACGTTGTGATATTGAACGTAAGTTGTGAACAAACCACCAACCAACAACAGTAGCGCAGCTACGACACCAATTACATATTTCATTTACACAATCTCCTTAGCTTTGTTTAGAGCAGCTTCGTGTTCTGGAAGTTTAATGTCCAAGTAATCAAGAAGCTCACCAATTCGTTTGAAGTGTTTATTCATCTGATGAATCACGTAACCTCTATCATTACCTGAATACTTAGCAATCAAATCTTCAGGGTTACATTCACCGTTGTACAACGAACCACTTTTGTTATGATCACCGTCCTCATAAACCAATTGCCAAACACCATCTTTCATGAAGTAATAGCAATCAGTTTCTTGGTGATAATGTGTGGCGGTTGGATAACCTTTCCAATCAATGTTCATTATTATACACTTCCTCCTAGTTGTTTCCACAAACGATGAGTTTCATCTAACCCTTCCATCCGAAGACGTTGATTGATTCGTGATTGAATCAAGTCATCAGCGTTCTTATCTCCCATGTTCTTTTGAACTACATCCTGACAATCCCAATGACATTGAAGCAAACCATTAAATGTTTGTCCATCAATCATTGGTAAGTTACAACCGGGACAATTACTCATTTTGTACTCCGTGATCTTCAGTGTATTTTTCAGACGATATCAGATTTACTTCTTTAATCATCTGCTCTCTATGTTCAACTGCAAGTGTGAAAGCTGTGTCTCTACCAAGTTTATGAACAGGGAAGTTCTTACTAAACTGTTTCCCGTCATCATCCACCCACGAAGCAACAGCATATTCATATTTACCAACTTCTGAAAATGAAACACCAGTTTTACCGGATTTGTTTCTAGAATCAATACTTCTGTTACGGGTATTTGTTTTCTTAGTAACTAACCGCATATTCAGAAGTGAATTGTCTGACCTTACTCTGTTAATATGGTCAATTGTCATGTTATCTGGAATTGATCCATGAACCAAACACCAAATGATTCGGTGACAATACCTTCTTACTTGCTTACCCAATACCCTGAAAGCAACACTCCAATGACCATCTTTGTGAATACTACCACAAATATCACCTTCCGAGTAGAGAAGAATGTTTCTCGCTCTACCGTTGTAAATGTTCTTTGCCCAAACCAACCCTGATGGACTGGTTGGGTCATATCTGAAATAATCGCTGAAATTCATATACACCTCTTACTGTGAAAAGTGAAGTATATAACGAATTACAAAGATTGTCAATCCTCTGCAAGCAAATAACGATTTGAAATTACCTTGAAGGAAAAGTCTCGGGTCATGCTCTTGAACACGAAACCTTCACGCATTTTACCATTCAAGCCACTTGGACCATCTGCATCAGCAAGTGCTTCTTTTACTGTAAGAGGTAAGTATACATCAGTTCCAGCGACTGGTACATGACTGATATTATACAATTTGCAGAAGTCTTGACGCTCTTGTGGAAGCATATAACGTCGTTCATCAATCAGGTAAACATCATAGCAGTAGAACTCATTCTGTTCAACACCTTCAAAGTTCTTTTGAATAGAAGGACCAACCATCTCACCTTGAATTGCCAGATTGCGAACATCGCGAACAAGTGCAGTCAAAAGACCAGCCTTTTGAGCCATTTGAGTAAACGAGTTGTCATCAGCTTTCCACTGAGTATCTACCGAGACAAACAGTTTACCCGTTTGTTTAACTTTTGCAAGCCATTCTTTGAATACAAGTTTGAAACCCTTGTTCTCAGTTTGCATACGGAAGCCAACATTACGAGAAGCAACACCAAGTACACCATCTTTGATGAATACCGTCAGACTACTACCGTCCAGTTTGAATGTCTTCTCAAACTTCTCATCTTTATCGCAAGCTTGCTGATATTGAACGACAATGTTCTGCACACGAGTTTGGTCAGTCTTAGGAACAAACTTAGGGAAACCAAGTGCGGAAGTACCAGACTTCACACCAGCTGCGTTACCATTCAGTTGTTTCTCACCAGCACTTTCATACTTGATAATACCAAGCTTTTGAGTCAAATCAATATCAACAGCTAGCTTAGAATTGTCATGTAGACCAACTTCACTCAGTGGAATCAACAAGCCTTGACTCAGTTGCTTACGCAGCTTGATGGTTTTGATACGAGCATATTGAACATTATCAACAGTGTAGTTCTTACTAGATGCAAGAAATGAGAATGCTGGGTTTGCCACTGGAAGCATACTATCAACTTCACAGTAAATAGCTTTAGAGCCAGCTACATACAAACCTTTCTGTGCAACTACTTGCCAACCACCTACAAGGGCAAGCTCAATTCGGTCTGCCCCTTCAATTGGATGCAGGGAATCAACAATTACAACACGGGCCAACTTACGTTCTTCACTCACTTACTTCTCTCCTTTAAAAATTTACAGGTACAGCTGGTTGTACATGACATACTGGACAAACGATTCTGGCAACCCTATCACCACAACCAGTGTAGTCCTTTTCAAATGAAAACTTCATATCACTGTAAGTGTATTCTAGAACAGTCTTACAGTTGTAACAAGTGCAAGTTTTGGCTCTTGCTAGCGATACTACACTAACCATTTCATCACCCTTTAAAATTCATGTTTATGTGCAAACCATGCTGCACCAAATGGGAATACCAAACCAACAAACATCAGCAACCAGATTGCCCACTTTGGAATCTCAACCTCATCATCAAGGTATTTGAATTCCTCAATACTACGGTGTTGATAATGCTTTGTCAAACCTTCTTTGATGACATTGTTCATTGCTACTGCATCAAACTTACCAATGTTCAACAGTTCATCTCGGATGACAACGTTCACCATATCACTCTTCGACCAACTGAAGACAGCAACATTTAAGAATGATCCATCTTTATCCATGTTGATGACAACGTAGACATCATTGATCTTACCACCAAGCTGTTTAGCTCGCAAGCTCTCAGAGAACAATGACCCTTTGTTGTGCAATACAACCACAACGTTCACCTTCTTGCTAGGACCAACTGTCTTGAGTGTATCATTCAGAAGTGTGTTCAATTGCTTAGCTTCAGGAACGCTTACACCAAATTCAATCACTCGATTGATTCGATAGTAATCATACACCGAAAGGTATTCAGGTACAACCACTTTCTCATCCAGCTGACTCTTGTTGAAGATGCTGAAGGGTGATGCTTTGATGTAGTTGTAATAGCTGCTTTCTACTGCAAAAGGCTCACCAATTCGCACGTTAGACCATCGGGGAGGCTCACGTAGCCCTTGTCGGTCAACGCGGTCAATTGACACACCACCAACGGTAGAATGTACATTCCAATCGACATCATAAGAGTGGTCGTAACAGGTTTGGCAAATTGTGGAGCATGAACGACTGCTACCAGAGCCAGAACATGATGTCACACAATTACATTGGTAACTATGTTCACAACTAACTTCATCTCGTGTAACACTGGTCACTTGTCCATTGAGAATCTGTGTGTCACGTCCTTGACCATACATACTACCAAATGCAATAGCACCAACGATCACAGATTGAACACCTAACATGATCAACCCTTCTCGGATTGTAATCGTATGAGGGAACATTCTGATAGCTACAACCCAAACGAGTATAAGCAATAGAGCGAATCCAATAATCCACCACATGTTTACTATGTTCCTTTACAGTTTAAGTTTCTTGGTTTTAAGACAGTTGGAGCAAACAAATACTTTCTTTACATACAATGGTCGTTTTGATCCAGAGTGTTCAAACACATTCGCATTAAACTGGAAAACCCACTTGTGACCTCTGAACCAACACATGATTCTATTAATCATAATCAATCTCCAGTTCGTCAAGTTCAAACTCAACGAATTCAATCAGTGTGTAAATATGATCGTCAACCTCATGACCAAATCCAACAGCTTTAGCATCTTTACGAATGTGCTTCAGATGAGCATGTAAACCCATCAGTTGTATATTTCTTAATGGATCTTGGTCTATCATACTACAACCTTATAATTAAATTGTTTAGCGCGTTCACGCATTTCACAAGACTGCTCATATTGAGCGATGGTCATTGCAAATGCACGATGAACACTATATTTATTACCATCTTCGTTCAGGAACCATACTGGACCATATGACTCAGGATGGGAAACAAACCAAAAGCGTTCATCACCATATTCATCAATTCGTATTTCTTCACCGGGTTTCATTTTCTACCTGTTCTTCTAATCGCTTTATGGTAAGTTCAAGTGAGAGAATCTTATATCTCTTCTCGATATTTCTTTTAACAGCTTCAGCATGTTCGAATGAAGTATAACGGTGTACATTACTACTTACCCAATCCAATTCCCATTGCATTATTCTGTTCTCTTAACTCTGCTTTCGAAACTCATCTTATCAACCTTTGGAGTTGAGTGCAAGGATTTATTAACAATTCTTTCTGCTTTGATTGGTGTGATGTATGGACCAGATGCATATCCACAATAAAACGCAAGAAGAAGAACCAATCCGAATTTAATCAATCATCACCTCTTCGATAACCACATCATCTTCCAAACCCAACCATTTGAATGCAGCGTCTACATCAGCTACAAGTGTACGAGTCAAGCTGTTCTTTGGGACACGAACGTTGTTAGGAAATGCTTTATCATTGTAATTGATGGTCCAAGCTTTTGGACTCTCTTTCACCAGACGACAAGCACACATCATACCACTTGTGCTAACTAAAATCATTCTTCATCCATCCTCAAATCAAAGTGGTTGTCAAGGTCATCTTCCAGACCAGAGATATCAGCCGACAATTCCTGAGCAATGGCAATCATTTCATGACCATCCTCACAGTTTTCAATATCATCAAGCTTACATCTGATACGGAACAAACTCAAGCACAAGTCTGTTGCAAATTCACGGTTGTTCATTTATGTTTATCACCTAAGCAAGTGTAATAGGAAGAAGCCATTCCTGCTATATAAGTTATTGACACAGCTGTGTACCCAGCATTGATACAGGATTGTTTGTGCTTGTTAGTGTCATTTTCATTTATCGTTCAACCCTAGTAGTTCCAACAATCCATAAACCCACTTGCTCAACTCCAAGCATTCGGTTGGGTTGGGATTGTAATCAGACATTCCGGTTCTAGCCATCTCACCCAACAACATTCTGAGAGCAGTTTCCATGTTCTCATTCTGGAGCTTGAGTAGTTCAATTTCATCTGGATGCATTTTCCAATTCCTCAATACGCTCATTCTGTTCTGTGAAGTGTTTGTGAAGTCGATCAAACAAATCATCAAGCTCAGTGAATTCAACACCATTCATTGTGATACGGAAGTCAATAGCTTTGTCATCCCAACCGGGAGCGTTCACCATTTGGTTGAACTTCTCTGACAGAACACCGTCACTTGCTGCAACAACTACAGCAATCCATTTACGTGTGTCATCTTGCTTCATATTTAGAATCATTCTTCAATCCCCAATGCTTGTTTGATATCTTGTTGAACCTGAGCCTTACCTTTCTCAAGACCTAGATTATAGACATGAACCAGTGCTGTGTAAAGGATTGATTGTACATCTGGTGCCGTAGCTGAGAAGTCAAACCCTTCAAAGTCAACGTTCAGCGTGTGAAAGGATGAGTCAGAGTCGTTATGCCAAACTTCAAAACCCAAGCTTGTGATTAGTTCACATTTCTTGTTCAATTCTTCAGCGTTTCTATTGCGGCGCATGGTGTATATTCTCCTGTCTGTATGGTGGTCATTCTACCAGTATCAAACACCTTGTCAACATTTATTTTAGACGAAGAAAAGCCCGCATGAGGCGGGCTAGGACTTAACACATTTCTTCAGGCAGCGCAACTATTACATTCATCTTTTACAACAACACCACTGCGAGAGTAAATGTAATATTGACTAATTACATTATCATCAAGAAGCAACAGTGTCAGCAATCGAGCAATCAGCTTCTCACTACCATCTTCTGGTACATAGAAATTCAAGCTCTGACCTTGACAAGTGTGTGGTTGTCGCTGACTTGCATGACGCAGAAGAATCTCTTGGTCCATCTCAAAAGCATTGAGGAAGATAAGCTTCTCTTCATCTGTAGCCCAATCAACATGTTGAATAGAACCAAGATGATCAATGATGTCATTTACAACTTCCTCATTGTAAACACCTTTGTCCTTCATAAACTGATAGAACACAGGAGGAATACGACGAAGCTCACCAACACTTGACCCAGCATCAAAGATCATACCCGGATCAGGGAACCACGATTCACTAACACCACCCATCAGCAAGCTAGATGTCTTAGTTGGTGCATATGCTATACGGTGTGTATTACGAACACCATAACCTTCACACCACATTGGACTACCATACTCTTCAGCCAACCATTTACTAGCACGAAGTGATTCAGTATCCAAGTGCTTAGCAATACGTGTACTCAGGAACTGAGCTTCCAAACCAATGTATGGAATCTTGTTAGTTTGCAGATAAGTATGGAAACCCATCACACCCAAACCAATTGCCCGACCACGAATAGTGAACTCTCGTACCTTCTCAAGACCAGCAACGCCAGCGGACTTCTCAATGAACTCAGAACACAAGCAGTCAAGGAACACAGTTGCAATGAACACTGATTCACGTTGAGGAATAACATCCCAATGCAGCAAGTTCAACGAAGCCAGAATACACGAGTATGTAAGCATCTCAGAGCTGTGAAGCATAATCTCTGTACACAGGTTGGAAGCTTCAATGAACAAGTTCCAATCGACATACATTTGTGGACGATGACGGTTAGCACAGTCTACTTTAAAGATGTAACCCTTACCTGTAATCAGCTTGGTGTATACAGCTTTAACCCAACGACGGTTAGCTTCAGGATCATTCGCTTTCAATCGCTCAATGAATGTATCCTTGATAATCCAACCATAGTTCTTACCATTGTGATCATGTGCTAGAGAGTCGCAAGCTTCATCCCAATCACCATGTTCAATGTCCAAGTAAGCACCGATACTACCACGACGCGCACCACCTTGACTGATGTCAGCAACAGTCTCAAAATAACGGTTGATAACTTGTACAGCACCATTAGCTTTACCACCTTTGGATATCTTAGAGCCCCGTGGTCGAATGTGACTGAAGTTTGCACTAGTACCAAATCCTTGCTGAGACAATAGCGCTGTCTCAGTCATACCACTATAGAAGTCTTTGACGCTATCACCAACCACTTGACCAGAACAAGCCACCATCATACCACGAGCAGTACCAGTGTTAGCTAATGCTGGTGAAGATGGGGAAAGAATACCATCCCACAGTTCATTAAAGAACTTCTCTTCCCACTCAACTTCACGACCTTTCATGTGTTTAGAAAGTGTCTGTGCAATCTTACGATGACGGCCGAGAACAGCTTGTTCACCTTCATAAGCATACTTCTCTTTGAACATCTGCCAGCCTTGAGTTGAATACCAATCAGGTAGATAACCCTTAGCTTGCAATTCTTTACGTTCTTTACTCAGCTGCTCAAACTTCTGCAACTCTTCTTCTTGCATTTCACCAACATTATCTTCAATCAACATTATACCAACTCCCTCTGAAAACCTAACTTATGACGTGACCAATTACGTGTGTACTGGAGTTGTGTAGCTGCAAAGAAGTCTGGAACTTTAACAGTAGACAATTGCTGATAGAACCAACCACTAATCACACCTTGTTTTGGGCGAGAGAACATAGGAGGACGACCAAGACGTTTACGTACAATGTCCAGTCGATCTTCAAGAAACTCAACACACTCTTGCTTTTTAACAACACGGTTATGACCAACAGCAAACATCTTTTCAATGATCAACAGTTCATGGTTATAAACATCCATTGTGATTTTATCAATCTTCGCATTCAGAATGTTATCACGACGTGTGCTGTGATTACCCATTTCTTTACGTTCAGACTTACATTGATTGAACAAGTTTGCAGAAGCAATAGAGTGGAAGTTTTCATCTTTCGTACTACCATCAATACCACTAACAAAGTGAGGAATCAGGTTGTATCCACGACTGTTGAAACCTTTGAAGTAACCAAAGATGGAGAACAGAATTGCACCTTCAAGGAATGCTAGCGCGGCTGTAACTTCCAATGCATCGTTACTACTTGCACACTCAGTAATGAAAGCCATACGTTCAGCAAGGATAGGATCAAGCTTCCATTGAGTATAAAACTCATCAGTTGCTTTACCTAGAATCTCATTACCCAATGCGTAGAATGGAGCGTGACTACCAAGTTCAACGTTGGAGAAACAAGCACACATCCTTTGAATTTCTGGACGTGGGAACAGTTTAGCAATCTTACCACCCCACAACTCATCACCACCAATCATCAACTCATATTGAGTGATAACCGATTGAGCAGTGAGAATACCATGTAGTTCACCTTCTGTCAGATTGGTGCGAAAGTCTTGTTCGTCATCTTCAACCCCAAGTTCTTCAGCAGGCCAGAATAGTGATTGTTGTTGAATAGCCATTTGCGTTGCCCAAGGATAATGAGCTACATAAGAATCAGTTGGTGTTTCAATTTGACTTAGGTGTTTCAAACTTTACCTCCGTTAACAATAATTAGTACATTCATTCTTTACACTTAATATCAATATTTGTTACTTGCGATGAAATCTTAGCAGCTTGTACTTCATTCATCTTACGCTCAGCATTCATTGCCAACAGCATACCTACACGAACAATTTCAGATGGATGATTACGAATGATATCTTCAACTTGCATACCATTATCAATCCACCATTTGTCAGTACGTTCTGTGAAGTGAACATATTGACAATGAACAACACGATTACATGTACGAGGACGGTGAGTGAGCATTACAATCTCATAACCATTCTTCTCAATATCAGCGCCCATGTCATACAGGATTTCTTTCAAAACCTGTTCATCCCAATCTTTCTCATACTCAGACCAACGAGGGTGTTTCATTGTATCCATAAAGCTCAAATATTGATTGAACTCAAATGCTTCTTGCTTGCTCATAATTATCCCTTCTTAACGTGGTTTGGTACTAATTGACGATGTTGGATGAATCCTTTCAGATTGCCGCTGCACAACATACCGTCACGATCCATATGTGTAATACCTTCTTGCCAAGTATCAGGACGACCAAACACGTTTACCTTGCCAACTCTGAACGTCGGTGCATAAGCATTAAAGTTGTCAGGTACTGGATTCATTTGTAGCAATTGCTCTGGCTCAGCAATTGGTGTACCTTGATGTTCCAACGGACTTGCGTGAACAGGATCATCTGGTTCTTCACCATGTAGATTCAAACGAGCTACAACACCCTTTGCTTTCTCCATTGTGTCATCCAACTTACGGTAGGACACTTGCGCTGTGCAACTAGCAGAGATAGTCAGAGCATCTTCCAAGGGAATACCGCAACCTTTCAACCAATAACCAACACCCTCACCACCAAAGTATGGAACATGCCAATCACCCGGATTCAGGATCACTGGTGTAGACTCAGACAACGCTTTCTTTGCAGCTTTAGCCAGAGCTTCAATAGTTGGATCAGCCATATGGTGATCACGCAACCAAAAGAAGTTATTAAACTCTGTACCAGTTACCACTTGTTTCATTCGTTGCGCTACTTCTGTCCAACGGTTACAAACTTGTTTAGCATAACCTGCTTGGTCGTATGCATCGGAAATATCAGCAACAATATTTGCACCAAGATGCCAGAACTCTTCAGGTGTATATTCACCTTCAATTGTACCGAGAGAGAACTTAATCAAAGCATCATGTGGACCAGCATCTTGCATACCGCTATTCTTCGCACCGAAACGAACAGGCATTGCAGGGAAGTTTCTCACTTGATTGTTGATTGTTGCTACTGGAATGGCGCGGGAGGATGATGCATTCTTATTCAAAGCTTTGTGTGTATTTACTTCAGCGAGAATGATACGAGGGTATTCCCATTCGAAAGTGATCATCTCTTTACCAGTGACAGAACTCTTACTATGTGCGATTACTTTTGCAGAAACTTGATTAGAAACTTGACTCAACATACTCTCCTTAATTCTGTGTTGGGATAAACATTATAACGTGTTTATCCCATTATTACAATACCTATTGATAATTAGTTATCGTATTCCAAATTACCACCAAGATGGTAAATGACAACTTCATATGCTCTTTCTTGAGAGACACCTTGACCACCAGCTAGCTCAATCCAGAAACCTACATCACTCAACACTTTAGCATTGTATAGAGTGTATGTGTAACTAGAACAACAGTCACAACCCGGATTCTCATATTCTTCATAGCTTTCAATCGAGTAACGATTCATTAAACAATCTTCCCTGTAAGAATCAACTCAAGTTCAGCAAGAATGTTGAACGCCTGATGTGCAAGGTGATGATAATTAGATTCATGATCAACACGAAGTGGTGCAGGAACTCCAGCCATCTTTTGACTATTAGCATCACGACGATGACGACTACCAGCACCTTTCAAACTATTTTCAGGGTCTGGTAGGTTATGCCAATCATGGTCCTTATACCCTTTAACACGTTGTGCCCATGTTAACACTTTAGCAATTTCCAAGATTGCATTAGGAAAACCATCATCAAACAACTCCATACGGATCTTATCCGCTTTACGAGTTTCAAGGATTGGACGTGCAATACCAAGTTCACTTTGAGAAATACACTCATTGATTTCATGTATCAATTTGGCTCTAGAAGAAGTTTCATCAGTGATTGCTGCTGTAATAATAGTTGCATCTCCAATCATTGCATCATTGATAAAAACTTCCTCATTGTCAACAAGGAATGGTTTAGTTTTAGAAAGTTTCCAACCTGATTCATCGTCAGCGAAATCATGAGATTCAATTGATTCACTGTAAACCAATTCAAAGTCTTTAGGATATTCAGTCGGACCATCAAGAGTAATCAATGGTTCATACCTACTTACGACAAAAGATTTATCATCATGATCCTCGACAATAGTCAACACTGTGTCAGATGAGTATTTATGTTCATCTCGAAACCATGAGTGTTTACCACCCACCACTTTAACTTTATCACCAACTTTAAACGTCATATTCTCTCCTTTAAATTCCTGTCTTCTTAGCAATCCACATACCTAACTTACTGTGCTGTGATATGCCTGTTTCCCCGGTAAATAACCACAAGAAAGGCGTGCAAATCATCCAGCAAGGCATGAGCCAGAGTAAATGCAAACGACTTGTTATTGTGTTGTTTTTAGCGTAAGGATCAGCATCATGATAGACACGATATTCACCATCCTCATCAAACAACACATCCAACGCACCACTTACCGAAACACTTTACGATCAATCAAATCACGTTCAAGTTGCATCCGATAAGTTTCATGTACACGATTGTGTATACTCAAGCTTTCTTACCACCTTCAGCCAAACGATGCTCCATTTTATGGTCTGGACGAATTGCGTTATATACAAGCTTCTCTTGAATTGCACCAGCAAGATCGTAGTTCTCATGACCACACAAGTCCAGAATACGAATAACAGCATCTGCTAGTTCAACTTCAGCCATCTTACGATGAGGAAGTTTATCGTCCATCAAGTTCTTACGAACACCTTCACATGCTTCGCTTACTTCGCTATGAACGAGACAAAGTTTAGACAACACTTCAGTGATATTGCCTTTTGGTTTTAGATCACCAGTTTCAAGGTTAGTCCACCATCCAGCTTTAACATTACCAGCGTAAACTTCATCTTGCAGGGTTGCGATTGCTTCGTAAATATTGCTCATTTGTTTCTCCTGTTTAATTTCTTCTACATAATCATTCCAACCAATAAAGTCAGTTGGATAACCAATTTTATCAACCCTAAATACTGGACTGTACTTCTCACCAGTTGATAAGTTACCGATAAGCCAATCAATATTACCTTCTTCGTAAAACAACTGCCAAGTATCTACATCATCTAAGTCTTCTTCATTGTTGACAAATCCGATAACTTCAGTCATCACTTTCTTCCTCAGTTGGTTTAAAATAATCATCAAGGAATTCATTTACTCGACGGAAGTATTGGTCACTCTCAACTAGGAACTCTGCCCATACACGAACGTTCTTCAGGTATGTTTCTTCACACCACGCATTGTCACCATATTCATAAGAGTTGAAGAATTCAAACTTATCCTCCTGATCAACATACTCACCACGTTCATTCTTATTGATGATATTGTTTGCCCATTCAGTGTGACCTTTACCAAGCAACCAATAAGCCCAACTTCCAAATGCCCAATTATCCATAAAGTAATCAGTGAAAGACTCACCAGCTTCCATTTCAAAGCCGCGAATAGCGGCAATCATCGCATCAACATTACGTTCAATCATTCAAGATTGCCTCAAGTTTACCAATGATATCTTCTGTTGTAGCTGTTTGACCAGTGGAATAACCAAGTTCAATATTGTCATCAAAGTGATTGTTGTGCCATTCGCTGATGTCACCTTCGTTCAAGCTACCAATGTAAGTGAGGTAGAACTCATCTTCGAAGTCATGAGCTTTCTTCAGTTCTGCAATTAGAGCTAGAATCTTATCTTTCATGTTATCTCTCCTTAACAAGTGATCATGCCGGGGTTAAATGGTTGTGTAAATGTACTATCCACGATACTTGGACTTTTGACTAAGGATGGAAGTTGGTAAGTTGGTGTAACTTTATTAAACACCAACTTCAAATGATCCTCAATAACCTTTACAGTGTCAGGACTAAACCCTTCACGATGATCAATTGTTTTCTTCAGTTCAAAGAAACCTTGAAGCCAATAACAGAAGTTAAGTTCATTCATAATTCACCCCATTATACAATGTTAGTTAGAAGTTGCTGACGTTTCTCTTTCGACAACTCATTTACACGAGAGCGACGTTGAACACCAGTCGCTTTATTACGATAGCGTTTGTACTTACCAACGTTGCTGTATACATAACCATCATGTTCCCAATCAGACATATCCAGAAGTTCATCAACATAGATATCAAAGTTTGGAAGCTTACTATCCCAAGAGGACAATACATTGTACAAAGCTTCAGTACCATGAACGTCATCAATGTTATACGACTTCATCTCTGCCCATGCTTCAGGATTACCTTTCAAGCACTCTGCCCACAGCTCATGACCGGGGAATGACTTATGCTTACTCTTCTTATGTTCTGGACACAGACGATCAGTCATGTATTCAAGCTTATTAGAAGTGAAACCAAATTGCTGTTTCGCTTGAATCATGGTGTCGATTTGACGATATGTACTTGGTTTAGGAAAACCATTCAATACAAAGCGGGCATTCACTTTCTTAGTGTCAAACTTCTGGATGTTCTGACCAATAACAAAGTCAGCTTCATTCAGCAAGTCCCACAACTTAGACAGTAAATATGTATCATCTTCCATTGGAACTACATCTTTCTGATCCCAATAGAATACTTCATCTTCACCAAGCCATTTAGCAGCGACAGACATGATATACCAATCGGAATCAATTTGATTCAGACCAACGTTATTATCCCACAACTTCCAAACATGAGCAAGGATGGGCGCTGTTTCAATGTCGTAGATCAGAATACGTGGACCTTTAGGAATGTACACACCTTCTTGTACTTCAAGATCTTTCCATTTGTAGAACGATCCATCTAGTTTAGCAAGAAGATCATTTACGGAAGTTTTACCTTTACCCAATGTCTTACCAATATACCGACTACTGTAACCAAGACTATTCAGTTGAATAGCTCGTTGATGCCATTGCTTCAGGGGTTTCATAGTTACAGATTTCAAATTGCAATTTCTCCTTTGTTGTTTAAATATTACCTTTTGTCTTCTCACCAATATACAAATCAAAGATCATCTTCATTGACTGAGCAAGACTGAGAAATGTTTCATGCTTCTCGTGTGGACTCATTGAATAAAGAGCACCAAGTGTATTATCTAACGTGGTATGGAGATAACTTCGCTCCACAGCAAGATTACTAACACCACCTGTAAAACAATTTGCGACATAAACATCCTCTGCTTTACGCTGACCAAATACTTTAGTCAGGCGTTCATCAACTTTCTTTGGGATTCCTTTCGGATAGATTGGAAATACATTTGATTGTCTAATCACCGTAAGCTCATTCATGCAACCACCTCATATTCAATTTCACCAATTGCTTCATGACTGGTGTACTGAAACTTACGAGTGAGCTTTCGAGAATAAGGAAAACCTTTATCAGACACTGCACCGATGAATGTTTCAACATGAACCAACACATCACCTTGTCGGAACAATACACATGCAACACCATTCAAACTTTGAAGTTTAATCTTCATCACATCACCCAATTAAATACGATAAATGTTTGAACAAACTGACACGCAATGTTTGTGTAGTAATATTTATAGAAACTTGTCATTCGGTGACTACCTCAAATTCACCTTCATAAAGCTCATTCTCATCACCATCGTCATCTTTGTCGATTGTAACCACAAGCTTATTACTTCCGGGAAATTTATAAGTGTCTACAACTTGGTAAATATTACCAACCGTAAGACCAAGAGTTGATTCACCGTCATTAAACTTTACAAGCTTTACAGATTTCATTCAATCACCTCATATTCACCTTCAAGAAGAATGTATTCATCACCGATATCATCAATGATCCAAACCTCATGATCTTCAGGATTTTTGTTAAATGAAGGTGCTGGAATAGTTTCATACACTTCACCAACAGTTGTATCATGTGCAGCGTCTGTAATCACTTTAACTTTCATCATTTACTCCTTCATAAAATGGTCAACTAATTGTTCACGACGCTTCTCTTTCGTCTTGGCTGCATTGTACCCATGCTCGGTAAGGAAAGCAACCACATTTTTCACAGATTCTTTATTCATTTCAATAGCTTGCTTGATTGCTTTAGCTTCTTGAATCGACAACCCATAGCGTTCGGCGTGAGTTTTGATCTTATGGCATGGTTTACACAGAAGCGCAAGGTCTTCTTTCCTTACAAATACAACACCTTCGACAAACTTCTGAATATCTCCGACCTTCTTCAGTGAATGTTCGCCCGCTTTATGATCGACTTCACAGTTACCACCTGCAAATGTATTCAGGCATTGTTCACACTTGAATCCCCAAACCGTTGGATGTGCTTTCATACTCCGAGGGTTAGTGTTCACCATCTTAACACGATTATCTTTCATGAACTGAAGTTTTACAGGATTCTTTGACCAAAGGTGTCGCCTGATTCCACCACGAATGAATGACAAGAAAGCTGATTCTGTCTTCCAGAATTCAGGATACTCTTCCCACATCTTTACAACTTCACTCATGTGAAATCAACACTAGAAATAAGACGCTTCATTGATTCCACCAACCCACCATCGATTCCGAAGTTTTCCATTCTATCAACTGCATCTTCCAGAAGAACAACAGCTTCAGCTAATTGAAATTGAACATTGTCGTAACCGTCCCGAACAACCAACTGTTTCAGAACATAGACATCTTGGTCTTTAAACTTATGACGTTCCTCATTCTTCCAAGCTCGATTGAAGTGATTGTTATAACTCAGAGCGGCACCACCTTTACTGTGGAAGCATTGACCCCAACGTTCACCTGTCTCTTTGTGGATAATCACGTAACCGTGAGTGCGATGATCACTCATAGTGTGCCACCAGTGGGAACACAGCGAACTCATTCTGATCTTTAAACTTAACTTCATGTAAATGATTAAGTTTCTCATTGTAGGTGATACCCCAACCAGATGTTACACGATTGAAACCACCAATTGCTGCTGCTTTGGAATCATAACTACCACGATTAGTTGGAAATCTTTCTTTAGTTTCCTTGTTCAACACGACATAACCAAAAATCTGCTTACTACTACTCATTCATAATCCTCCGGGTCAATTTGTTTATCAAGTGCAAAGAATGCTTGGTATTCACCACCACAACCATCATCCAGAGTTACGATTGCGTAGTCAACACGTTCAAAGTAATTAGTGGCACGATCAGAAGAATAACCACCACCAGTCCAAGTGTCAGGGTCTGGACCATCACCATTTGCACTGTAATGAAGATTGTCTTCATACTTATACCAATAAGCTTCTGTACAATCTTGTGGTGTATTAATCTCAGTGCTGAACAAGTCAACCAATTCAAAGTAATTCATTATCTTTCTCCTATATGTAGTTTACCACCAAGACCTCTACATTCGTCACATTGATCTTTGTAGAAGTCAACTTCATCACGAGTCGGGTCAGGACCATTTACGATGGCACCGTTATCACCATCAACCCAAATCCAACCTTTACCACCACACTCAAGACAAGGAAAGAATCTAAACTTCCCCTGAATCAAGTCACGCAATTCATCAACTTCAAACTCCCAATAACTCAATAGCTCACCCCAAGTTTATCCAACACAGTTTTAAGATTGACCAGTGGTTCATCAACCGTTTTCTTCATGTTTGCCATCCACATCATTTCCTGCATGACATAGTACCAATCGATGTCAATTGGATCACCACGCCAACCGATTACAGTCTTTGGTTCTGGATACAGCATCTTGAATGTATCAACCATTACTTGGAAGCATTCTTTATCAGTTGTACAGCCTACCAGAGCTTTGTATGCACTCTTACTGGCCCACTTAGTATCAGAGAAGCAATTGGCTGCATAGTTGTCAATGGTGTCTTCGGAAATCATCTGATAGTACATGTGAATACGACCTTCACCACGCACATTCCCTTTAGCATCAAGGAACAAATGACCAAGCTTTGCACAGTTAACAATACCACGTTCACGGCGATTGATGTCATAAACATTGACTGGTGTTCCCCAAGCATCTTTATCTTCAATGATCACAAACTTATGAGGTTGACGATAAGCAGCACAAACAATCATGTCATCTGCTTCAATACCTGTGATGATTTCAGCATTAAACTTCTTCTCCAAGTATTCAGTTACAGCATCTAGAGCCAATGGTTTAGCACTTGGATCACGATCCTTATACTTCTGAAGTGTACTAACTTCCTCACGGAAACTAGCACCAGCGCCAAGATAAGCTTCGAATGTTTTAGCACCAGTGATAAGTAAATCACCTTCGACCATTAATTTAGCTGTGTGTAATACGTTGGCAATTGGTTCTGGAACACGAATCTCTTCAATTGTAAACTCTTCAGGCAACCAAATACTATCACGAGTTTTGTTGATTTCCGCAAGATCACCACCAGCTTTCTTTTTGTGGTGGCCCCAAAACTCTGTCTTGGTTTTATATGGTTTAGACCAACCGGATGGATGGTGAGCAACTATAGACTTCTTCTCACCTACGTGTGCAGCCGCATATTTGTAAAGATCGAGGTCTAACACTGCATGATTTGGAACTGTCATTTATTACCTCTTAGTTATATTGTTCAAACGTAATAACTTCAGCGTCATCACCTGTCAGCTTCTTGAAGTCTGCAATCAAACCATCAAAGTCTTTATAGCTAGCTAGATGAGTTTCAAACCCAACATAATAACCACGTCCCGTGAAGTAGTTTTCACATTGAACATTCAACGGGAATCCTTGATCAGCCATTGCTTGGATATCACCACCATAAACAGCTTCAAGTTCTCCCGGTTTCAACAAACCACAACTGATCAGGTACTGCTCAGCATCATCCTGCGAGGAACCTGCGTAAATACCAACATATGTCATCGAATCACATGATACACCCACAATCTTTCTCCTTTATAAACAAGAAACCCTCCAACCGTTAAGTCAGAGGGTTGGGTTTCTTACGAGTTGTAAGATGTCAATTCTTCATATTTGGCGAATACAGCATCAGCCGATTCTTTGGTTTCTTCAAAGTTAGCTTTAGCGTGAAGACTTGCTGCTTTACCAATCAGCTTCAGTTGTTCTTTGTCGATACCTTTAGGATTCATATCTTCATCGTATTTAGCATCTGCTTTCAGCTGCTTGATGTCAGCAGCCAGAGTAAGTTTGTCGGTTTCCAATTTAACCAGACGATCAAACAATTGTTGCTCAGTAATTACTACACGTTCTTCAGTCATATTCATTCCCCTTTAATCTTGTTGATATGTTTAATCATTGTGTTTGCAGAATCAACAGCATAATTGCTGTCATCATAATCAGGCGAATCGTAATCTACACATGCGCTCGGATCGAGTTTATACTCATCCCACCAAGATTGATAAGCAGCAACCATTTCTTCAAACGTAATTGTAATCTTAGACTTACCCATTACTTAACACTCCTGTATTTGATCCGAACAACTTCATATGGTTCAACTTCAGCGAACTCAATCTCTTCACCTTCGTATTCATATGGACGTTCATCTTGGCGCTCAGTAGCACCAGTGCGATAAGTTGTACGATAGAACTTACCAGTGTTCAGGTCTTTATATACACGTTCGTAGATATGCGACCAGCGAGAAGTGTCGATCATCTTAGCGTGAACAAGTTCGAATTGAATTGGATAATGTTCACCAAGACCGTCACCCCAATCAGTTGTATTATGACCAACATCGAGTTCCAGTAGTTCACATGCAATTGAATTAAAGATTTTCATTGTTTACTCTCCCAAACATATACATCATCAAAACCAACCAAACCTTCTTGGCGAAGTTCATCCCAAGATTCATCAATACCGTAAGCAACAGTTCGATCCATTACCCAAGCAATCGCATCTTCTTTGGTTTTGAAGATTACATCAGATTGACCGATATCCCACTCACACCAAATAGTGACATATGACTTCATCCAATCACCACATTTGTGATTATGAAATTATTATTACCATGATCGTTATACATCTTTTGGAGTTGTTTTACAAAACTTGCAGCACTTGGGTACTTGCAATCAATACCAAACTCAGTTGACTCGGTGAAATACCTATACTCGTCATCTTCAAGTCGTTGAACAAACACAATTACACTTTTCATTAAACCTCCAAATGACTAAAATCAAACTGTTCATATACAACCCAACCACCTTCTTCAACAGGACCAACCTTGTCAATCACATATGCTCCAGCTTTGAAGTAAAAAGGATATTGTTCCCACTCTGTTCGCACAGGAACTGCAATCTCCAAACCATTGAGGTTGATGTACAACATGTTGTCTTCGTCGATTTCAATGATGTATTTGAATGACTTACTCAGTGGGCAAGGTACAGATAGAACTTTACGAGCATCATTGTTAGGAGTATCACGCATATCAACTCGTGCGACACCATTCCACCAAGTCACCATCAAGAATGGATTAGGTGCTTTCTCTGCATGAATCTGACCAACAATAACTTTACCACTAGTTGGTGCCAGTTCAACACGCACAGTACCAGACATTGTGTGTCGTTCTTCAAAGTTTGCTGTCCAATTATGACTGACATTGGAATCTGGTAGAGTTTCACGACTCTCAGTACGAGGACTGCTACTTGAACCAGATTTACCGCCAGTTACAGAACACCAATAGTTTGTATGTCCTTTTGGATCAACCCATACTAGATTACTTGGTGGTTTATCTGGATACAAGTAAAGCTCACCGTGTGCTGTGATATTACCGAACATCTTCATCTCCACTTTCATCAAACATTGTAATTAAGTCATCAAGACATGGGACATGATCATCCAAATAACCAAGAAGGTCTTCGTAATAACGCAACCTCACTTGCACTTCTTCAAGTGAGTTGTAATCAATACACATTCATTTCTCTCCTATTGTTTATCTGGATCACGACCAATTTCATTTAACCGTTTATGCTCTTTACCATGACAACCTGTACAAAGCCAAATCACATCCAACCAATGTTCTTCTAAATAAGACCAGTGATGACCTTGAATCTTCTTTTCGGAAGTTCCACAGTGTTCACAGGAAGTTGGTTTTATGATTTTTGAATCTCTAACAGCATTTGACAAAGCATATTGAGCTTTCCGCTTATGCGGGTTTCTTTCTGACCAAGCTGTCTTTGTCGCTTGTATCTTTTCACGAAACTCAGTGTCTTCAGCATAAAGCTGATTCACCCGCAATTTAGTTTGCTCGTTTCGTTCTTCTTTGTTTGGTCTATTACGGTCATACTCTTTGTAATATTCCAACTTACTCATTCTATTTGCATACACTTTAGCTTTACGGCAATGTTTGCATGAACTGTCCTTACCGTCTAAAGCTTTCGGATGAGCATAAAACTCATCCTTCGCTTTTGTTAAATTACAGGACTTACAGGTTTTCAATTAGATCATATGCAGAAACATACGACCTTCTTGCAGACCGATTGGAGCAAATGGAATGTCCGAGAAATCATCGAAGTCCAATGGAGCCGGTGCTTGTTCTTGGCGCGGAACAGACTGAGCTACTGGTTTTTCTTCAGCTGGCTTTTGTGTACCACCAGCTTTAATACGACCAATTTCAATCAGTGCCTTCTGAACATCACTACCCTCAAAGTTGGTAGCCAGCGACATAGTGTTGATGATGCTCTGACGAAGATTCTTCAATACAGCATGGTCTTGTGGACCTTTGAAGTTAACACCATATACATACTTTGGATCAAGTGTCGGGATCAACTTCTGCATTGCTTTTGGTACTTGACCATTCAGCTTGACGTTTTCATTGAAGTAAGATTTACCTTTGCTATCTTTCTTAGCAACGTCAACTTCAAACAGAGCAGCTTTACCAAGCAACTTACCCAAGTAAGCAGGTTTCAGCAAACCTTGATCATCCAGAACACCACCAACAGCTTGTGCCAGCTTGTACAGAATGGTGTTGCTCTTAATGCTCCAAGCACCTTCGTTATGAGTTTCTTTCAGGCTGAAGGATTTACCAACAGTCTTCATTTTCAAATCTTTACGATAGAACTCATTACCCAACACCATCCGATATGGATGTTCTTCACCATTGTCAACTTCATCAAAGAACTGAGATTGATTGACCATAATTTCTGGATTATCAACAGTCAGAGTAACTTCTTGACAAGGTTTAACTTCCCAACGTTTGTAACGAGTTGGAACGCCTTTGTCATTCGGAAGAGTTTCAAAGTATTGAAGTGGATTCTTTTCAAGCTCTGCTTTCTCAGTTGATTCGTCCCCTTTCCATTCCATCTTGGCATCTTCTTGTTTCTGAAGACCCAAGTCAATCAGACCGCTGACAATGAAGATCATTGCTTCTGGACCTTCACCTGTACCAACTTTATCAATCAGGTAAGTTTCACGTGCAGCGTAATCAATCTGCTTACCATCACCAGTTGGTGCATTTTCAACGTTCAGTTGGAATTCATAGCTCATTAATTATTTCCTCTTTTGCGATTAATAGTTTTGTCTCAAGGACGGTTTACTTCAGTTTTGCAGGTTATTATCCTTTCGAATAATCCACCATTTTACAACAGTGTTACGGGAATTGCAAGCTTTATTCAATCTCCATCGGAATCAAGAAAGCTCGCTTGATATTGCTGATTGCATACTTATATCGGTAATCACTGATTGTATTCGTCACAGCCAACATCTTACCAATAATCTCAATCGATTGTACAGGACTAATAAAGTCACGAGGAATATTACCACGTTTATATTCAATGTACAATTCAAACTTTACATCACCATCAAACTCTTGAAAGACATCACCACCTTTCAGATTGATTTGCGGGAAAGGACATGCTTGTTTACTTTTCACTCTTCTTCCTCATTCTGGTCATTGTTATAAGCGCGCATCAATACATCATAACTTGAGTGAGGATACAACGAAAAGTCTTCTTCAGTGAGACTTGTCAGGTTATAAATCTCTTCCCATGACAAGGATTTACCAAGCACTTTAACATATTCGTTATTCATTTATTATCCTCTTGTTCAAGCCAGTTACAGAGCCATTGAATCAGCTTACCCACATCTTCCTTGTCCATGTCCACAGTGTTGCAATCAATCCTTACCCAACCCGGATCACCAAAGTTTGCACGATCAGTTGCACGAATTGCAACAACTTCTTTATCAAACTCGTTGATATAGTTTACGATCAAGTCTTCCATTATTCACCTACAACGTCAAGTGTACCCGGCTCGTATGAATTACCATTATCCCACTTTACTTCAAACCAACCATCCGCTGCCAGAAAGCTTACAGTACCAATGGTATCACGAGGATTACTGTCATCTTCATCGTAAGCTTTAAAACCACTTTCGTTAATCATTACACGTTGACCAATCGAATACATGGTGAATCTCCTAATTAAGATTAAGCCAGCAGGTTTGCGAAGCGGGATTTAACACGTTCCAGACGGGACAGAGACTCACCAGCTTGAGTTGCTTTGTTCTGGTGGAATTCAGCTTGTTGACGATGTTCTTCAACTTGAGCTTCGATGGTAGCAGTTGCTTGATCCAATTTAGCTTGAGCATCTGTGAACGCTTGCAGAGCATCATTCAGGATTACATCGTGGGATTTAGGTTGTTTAACACCCAAACCAAGACCAGCGAGAAAGGTTTTACCAGTACCAGTTGTACCGATGATTGGTTCAAAACGAGTAGTGTTAGTCATGTTGTGTTTCTCCTTAGATAGATTATGGATATTACGATTTAACAGTTTGTTTTACAACTTCAATTTGAGCCTGTAATTCTACTAGCTGCTGGTTCAGCTTGTCAAGCTCTTTTTCTTGTGGTGTTTTCTCTGGTTTTTGAAACAACATAGATTCCCATTCAGCATAGTAACTATTGTAGTCAATGGTTTGTTTATAAGTCTTTTCATATACAAGACTATCATATTTGATTCGATCTTTATCAAGGACACCTTGAAGTGTTTCGAACAAATCACAGTATGGTCCATTCACCACACCGAGGATTGCATAAAGCTTTGCAGCTTGAGCACCTGAAATCTCAAGATGAATTTTACTATCTTTGTTAATCACTTTGATTCTTCTCCTTCCTCAAGTCGTTCAATACCATTCTCTAGAGCGTTCAATACAGCAGTGAAACGATCTTCATTCTGACTAATCGCAAGGACTACAATTTTGTCAGGATAATTCAGGAAAGCTGTTGCAATTGTCAACTCACCATTGATTTGTTCCATCAATGAGATTTGCATATCTTCAGCAATCGAATACAACTCAATGAATCGTGGATCTTCTTCAGTTTGTTTTATTACAGCATTGAGTTCCATGCATATCTCTCCGTTTGTTTAGGTGGTTAATTGTGGCCCTTTCGAGCCACGTTGTCAACCGTTATTACACATCAATTTCAAGTTCATCATTTAGGTCACTGTCACCCATGATGGCGTCAATCAGCTTTTTGGCTTCTTGAACGTAGTAATCATAGTTCACTCCCCACTTGAAGTCAACCATATTATTGCACGGTGTCACATTCCACTCCTTGTCGATGCTCAGACGGCGATAACCATCATCCAAGCTGCCATCTGCTTTCAAACCGCCCGGTACAAAACTAGCTAAAGGCGGCATGATCTTGATCAGCTTACCACCTTCAACCGAAGGATAATACCGGCAAATGTTCTGCAACGCAATCTCTTCTGGAATCCCTGTCACGTCATCCATCACTTCCATAACCAGCCGTGAGGAACGCGGAACCTTCGTGCGCAGCATGAAATCATATTCATCCTTGTGATTACGAATGAAATCTTCAGCCTTGCCTTCACCCAGCAATTCATGTACAGCAGCCATCTTGATTACCAGAGCTGATTGGTTTTTATGCCAATCAAGTTTCTTGTATTCATAGGCACCTTTACGCTTGATATCACCAGATTCAAACACAGCAATATAGTTGTTGACGTTGGCAGCCATCATCTTCTGATAAACATCACCTTCCATTGTCAATCCTGTGAGAGTTTCCCACTCAGCAACCAATGAGTCAATCTTTTCTTTCTGTGTTTCATCAGCAATGAATTCAAAACCATCGGTGTTACACATGATTACTTCTGCACCAACTTCACGAATCAATGTTTCCATCAACATACACAACAGCAATTGACCATTGATCGTAATCGACATCATAAATTGTGGATCGAACATAGGACTGAATTCATCACCAGATGCACCATATGTACCGTTCAGAGCAAGCTTCAAAGCCTTATTCATTGCATGTTCTTTGTCGTAACTCGTGCGTTCGTTATACAACCCTTCATACACTTGGCAGAACAGAATGTCGAGGTGTTCAGGGTAGATTTTGTTACGAATACTCAGGTTTGGATAATACGACTTCACATCGAGTGTGTAAATCTTCTTACCATTTCCAGATACACTTACACCTTTCTTGCATCCATGAATACCACCAGTACCGAAGTCATAACGGAATCCATCGATCACCACGTTCAAGGTTTCAGAGATGTTCCAGCAAAACCAATAACTCTTGGCACCTTTTGGACTCTTCAACTCTTTCTCTTCAATCCAACCCAACGGATGGTGTAGAAGCATTTGGTCAATGTGTTCCTGAGTTGGAACATACCGTTTGTTCTTCTTATCGTTTGGATCGTTCATCTTAGAACGCTTGACGATCATTTCAGCATACTTGGCCACTTCACCAAGATGGTGTTCTTCAAGATCAGAGAATACACCATTTGTCTCTTTGATTGTTTGAGCAGCAAACCAATTAAGAATGGCAGTAAACTCAGGACGATCAAACTTGACATAAGGCAGTAAGCAATCACGCAAACGAATCTTAGAGCGTTTAGTTTGCTGAATCTTCTTAGTCTGACCACCTTTACCATTGGACACCATTTTGTAGCAGCAACCGGGACGATTCTTCTCCAGACGGTTGACAAACAGTTCTTTACCCAGTTTTGTGTCGTTGTAGTTTGTGCAATCAAATCCGAAGGTCTGAGTCAGCTCACTACGCAAACGAATTGCATCTAGACTGTGACGATAAAACTTCAGTGTTTCAGTTACATCCTTCTTGTTATAATGGATCAAAATATCCATTTCTTCTTCAGTAAGTATCGTACCTACAGGATATGGTAAGTCTGCAATACTATCACTTCTCATGTTAAATTCCAACATTTTCAGTGATGTTGAACGAGCAGAGTTATCAAAATGATGAATCTTGAACAAATCAACTTGTTTGATTTTAACTTCAGATGCACGGATGTTTGAACCAAACCGATTGAATTTCATCGAGTCGATAATCCCTTGTGCAACCTTGTAAATCTCAAGTGGTGTAATCTGTAAAGCAACACCAGACTTTTTAGCAGCAATAGATTTCTCAAGAATATGATGCAACACCGGGTAGTCAAACCCAAGGCCATTAAACGTAACCATCCTATGACCAGAAGTCACCATCTTACGAAGAAATTCTAGCATCTCTTCTACTTCATTCTTACGTGTACTAATTTCAAATACACGCATCCCTTTACCGCTTGCATAGCAAGCGGCGATACTAAATATATTCGGGTAAGTCTCGATGTCCGCTATCCAGTCTCCAACAACAAAATCATCCGACGACATGCACACTCCTTACTTTCTTTTTGAAATAACCATTAGACTCAATCCAATCAAGGAAGGTTAGAACTGATTTATACGCTAATTCTTCATCATCAAATCTACCAATGAATTTATTAATCAACTTTCCGTCATCAGTTTCACGATATGAAACCATACTTCTCCACTTATCTCTACTATTGTCCCAACTTACACCATAATAATCAGATGTCTTATTTCTACGAAGACATCTACTAATCGGTGATTTATTCTTCAGAGATTCACTAAATTTCAATGCTTCAATATCACCCTTTTCAATCTTTATTGCTTTTATATTATTATACAATTCAGCAGCGAGTTGTTTATCTTCAAGGTTGAAGTTACCAAGTGCGCAGGTTTCACCATTCAATGAAATTTGTACAGTCCAACACTTTGAAACTTCTGACCAGCAAACTCCCATTTCACCAGATGTGTTCGCAAGACCAATACCCATATTATTTTGTTGAGTTCTCTTGTCTGCCCATCTTACATTACTTTTTGTATATCCTTTATCATTTTCAATTCGATCCAGAGTTTTACCTTCAGGTCTATCACCGACATCGATCAAGAATGTGACAAACCCTGTCGGACTATCCCATCTCCAAGAATAATCTATAGTCACACCACGACCACCATACCGATGATATGCTTTATGGTCAGGGTCATAACACCTGACGTTCATCATTCTCCAAGTTACAAACAGATAATGACTTGTCGGGTTTATCATACCTCTTTGGGTTACATATAAAACACTCACAACTCTCTCCTATAAAACAAAGGGGCTTTCGCCCCATAATCAAAACTCAGGTTCTAACATTCTTGCAGGTGGATCAGGTGTTTTATCTTCTCCATATGATACTTGTCCATACTTCTTAGCAATCCAGTCCTCATAATCAACAACTTTACGAGTTTCACCATCGTAGTACAATTGCTGAATTGGACCAGTGATACCACCCCTGCATTTTGGCATATCAACATGTGTCAAGTTCTTAACGATTGGATCAGTGCTCATCTTGTCACGACTAAGGACAATGTTAATTGCAGCTGATTGAACAAAGCTACTACTACCAAATGCATCATACTCAGTTGCCTTACGGAAAGTACCATCAGCGTTAGTTGGAGGTTTACGTGTATGCAATACGTTGACGATTGTTACGCCAGTTTTAAGCATACGTTTTTGCCACATCATGTGGTCTTCTTGAGCGTCAGCATTACTACCACGAAGAATGTCAGTCAATACGTCAATAACAAGAATACGGCAGCCATGCTGGTTGACCAGTTTCTCACACTGAGATTCCAGCATTTTGATATTACCATCTCGTTCATCGAGAATAGCAAACCGGCTTTCTCCAAACTCATTGGTCAACAGATTATCATAGAGTTCCATAACATCAGGACGATCTAGATAATCAATAATATCCTGACCTTCACCAATCCAAAGAAGGTTCTTCTCAAGGTGAATAGACAGTAAATCAATGGTATATTGACCAGCTGTTGCTTCCAAGCTTACAACACCCACTTTCTCAGGCGCGTTAAACAACCAGTAATAAACAATGTCGTTAACGTGAGTTGTTTTACCAACAGATGTGTCACCAATGATATTCACCATACGACCTTGTTGAATACCACCTTTCATCGCCAGCTGAAGTTTATTCAAATGGAATGGAAGTGTGATCCTTGGACGTAGGAGTTCATCCTTAACCTGACCCATCAAGTCAGCAGATGACTGAATACCAGAAGAAACAAGAGGTTTTGCAGAATAGAAATCACGACAGAATTGCGGAGCTTTACCAGCCAACAACATCTTATTGGGATCTTTGTCTGACCACAATGCAATCTTGACTTTATCCTTTGGAAGTACAGCGGAAATTGCTTTAGCTGCTTTAATACCAGCTTCATCATTATCCATACCAATGATGATTTGTTCATACATATCACAGAATGAATACTGTGCTGCCACTTGGTTAGCGCAACTGTTCTCACCAGTTGTTGGGCTCACGACGTGTACCGAGTCAAACCCGGCGTTCTTTGTATTAGCTTTACGGTTTTCATCAAGCATTTGATAGGCGGCAACTTTATCCTCTTCACCACCAACAATCAACAAATACTTACCACCAGAGTTAAACTTGACCTGTCCTGACAGTTGATTCTTACTGCCTGTGTTACCGATTGGACTATGGAAGCTCTTAGGGTGATGTCTTGCCTTGTACCCGGAAATACGTCCCTTGGTATTACTCTCAGGGTAGTAACGGGTTTTCACATTACCTTTATCATCAAGCTTGGACAAGTGACCGTAAAACTTGTTGTACTCATCCTTAATACCACGATACCCATCACTCACATAACCTGTACTTTTAATAAGACTTACAATATCGTTGCGATCCATTTCTGGATGACAATCAACGACTACTTCCGATTCACTCACCCGCAATTTCTCCACTTTGTAGTCTTCATACGTAATGCCAAGGATCGACATTGCCTTATCACGCGCTTCTGCAAAGTTCTCGTCTAGATCAATCCCCTCTTCTTCTGCTACCCAATTGAAAACATTACCACCACTTCCACAACCATAACAATAATAAGAATGGTTGTGGTCATAGATCGTCATGGAACCTGAACGTTCTTTATGGAATGGACAAACCATCTTGTCATCATTTCCAACTTTCGGATGGTAATGAAGTATTACTTTACGAATCAAGCTTGTCAATCATTCCTCCTTACTTAGACGTTCCTCTAGATACTCACTGATCTTATACAGAAGTTCAAACTGAGACATTTCATTCACCAACTGTTCAGGATAAGAATCCTCATGCCATCCACGAAGATGTTCATGTTTGTTTTGTTGAAAGTACATCCAACCAGTTATTTCTTCAAATAATGTGTTCATTCAGGAAGTCTCGCAGAAATTTAGCTTGTTGGTTTGTAATAGCAATACATGTTGTATCTACGCCATCTAATTTCAACCAAACTGCAACTTTCTCCCGTTTGTCATCTCCGTAAATTTCAATATTGAATTTATCTTGATCTTCAATATTACAACTAATAGACATATCTTTCTTGCTCATTTAATACTCTCCAAATATTGTTTAATTTCACGAACTGTCGGATCACTATTGTACATATACTCAGGACTATCACAGCTTCCGCCAGCAATAATAATTGCATGATACCCAGCATCATATGTTCTTTTCATTGCGAGCAACAATGTTTCAACATGAGTTGTCAATGTCTGAATCTTTAGTTGATCAGCTTCCCACTGTGCTTGCCGCAAAGGAGCATATCGACACGATTCACATTCATGTTCATCATCACCGATTACAAAACAGATAGTACGAGAACCGCAAGTATCACAATCTGCATATTCTGTTTTATTCATGTAACTCACCAATCTTCTGATAAATCTCAGCTAGTGCATCAAGCATATCTTGTTTGAATGTATCTTTACCATACCAACTCATTGTTGCACCTTCCACATTTCAACTTTCCATTTGATACTAGGAACAGCCATAACCCAAGTGTACCACACCAATGCTGGAATAATCATTTATGTTTATCACACTGATTGTAAGACCATTCGGCAAACTTCTGAACGTATTCATCTTTATTCTCTTGCATATTCATAATCGAATACATGGAGAATGCTTCTTTTACCAAAGCAATACGACCAGCGTCCCCATTAGCATCTACCATCATTTTAGGCAGAGATACACCAGCTTGACGATTCTTCATAATGTCTTCAGCCACAGAATAAACATACAGACATTGTTCGTCATCGGCGCGCACTTGCATAGGTGTGACCAAAGCTGATAGTGCTAGTGAACCAACTGCTACAGCGAGCAGTAGTTTCTTATAAGTTGTCATTTAATCTTAACTCCTTTCATCTCGTTCACGAGCTTCATAATAAGCATCCTCAATTTGTTGTTCATAGTCATCAATCTTATTCAACAAAGCATGAATAAGATTATCACCAATCAAATCGTCATCACGCCAAGGTTCACCGTTACGAAAGCATTTAAGCATATAACCACCTGTTCGCACAAGCTTATATTTACCATCATCTAATACATACTCAGTGACATTGGTCATTTCACTTCCTCAATTTCAAATTCGGTATAATCAGCAGACTTAGAAATAGAAACACCACTTTCTTTGATATTCTTTTCTTTATTATGATAACTCAATGGACCAACACCCTCACAGAAATTATCGTCATTGACCAGAATACAATGTGCGACATGTTCAAGCAACTCTTCATTGTCCTCAATCTGAAACATATAACTTGAGAACCCTTTCATCCACTCTTCCGTGATGATTGAGTCGTCAATCTTAACAACCATTTCTTTCTCAATGATTGCTTTTACTTTATAAGTGCGAATTGTCATTTGTAATAATCATCCAAGTAACCAGCGATTGTATAAATTGTACCATACTGCCGACTGTACTTAACATAACCGACAGGCTGTTCACCAGACCAAGCAGTCAAGTTTCGCACCCATTCTTGATGGTTATGAGTTGGACCTACATCGTAGCCACTGTTATAACCACCACAACGCTCCATTACATCTTTAAACCGAGCTTCACTAACAGTCACCCATCTCATTCTGGTTTATCCAATTCAGTTAAAAGTTTATCCATTTTACGACGAATCCTCACAACTTCCATTGCGAGCGCTGTGTATTCATTCCAGCGATCATTACCAATAATGTCATGATAAGTCCTATAGAATTCAGTAATTTCTAGAGGTGTAAGACTCTGTACGAGTATCCTTGCAAACTCACCAATAGCTTCACGATCTACTGACATTCTGGTTTCTTCCCAATCAATCGATCTTCAACCACGTTATACATCAGTTCTTCCAACCGAGCAAGTATGTACCCTTTATCAAGATTGGCAATGACTTCTTCTACACGATCTTTAACCAAATGTTGGCTGTCATCAATCGATTGTTGTAGAAATGTCCAACCTTTAGATGCTTCTTTCTCCCAAGCATTGGCTGGACCGAAAACAGTGTGAGTGGACAAACCATTAATAACACCAATCGCTTTATCACGAATGATTTCAGACAGCTGTCCATCCATTTGCTGATTAACCATTTCAGCTACAGCTGTATACGCTGCATTACTAAAGATACGTTCAGCATCTTGCATAAACTTAACAGTACAGTGGCGTTTAAATTCTGTACGAGCAATCTCACGCTTATCGTCTTCTGACAAGTAATCGTCAATATCAAATGTGATATTCATTACATAACTCCTTAATAAAAATGAATAACAGATGTTAGTAAGCCAAACACTCAGAACTTTGATCGCTATAATAAGCCACCACCACAAAATCAGGCAACGACTCTACAGGAAAACCGTTCTCCACAAAAGTATTAAATTGCTTTCGTTCTTTATTTGCAAATGTTTTACATTCTTCCAAGGATGTGCTATGAAAAATTGCAATACCACTCAATTCTTGTTGGAACAATACCACTTCATAGCCTACTACTTCAATATTCATTTCATCTCTCCTAGTTGTTTTGGAACAGCGATCATAACACACATTTCGCTTCGTGGTAGGGATATTTCACATTGATCAATCATTTGACCATATGTCTTCAACTTTTCAATACCGGGAGAAGTCCCAACTAAAATTGCTGTTGCCATGAAACCAAGGACGATACCAACACATAGAACACCAATTTTACTACCTTTACCTTTCAAATCACTATCATTTTCCATTGACAACCACCATTGCTTGTTGTGCGTGTTTCATGTTGAAATATCGACGGACATAATATCCACGAGTGATGGACCAGACAGTGCACAACACTGTTGTTGCTACACCAATCACCCAATGTGTTGTGAAAAGAGCAAGGATACCCATTGTAATACCAAACGATCCAAGCATACCAATGAAGGTGTTGGACAGTGTTTCGATCATACTCTGACGCTTAGTTTGCATTATACACCTCTATCCGCATCAAATGCATACCAATCATTCTCACGATCCCAAACAAATCCTAGGTTGAACATTATATCACTGTCCAAGTTCCAACTGTCATCTTGCACGAAGATGTAACCATCATAACATGCATTAATTATACAATCATGATTAACAGTACGAAGGTAGTCGATTAATGCTCCCATTTCTTTAACGTTCATTTATTCAAAACCTCTTCAGCTCGTTTCCACAAAGCCAAATCATCAAGAAGTGACAGTGTACCATGTTCATCAGTAGTCCAGTCAATAAAAGCTTTCAAAACTGCTTCTAGTTCTTCAATCCGAGCTTCAGTTTTCAAAGACAATTCAGCAGCATCATGTCGTGCATCACCATACCTTCCAATCAGGATGGACAATGCAAGAATCATTTCAAGACTCGTTGAATCTGAAGCAATCCAAGACAGTTCTGATTGAATCTTATCAGCCAACTCACTACATTCATAAGTGTTCATTTATTCTCTCCAGAATTCATTAATTTAATTGCTGCTTGCCATACGATCCAATCTTGTTTAGCAGGTTCCCAAGCATAATCCCCTTTGTCATCTTTATCAAGACGATAACCGCGTCTTTTCATGCGAATGTACCATTCATAGTGCTGTAAAAACCACGCTTGAAACGTCTCTTCTACCTTATCCATACCAACACCTGTCTTCGTGTCTATCGTTGATTTGGTGAGTATAAACCCGCATAGAAAGGGTGTCAAGAGTTGATTTTAGTTATTTGGATATAATTCCTCATCAAATTGTGCTTCCAACCACAACAGTGCAAAGTCACTATAGCTGAGCTTACCAGATTTATACAACTCATTAAGCTCTTTCTCTCGTTCACTGATTGTCATTTTACACTCTATTCTTCTGTTTATAGTCAGGTTTGTATTTCTTTCGCAACTCATTACCAGCCAATCTAACTGAAATCTTTGACGATTTTGCTAGATCGTGAATCTCCTGATGGTGGTCACGACACAGAGCGATAATGCATCGTAATTCGTTATCTGTCAACAACCATTTGTACGATGTGTGGTGCAATTCAATCTTGGTCGAATTGCAGAATTCACACTTCTTGTAATTCGGGCGCTTATATGCTTTTAACTTAACGACCTTCCAGTGGTCAGACAGAAGATACTCACCGTATGTCATTTTACCAAGATTTATAGATCGTCTGTCCCATGTGTCTGCATATATTTCATCTAACTCTTTCATATTATCCTTGATTGTTATTGATATTTAATCACCCTTGGAGAGCAAATCCAGAGTAAACTTCTCCTAGGAAATCCCCATACTCAAATAATGAGCCTAAGAGGAAATCTTAGAAGAACTCGTAGATTCACTCTCCAAGATAAGTATCACCCTCGGAGCCGCAACATCCCCCACACTACATGGGAACACATCTAACAAGGATGTGTAGAGTAGAAATATCTTTGCAACCAGAATATTCCCAAGGTATGCTTCCACCGTTGCTGGTGGCTAGCCGGGTCATACCTGAACCTTTCGATCCACTTCCCCCGTTGAGCCTGCGTCCTTTTCTCTTTAATGTGGTACAAGGCAGTTTACCCAAAAACTCCCACACGAGACAGGCTTGTTTCCTGTCATAAGTCGCCATAGTAGCAACCGAAAGTCGATTCTGTCAACCTTTCGAGTAAAATAAATTAAAAGAAATGTGTTGACATGGTTTTTTATCAGTGTAGAATGGGCGACATACCAAAGGAGATACACATGAAAAACTCAGCAGTGAAAGCAATGGTCGCCAATCAGTATCCAAATGTTGAACTTAGTGATATCAACGTGACTTTTGACATTTTTATTGAAGGTTCTTACGAATTCGTGGTTTCCCTGATAGAGAACAATGAATTCAAGCAATTCAAAGTAGTAGTCAAAATGGAAGAGAATCAGAAATGAACAAGCCAACCAACATCAACAATGCACCAAAGAATGCCACTCATTGGGCTCCTGAGACAGACAATTGGTTGGAATGCTACTATAGACTAGAGAATGGATTGTGGTATCATGTCAGCGACTATTGGGCGAGTGATGTTGAAGAACGTCCTTATGGATTACCTGCAAAGTCGTGGAAAAATGATGGTACACCAACCCTGAAACGCCCACTCACTGATTTGATTCCATTGGAGCAATTGAAATGACTAAGAAAGTAATTGACGTACTGCGTAAACACCAAGAGTGGACTTCTGAGATTGATGGTACAATTGATGAAGTGATTGCACGGTTGCAGAAGCTTAAAGAATCAACACCAGTAGGTAGTATACTGATTCTGCAATATGAAACAGAGTATGGTCAGTGGGGTGATGATGACAGGCAAGTGATTCGTCTTTATGATCGGCGCCTTGAAACTGATCAAGAGTATGATGAACGAATGACCAAAGAGGCTCTTGCTGAAATTCAACGACTGGATCAGAAACGTGCACAGCTTGCTGCACTGAAGAAAGAATTGGGAGAAGAGTGATGATCAAGCTAAAACCAACAATGACAATGAAGAACGCAATCAAACAGATTGAAAAGAGAATGATTGCGGTTGGTAAGGAACGTGATAAACTCGATGAATTGATTGGTGAGCTTGGTCATCTGAAAGAAAATTGTGACACAGCTTACGATGATCTTCAACACGCTCGTGATGCACTCTCGGAGTTGGTATGAAAAAGGGTGGTTATCACGTTTCCACAAAGCACAAACCAAAGATGAGTAGTCATGTAGCAGCTTATTACACTCATTTGATGAATTCGATTGACACAGGATGTCCAATGCGAGACTATTGCGCTAAGGATGTTTACGTGTATGACATTGTGAGTAATATGATATGAAAAAGGCACAGATTAAACGAAGCTGGGTTGTCTATCCTCCAAACTACAGTTGGCAGAACAATGATGAGTTTTACTACATTCCTTTCCTTAAAGATGCTTGGAATAAGGCATGTTCATTAGGTGAAGGTGCCGAAGTAGTTGAGCAAATTGAACATGTTCATAAAGATTACATGTCATGGACTGGTGGTCGCTCATTCACAGTAGAGAAACGTCGTAAATGGAACTAAACACACCTAATGCGAACACCTTGTGTGTTCTTCTGTTTATGTGTATAGTGACTACAGCTTTTGGACTGATCACCATGTACAATGGTGGTATAAATTTTAAAGAGATTGCTCAAATGAACACAAAGTTTAACGAAGGATTGAAGATTGTAACTGGCACTGACAAGTATCAAGGTGTATACTGGATTGAATTGAACGGTGAAATTATTCATGGTGGTTTCAACCGTATTCAAGCTGCTGAGGGTGAGCTTGCTCAATACCAAAAGATTTATGACGCTGGTGTACGCAAGGGAATTTTGCAGAAATGATTGACCATAAACAACTTGTAATTGATGATCTTCAGCATACACTCTCAAAGATTGAGCGGGCTTTACGTGCCGCTGGATCAATCGAATTCCAATGTTACCACAACGCTCGTGATCGTCAATTAGCTGAAGAATTCCTGAAGATGGCGGATGATGCACGTCGTTCACTTAACTTTGCAAGCAGTGAGATGTTTTCATGAACAATCTCTACGAACTGATCTATACAAAAGAATATAATGGTGATGATTTTAATCCGTATATCACTGGATTGAGAGCCTATCAGATTATATCAACCAATGAGTTGAATGCCGCTGCTAGATTGGGTCAAATCTATTTCGATGATACATTCACAATTGACATTGTGAAAATCACACTGATTAAGAGTAATGTATGAACAAAGTTCTTATAATTGGCGCTGGTGATGAATTGTCCTTGCGTAGTACACGCCTTCTTGCTATGCTAAGCGAACATTATCCAGAGATAGAAGTTGAGCATATGAATATTAAAGACAAACAAATAATTGGTGATAATTGGGAGATTATAGCAGTTGATGAATTTAGTCAAATTGTAGGTCATCCTAGTCAATTACATCCAACAATCATTGCTGAATGTCCTGTTATGATTAGCACAATTAAGAAGAAACCATATTATCGTCAAGGGGAACGCTGGTAATGAAAGTATATATTCTCTATTCATACTACTATGACAACTGTGATGAATGGGATCATTTGATTGACATTTTCGATTCAGAAGAGAAAGCAATCATGGCTCAAATTGAAGAAGAAGATCAGGATCACTATAAATCTGATCCAGATCATTACAGAACGCAAATCAATTGTTACGAGGTTAAGTAATTGAAAGATAAACTAACATCTCGGAAATTCATTTTGTGTTTCATTGTACAAATTCTATTGTTTATCTTTCTATGGTTTGGTAAGATTGATGCTGGTGTTGTGCAAAACCTAACAGGGGTGATTATCACATCGTATATCGTGGGCAATGTGGCTCAGAAGAAATTGGTTACGGAGAAAGCTGTATGATTATTAATGATAAACGCAATGAAGTGATTGTTATCAAATTTAAAGATTTGAAGCCCGGCCAAGTGTACCTTGATTATCATGGTGCTTATGTTTTCGCTACTGATAATGATTTTGTCGTTGACCTAGCAACTGGTGAAGCAATTGCTGATGGTTCATACTACTCAGGTGTTGCTGACTCTTTCGAGAATGTTGATGCTAAATTGGAGATTTACTGATGAAATTTAATGGTAAGATCAGTATTAGTCGGAACAATCACAACGAAATCAACATTCGTATTCGTGATGACGCTGCACGTCTGGAATTCCTTGACGTGAAAATGACACCCGAAGACTTCACTTTTCTGATTACAGGTCAAGCTCATGTACCAATTACTGGTGAAGTGAAAGGTTTGGACGTGGTAGGTAAAGTGAAAGTGATGGAAGAACGAAAAGTAACTACACCATCGTACATGAGTCGTGATCGTGCTGAGGAATGGCTTCTTCAGAACTGTCAAGAGGAAGGTTGGATTATTAACAACAATCTTGGTAGCCAAACCAGCATGAAATTCAATCATGCTGACAATAACCACACATTGAATTATAGCGTATATAAATATATTGAGACTACAGAATGAATTTTGAAGTGTTTGTAGATGGCACCCTTTGGGCAGCACGAGCTAGTGAGCTTCGTCTATGTGGCTACACAGTGATTGCTGACTTCAATGGACGATCCTACACGATCAAGTGGGAAGAATAAATGAGCAAGATTGTTGATTTGACATTTGTTGGACAAGTGGATTCAATTTCACACGAAGATGAAGACCTTTACGTCAGCATTCGTGTGATTGACTATACGTCTGTGAAAGGAAGCTTCAGCCGCAACGCTGAATCTGATGACGACTACTACGGTTATCGTGAATTCGATTGGGAAATCATACCAAATCGTAGTGGATATGGTGAAGTGGTGATGCTGACACGCAAGCAAGCTGATGATATTGCTGAGAAATATGAGGGTCAAATCATTGAACAGATCATTGAATACATGGAATCCTGAAGCCGACGAACGGTAGTAGACACACCATCACCACCTTGCTATAGTTCAATCACTGGATGGGGAATGACAAGAAGTCAGGAATTAGAAATTAAACGTTTCTAGCTACTTAATCTGAAATTCAACACAAGGTGAACAAAATGAGCGAAGCCACTAAAGTATCTAGCCATTTCTCTGATGTATCGGGTTCCAACGTGCGCCATGTCTTCGATGAAGACGGTAAAAGCCTGTTGGGGATCATCTTCAAAGAAGGTCGTGGTAAATACCGTGTACAGCGCATTGATGGTAAAATCCGTACCAAAGAAACACTGCAAGACGCTTTTAAAACTGTACGACGAAGCAATTAACCAATAGCCTCTACAAAGAGGCACATTAAATCCATGGGAGTGATAATGAATAACGTCTACGAAGTTGCTTTGAATGGTCAGCTGGATAGCATTAGTTTTGGTAATCTGAACATTCTTCTGGATGTTGCTGTTACCCATCAGCTGGTAGTACCGGGTAGTTTTGATCCTAAAGCAGCCTCAGACCTTGAATATTATGGTTATTCAGAGATGGATTTCCTGATTACAGGTGGTGAATATTGGGATGGCTCCCAAGATGCTGAAAACTTTAGTGTATGGGTTCGTCTCACTGATGAACAGTTGACGGAACTAGACGACAAGTATTCATCCGAGATTCAAGACATCTTGTGGGATCTTTCGGATAAAGCAAAGCTTGACGATGTTGAACTAAACCATTATCCTGCTGCATAACACAAGGTGACAAACGAGGGACCAAATGGTCCCTCTTCTACTGAGAGATTTAAGATGAGTAAATACACAATTGAGGTAAGTATCACACCACTTTGTTGTAATTGTGGACAAGAGCTGGTTGTCTCTATGACTGAGAGTAAATCAACAGGACACCCTTTCGAACGTGATGACCCTTATGAAAGAAAGGATCGAAGGGTTTTCATTGAAGCATGTGATGTTTGCTATGAATACAAAGGAACACGGAAATGACTGATCCACGTGAAGAAGCTATTCGTGATTGCAAATATGCTAAGTCTCTTGGTGATCATGCTCTTAGTGAGCACATTGGTCACTGGTTGACAGGCGCTACGACAAATGATAGCGATGCTGAGTACCAGAAGACAATTCAAGAGATTTCTGTGTTTCTTGATACACCAGTTTGCTTACTTAAGGATTCTAAATGATCGCGTATAATGGACCAAAGTCGTATCTTGAGTTTGCTGTATGGCACGGACGACGTAATCTGAGAACTGAGCGTGTTGGTCAAGCCTTTTTCAATGACTTCAACTTTGAAGTGAATAACTCATTTTATAATGAAGATGTTTACTTGGTGATTTCAGACATCACAGATGCACTCACTGAGATTTACCCTGATTTCTTTGGTGGTGCATGACAACGCTTCAGGGTAAGTTTGAGCTAGCGATGGAAGCCAAGACAGGTACACCACGAGCCAAGATCAAGGCTGAGCGCTGTCCATATGGAGAGTATAGCACCATAGCCTTACGTGAAGCCTACTACTGGTTTAAAACTGGCTACTGGAATGGCTTTATTGAGTGCGAAGATCGTGTGCTGAAAGGTGACTATTAGACAAGCAGTATGTCAGGGTGTCTTGACAGATAACGTGGTTTTAGACGTGTAAAACATAGGCAAACAATGCCTTATCAATCGAATATAGAGGGTGTTTTGTGTATACAGAAGGTGATATAGTCCAGCTGAAATCTGGCGGACCAAAGATGACAGTAAGCTGGACTCAAATAACATCAGGTGGTCAGAAGGTTTACGTAAATTGGTTTAATAATGTCGGTGATAATAAATCTGACTCTTTTAGTGAAAACATGTTAAAGTATGGGAGTGAAATTTAGTGTCTGCTAATCTTGATCTAGTAAAAGAACGCAATATATCTGATGAGAACGTTGAACGCATCAACGCCATTCATGAGGGTTTGGAGCAGCTGATTGACACCTACTCGCTTGAGTGTGACTATGACTCAACAATTGAGCTGATTCGTCAAGCTGAGTATGCACTTCAAGACCTTTGGGGTTTCAACCTTGACACTCTTTACCACACGTGGGTGAATGTCTTCAATCAGAAACATTTCAAGCTCCAATGGGTTGGGCGTACATTTCAGTGTGTTGAAACTGGAGCAGTTAGAACTATTCCTGAAGACATTTATCAACGTCAAATCATCACGATCAGTGGTAATTCAGCAATTGATCTTGGTGTTGCTAATGGGTACAGCCGGACTATTGGTAATCTCACTGAGGTGTTTGATCATGCTTGAACAAACCGAAGACCAGATGGAAACCTTGCTTGAGTCTAAGCTTGGTGACTTCAAGAAACAACTGAGTCAAATCAATGAAGATGCTTTGAGTAAACTCTATACAGATGTACTACCATATGTCTTGAGTGATACGCAATACAACATGGTGAACATCATTGATGATTGTCTTGGTAAAATTATCAAAGGTAATTTCAAGGTAGAAATTGATCAATGGAACAACTACACCATCACCGTTGAAGATCAGAATGGTTTTACACACTGTCTGCGTGAGAGTTCTACCACTATTTGGGGAACACTAGTCAAGGCTATTTATGATGCTAACCCTCAAGCTCTTGAGAATGCTCATATCAAGCAGTTGGAAGCGCGTATTGAGAGTCTTCAGGATAATCTGACACGAGCGTACCAACGATGAGTATCCAACGATATGACTCATGTTGCTGTGTAGGTGAAGAGGATGATGGTGAATTTGTTTATTACGATGAACACAAACTTGAAATAGATGCTTTACAAGCTGAGATAGTTCGGTTAAAATCACTGCTTGAATGCGACTTGGATGATATGAAATGAGTAAGAAATTGCTAGAAAGTGTGGTAAAGAGTCTTCGTCCAAACTTCGATGATTACATGTGTGATGCAGACTATTGGGCAGACTATGACGCGGAGTTAGACTATCTGCTTCAATCTGAGAGTCGAGAAGACTTGATCACATATATTAATAAATCAATGTTTTGTGGGTTTTCTCAACACCCCGATCATCACGCTTGTACCGATGTTGCATCTACGTTACAATCAGCTGACAGTAGTTATGCTGGTGTGTTTAAATTCAATTAAGCTTGAGAGAATGAAATGAACGTGAATGGAATGCTGGAAATTCTCAAGAATAAAGACTTTGATATTCTGAGTTTACCTCTTGAGTTTGATGTCTTGTTTCATGGTAAATTCAGGCTTGACAATCGAGCTAAGAAGGTGCTGAACAAGACAATGGATACTGACTTCATTGCTGTTTATCGTGGATATGATTACTACTCAGAACAGTGGAAAGGTGATAGTATCAGTTGGGATGCTGAGCATGTCTACATTGTCACATCTAAGCGAAAACTTATTGGTATGTACAACTCTGAATGGGCTTCAATTGAAAAGGTTGCTGAAGAATGAAACCTAACCAGAAGTTAACGCCTAAATACTGGATTTGGTCATGACAAGTCGAATGATGAAGTGTTCACTGACACCATGCACAAGAGTAAGTCAGATACAGCTGTAGCTATGGCAACTCACCTTGGGGTGGATTGGCAGATCGATGATGACCTTGAAATCATTCTGATTGAAGTTAAGAAAGTAATCTAATCATTTAGTAAGGAATAATTTGTGCGAGCAGTAGTAGTTTCGATGAAGAAAGTTAAAGACCACGAGTATGAGCAAGAAGTGCGAGAGTTTCGACGTGCTGAGAAAAATAAACGATTGAGCCGGCGCGTTCAACGAGACAATAAACGGAGTGGGGAAGGTGACGATGAGTAAGCTTAAAGTTGGTATTGCATTGGTGGCAGCTATGTTTCTTGCTGGTTGTAGTGATCCAAAAGGTGCAGAGAAAGCACTAACTGGCGCTGGGTATACTGAGATTCGCACCACAGGATACAACTGGTTTTCATGCAGCAAAGATGACTCATACAGCACAGGTTTTGAAGCTAAAGGTCCAACTGGTGTTCCAGTGAAAGGTGCTGTGTGTTCTGGTTTGCTATTTAAGAATTCGACAATTCGAACGGAGTGACATTGATGAGTGTGTTTGATATACGTGGTAATGTAGCAGAAGTGAGTAGTATTGTCTTTGCTGATGATGTAGGTCGAGAGAATGTAAACCATTGTTATGAGTTGAAGAAGTGGAGCGTTGTTTCTAATATGGTGGCTATCACTGACGCTGACCATGAAGTTGGTGAAACCAATGATTATGTGGTTGTTAGTAGCAAGGAACATGCTGAACACTTGATCAAAGCTCTGAATAAAGCAGTATCTCTAGGTTGGCTGAAGTGATGGATACATTCTATTTGGTTTGTGCTTGGGATGGTTATTATCCAGAAGGTGGTTTGAATAACATTCATCTTGTTACCTTTGATGAACAAGAAGCTAAAGACTTTAGAGAAGAATGTGTAAGGATTGGTATTCCATGTCCTTATGATAAAACTAGCGACAGTCGATATCATCGTGATAATGTTGTAATGTTTACCAGTGATCAATTACCTTGGAGTGATAAATGAAAACTTTGTATAAATGGCTAGCATATATGATTAGCAGCTTTGTAATCCTAGCTTTCTGTGTACCAACACTGTTGAGTATGCCTGATACAATTGCTGTACTTATGGGTTTTGGTTTGGGTGGTGCGTGGTTTATTATTACCATCCTAATCATCACTTCTTACATCAAGGTTAAGAAAACTGAATCTGTCAAAGCAATCTAACTGATATAATTAGGAGAAGAAATGAAGTTTATTAAAAAAGCTGGTGTAGCACTGATGGCTATAGCAATGGCTGTCTCGATGGGATGCTCTAAAGTACCAGCTGGTCACACTGGCGTCATTGTCAACCTGATGGGTAGTGATAAAGGTGTTGCTCTACAAGAAGCCAGCACAGGTTATAAGTTTCTAACTCCAAATGAAGAGTTGTTCTTGTTCCCAACCTTCAACCAGAACTTTGCTGTAGGTGTTGCTAGTTTCCAAGATCGTGATGGTATGACAATTACAGCACCACTCGGTTTGACAATTCGTGCTAAAGAAGGTGCGGCACCAACCTTGTTCAAAACATTCCGTAAAGGTATGGATGAGATTGTAACTGTCAATGTTCCTCAAGTGCTGAAGAATGAGCTGAACAATGCAGGCTCTAAGCTTCGTGCTGAAGATGTATATGGTCCGGGTAAAGAAGCATTCATCAAGAGTATTGAGAAGAAACTTCAGGACCACTTCGAACCAAAAGGTATTATCGTTGAGTCGCTATACTTGACAGGTGAAGTTGGTCTGCCGGGTCCAGTTAAAGATGCATTGAATCGTAAGATTGAAGCAACACAGAAAGCTCAACAACGTGAGAATGAACTTCGTCAAACCCAAGCAGAAGCAGCTAAAGAAGTTGCACAAGCTGAAGGTACTAAACAAGCAGCAATCCTGCGTGCGGAAGGTGAAGCTCAAGCACTGAACATCAAAGGTAAAGCTTTGCAGAACAATCCCGGTGTAGTTGAACTGAATGCAATTGACAAGTGGAATGGTGTACTTCCTCAGTATATGGGTGGTAACTCCCCAACACCATTCATTAATGTAAAGTGATCGCTTCGTAATATAACACAGTAACAAAACAAGCCCGCATTAGCGGGCTTTTCTTTGTCTTAAATATAATGCACTTTGATTAATATTGAAAGAATGCATTCAATACGGTACAGATGCTACTATATATTGATTGTGACCTGCACTACAGGTGGTTTTGAAGTATCGGATTTATACTATACCCCTTTTCACTATACGGCGATTTGGGAAATGGTAAAACTGAGAATGGTGAGATTGGAAAGTTGAGGTACGGGAATTAGCTCGGAATAGCATCGATTCTCAAATGCAAATGAGAATGCTTCATCATAGCTAGGCGCTATTGATACTGGTTAGTTCATAGTTTGAATTAACTAATACAATACAGGCGGCAGTGAGCCCCCAATTCATTGGCGACTTTCAAAATGGTACTCCCTTATTTTTGCATCGTCAACATTTATTTTTAGGCACTGTTTATGCAATAGCAATTTGTGTGCCAACGCCAAATAACGCCCACCCTCCCTGTTTATCTCCGGTGCTTGGCGTCCCTCGCCTGCGTTGCCCGCTGTGTATGATTATACGTCACCTACAAAACAATACAAGCGCTATTTTCATATTTCTTTCAGCGAAAGCCAGGTGATTTTGCTTGACAGCCTGGTATTTTCTGTGATATGCGCACGCGCCCGGTTCATTTATTGAGGCTTGACGAAAATAATCTAAAATGAGTGTTGACAGGCTGGCGGTGTGCTGTAGAATTCACCATATCGAAAGCAAACAAGCTTAAAGGAATTCAGAACATGAACATTCAGGAACAAGCTAAAATCATTCGCCGCGAAGGTGTGATCCTTTCTCGTTTTGATAAGGAAAAGGAAGACGGTTTAGTGACTGGATTGTTTATTGTTTGGCAGGGTAACGAATGGTTTATCCGTATGAAAAACGGTGTGGTTATGAGTTGCCGTAACCTTGACATTAAAGCACAAGCAATTGTTAATAAGGTGAATTCCAAATGAAAGAGCATAACGAAAAAGGCCACTTGAATATTTTTAAACGTGATCATGAAAGTGTTGTGACTGGATTCGGTAAACATGACCGAGTTGTCGCCTTTCTTCCCAATCCAGAAGGCTTGTATATTCGTGTGGATCATTTGTGGAAATTAGGCAACCCTACCAATGAAGAGATTTTGAAGGCAGCCAAGAAGGATCAAGGGATTGGTGGGAAGTGGATTTTTGATAAATCCGAACAATGGGACGATGGTTCTAGCACTGATTATTATTTCAAACGTTTGTGAGGAAACGGTATGTTTTATCATTACAGAATTCGTTTAGGTATTGCGACACTGAATAAAATACATTCAGACGGTAATGATGTTGACGAAAAACCTAAGTCAATCGGTAAATTCAAAAGTGAAAGTGAAGCAAAGGAAGCTTGCAAAGCACACTTTGAAAAGGTTTGCAAGCTGGTAATGAATACCGGGCGAGAATTACCAACAATGAGTTTTGTTTAAAATAAAGCTTGACGGATATTCTAATTGGTCTAGAATATCCGTTATCAAAACCAAACATGGAATCGAAAGAATGAAACGTCCAGAAGGCAAGCCAGTAGAAATACGCTTTTGCACTTATGCAAATGCTACCGGTCCTAAGTTCGAAGTGTTGCACGCCTACAAACTTCCTGTTAGCAATATGTCTAAAGAAGATTGCATTAAATTCCGCGATGAATTGTATAAAAACCCTCATTGTGGTACATGTACAATCTATCTCGATAACGGCTGTCATATCTAAAATAAGTGTTGACGGGTGTTCCGATTAGTGTAGAATATCCGTCAACAAGGCAGAAAGCCTAACAATTGGAGTTTCCTAAATGCGTTCAATTAAAACCCTAGCTCGTGAAGCTTATAAAAACCGATATGCATTCGGGCATGTCACTATTGACAAAGACGGGACAATGCTAGGTCACTGGCACGACACTCGCCAGAAGCTTAACCCTGTAGAGCTGGGAAACATTACCGATTGTTCCACAAGGGTTAACGAACGCAAGACAGGTATTCTGTTTTATAACCGCCACTTTCTCGTTTACACTTTCGCAATGGAATAGAAAATAAGTGTTGACGGCTCATTCAAACCCTGTAGAATGAGCCACAAGCCCAAACGAACTTAACGGAATTCTCTAAATGTCAAAGTTTAACGGTGTAGAATTGACACAAGAAACAATCCTAGAATGTCGTCAATGGTTTGCTGACAATTGTCAAGCTTGTATCAATGACGCTATCAGTGGTGAACAAAAGGTCAATGACATTACGTCTTATATCGTTTGGCAAACCGAATCCAAACAAAATGCATTGATTGGTAAGTGGGACTATACATTTGCATTCTTACAACGCGCTCACTTTATGCAAACTGGCGAGTGTGTAGCGCTTCTAAAATAATCATTGACAAGCCTATTCAAGTCTGTAGAATAGGCGACACAAACAAAGGAATTGACTAAATGAACATTGATCAAGCTCGCAAACTTAAATTCGGTCAATTGGTTAAATGTCCAGCGGATCGGGGCTCGCCTGCTTTCACTGGCACAGTGCGAAGTGAAGACTGTGCAACCGCTCAAAGTAACGAGAATTTATCCGGCGAAGTTTATATATGGGTGACTGTTTCCCATCGTGGTATTAAATCCGTTTGGCCTTCTAACCGTCTAGGGTGATAAAATGTATATCAAATACCGTAGACATTCAGAACTAACTGACATATACTGCGATGATATCAAACTTCAATATTGGTTTGATTGGGTATCAATGTCCAGTGGTTGGAGAGAACTGTAATGATAACTACCACAAGCTTGACGCACCCAACCATGCTCGCTAAAATCCGGCTCGCAATGCGCTATGCTCTGATGAATCAGGGTGATAAGATGAATGGCCACGCTAACCGATGCTATGTAGAGAATCGCAAGGGATTGAACATCCTACGCGTAACGTGGTATGCTGCATCAAAGTCCTTTGTCATTTGGGCTGGATGCACAGCTGATCATGGAAGTCAAGATGTAACCGAAAAGGTTAAACAGGCTTTCGTTTATAACTCAAAGAAGGGTTGACAGATGAACTATAAGCATGCTAACGCCACGTCGATAAAACAGTTTGGGCAATGGTTTATTGTAAACGCTGATAGCGTAGAACAACGACTAAAGGTTGAGGCGAAAGCAAGAGTTTTATGGCTTGACAATCGTGAACCTACCTTATGGGAATGGGAGAATTTGGAATCAATTAGTGCGGATGAGTGGTTAAAATAAACTAAAATAGTTGTTGACTCACCAGCTCAACACTGTAGAATGAACAACACAAGAGGCGAACAAGCCTCACAACTCCAAAGGAATCAGAATCATGAACGCACACACTACCAAAACCAAAGAAATGGGTATTACTCGTTTTTCGATTAAAGGTTATCGCTGGTTCCAAAAGTCGTATGGTAATACTTATCACACTACTTATATCAGCGCTTTGATTGACGGTGTGTGGTGTGACCTCGGGTCAACTCCGATGGAATATGGTTATGGTGAACAATATCTGTGTACAGCTGGTAAATGGTTGATTGATAACGGTTTCATTGAAAATCTGAAAGATGCCCAACAATTGATTGGTGATGGATACCAGTTTAACCAATATACTTTCCGTCAAGTCAATAACATTGACAACAGCGTCCAAGATGTAAACCGTAAGAAAGACTTATAAGGAATTTTATCGCTTAGCTTGTTGACACTGACAAGCTAAGCTAGTAAGATTCTTTTCAGCGAAACGTAATTCACTAAATCAGGAATTAAGAACATGACTACAATTAACGAAGTTGCAAAGAAAGTTATTGCTGATTCGATTGATATGGAATATGTAACTGATTGCGGTTTTAAAACAGTAGCAGAAGTTTATCAAGCTGAATTTGGTTGGGCTGGATTGAGTCCTACAACTTGCAAAGATTACCTGCAAGGCTTGCCAAGTGTTTGTGAAGTTCCATATTGGAATAATGAGATTCTTGATCTTTTGTCGGTACACGGTATTACACGCCGGACAGATGAGGGTAATTCTAAATTGATTGACGACTACTGGTTTGCTTGTGGTCAACAATTGTATCTCATTGTCAAGGATGGTAAATAATCATGCGTCTATATCATGTTGTTACTGTTGTTGAAAATGCCCGGATGCATAACTTCGGTAATAAGACATACTTTACAGTTAGTCCACTTACACACGAGCAAGCTTGTACTCTGATGTCTAAGATTACAAGTTATTCATGGCGCAGGAAGTTTCTAGAAGAGGTGGTATCATGATTGCGTTCGTTAAAGTTGGTGATGTTCTAATTAAAGCCTATGACAAAGGCGACGACTGGCAAACAGTTGATAGTAAGGGTATTGAACGCTGGCGTTCTAAATGGTCTAGTGATGTTAAGGGGAGTTTACGGGTAGCATTAAATCGACATGCCAGAGAGTGTGGTTATACTCAAGAATGTATCATTGACCAGATTGAATATGTAGGGACTGTTTAATCATGGCTAGACCAGCAAACCCTGAAACGTATTCAATCCGCCAACACGTTACACAGTGGCTCACACGTACAAAGGCTGCCAGATTCACGGTGCCTACGCTCATACACGAGCTGGCAAGCGTCCTAGACATATACAAGGGTATCGACTTGAGCAAGTGTCTAGGCAACGAGTTGATACGGCGGGAGAAAGCCGGTATGCTCAAATCAGAAGCTGGTGAACCTGTAGGCGTAGGACGTCCTCCGCGTATCTATCGACAACTCTGGAAGGTGTAAACATCATGACAGACGACAAGAAGCTGATAACTGTAGAGGTGGTATTCTACAACGAAACTAAGGTGATTCTAGCTGTACAGTTGGTTAGAACGTGGGGTTTGTGTACTGCCTACGGCGCAGCCTTTAACATTCTTAGTCGTGACTTTCCACAAACCAGCAAAGCTATAGAAACTCAATGCACTAGTTTTAGTGCTGTCATTGTCGATAAGGGTTAAACATGTTTGTTAAACAAAGTACATATGATGCACTAGATCGTAAACATAAATATACAATGATTGAACGTAATCGAATTGTTCAAAAGTATAATGCTCTATTGAAAGAGTGGAATAATACAGTTGAACAGATTAACAATCGTCCGGGGGCATGGTCGTTTATTGAGAGTGGTAAGGTTCCAAACTCAGCCCCACAATTCTCTCAGGATGATATCAAGGTGTTGATCCAACTGGTGCATCCTGACAAGCATGATGGGAAAGCTAGCGCGGTGAGGCTTACACAGGTTTTGCTGGCAATGCGAAAATAATCAAAAATAGTTGTTGACGGGTTTTCTAATTGCTGTAGAATCGGTGACAGAAGGAAGCAAACCAGCTTCCAAAGGAGATACGACAAATGAACTATTGGACTCAGTTGATCATCAAAGCCGCTGAAGCTTCCGTATTGGTCGGTGATCGTGATATGAACTATTATGTTCACTGCGCCTATGGTGAGTGCATGGGATATGTTTCTACTGACATGCTCAGTTTGAGCGTGAAAGAGGAACTAAAGCAACTAGGTTACAACTGGTAATAAAAGCCCCTTAATTGGGGCTGAGTCAGTAGAAACATATCGTTTACTAAATGGAGTTTTAAAACATGTCGCTATTCGCCACTATCGCTGTAGTTTGCACAATGTCCACTTGTAATGATTATGTCATTGACACTGCGTCAAATATGCAGGATGCAAATATCAACACACACGCCCAAGATGATCGTTTCTTGAAGTTGTGGGACGATGAACGGCAGTTGACAAACTGGCTCAAAGAGTACAAAATCGGCGAGACGGTGTTTGAAATTGTCTCGCTTGAGATGGAAACTAAAGAAATCAAAGAAGACGATTTACCTTGACATAATCCTAAATATGTTTCTTAAATAGGTGGATACTATGAACAATCGTGAATATGCAAAGCACAAGAAAGCTATGCTTGAAAACGCCATGTTGATTAGTGTTGATGGTTTGCAAGCGGCAATCATTGAAGAAGTGAAAACCCCTGTACTTCCATACCTTGTTTTTGATACCATGTTGACAGCGCTTCAAAAGAAGATGGGAACCAAAGCCTTTAACGAATGGATTAGTACACTATGACACCTATTCATGAGCATGATTGCGAACGCTGTAAGTTTCTCGGGACTTTCAATGGTCAAGACTTGTATTACTGCCCGCCTTATGATCCGATTGACTGGCCTAAAGGTTGGACTCTGATTAGTCGTTTCGGTAAACATGGCGACTATTGTTCTGGTGGTTGGAAAACCGAACTTCCACAAATGTTAGAAGCGCGCCGACGTGCTATTGCAGAAGGTTATATAAAAGAAGGCGAATATTCTTAAATAAAGCTTGAATCATTCTCTAAATGCGCTAGAATATAAACATAAGGAAGCAAAACAGCTTCCCGCAAATGGAGTGCAAAACAATGATTCATACAATGATGTATTCGCCAAAAGGCATGGATTGGTTTTTCTTTGCTAATGGCTTGATCTTCGCTGGACTTTTGCTAGCTGGTTCTGTAATATTCCTTTTGTACGTAGATGGGTATTTCACGCCAGAACGTACCAAGAAACGTCAAGAAGGTGATAAGAAATGAGCTATTTAAACGTGTTCACTCAATACAATGCAGCAAGCTTGATTGACAACTGTCAAGATTATATGACCATGACCGATGGTTTAATCATGGTGGTCGCGCATGACAATACAGTGTGGGTTTGCCGTGAAGGTGAAAGCGCTAGTTTGTACGATTGCACAATGATTGAACGTATCTTGTGAATATGCTTATAGGAGTGTTTTCCAGTATTAGACACTTCAATTAAGAATGTTTTTACTAACAAGGGTTTGACAAATGAAAGCTATTATAAAATGTAAACCGTATGACTATACAGTTTGGACGGTTGAAGGCGAACAAGTGGGCGGTAGTTTCACTAATATTGTTGCTGCTGAAACCTTCCTGATTAAGATGGGTTACACTCAATGAAATATTCAGTTTATTGCCATGTCATTGGAAGTCTCTTAATGACTGGCACCTTTTCAGAGTGTTACGAATTTTGCGAACGTAAACGCCTTTACATTGTCGAGCGTGAAGGTGATAGCGGTACAATTTGGAGTGTTAAATAAGATGGAAACAATCAATTGGATTGAACACGAGGAAAAAGGTAGCTGGAATCGCCCCAACCTTGTAGCCTATGCTTTGCTTGAAAGTATGGTGTCTGTCAGTAACAATATCAGCGATACATTCACACCATTTGAACCTCAAGCATTGCAGGTTGAATTAACTGTCAACGGTAAACAGGTGAGTTTTGTACGTGCAATGAACCTGATTCAAGAAGGTATCAGCAGGCTAGAATCTGATATCAAAAAGAGCTTGATTAAAGATGCTGCACAAGCTTTAATTGATGAACTACACAATACAATCCAAACTGAAGAATGGAAAGAGCGGACAAGTCAATGAAGAAGTCTAAACGCTTCCGTCAATCATACCGCGACACTATCAACCGAGTTATTGCAAGTCATAAGGAATACACTCCGGGTTGGACAAACAAACGAATTGCATACGCCTTAGACTTAGGTGAAATGTTCGAATGGTCAAACGATCTTTTGTCTAGTGCTTGGATATGGAAATAATTCAAAATAACTTGATTCTTCTATTGACAAAATAAGCACGACGTTTTGTGAGGGTAGTCTAGGCCAGTGTATAGCTTAGCACTAACGTTGCTCAGAACGCACTACAGAGCGTTTAAAAGCCTATTGACATTTGCCCGGAAACGATAAGTTATCTGGGCTTTCTTTTGTCTGCTAAATGCTAATATTCCTTGCATTTCCAACCAATACGACTAGAATAATGGCATGGTGTGAAATTTAGCACGAGACAAACAGGGAAAGTGGGTGTCATTCCTGTGAGGTTATTAAAACCTAATTTCTTATTCGAAAATAGATGTAGACAGGGTATTCCAGTCCTGTACAATGAACCCATCGAAAGCAAACAAATAAGCTAAAAGGTGACAACATGAACATGATTAAAACCGTAGTAAACACTCACGAATTGCAGAATGGCGACGTGATCATGAACAATGGTGTATACTTTCTTTTGTCCAATCGCAAAGAATGGAAAGATTCTGAAGAAGTTGTTACTTTGGTTGGTAATCCAGTTGGTGAAGTAGAAAACCATAACTTCCCACGTCACTGGCTGAAAGATTACAGTATTCAAGGCAATAAACGTGCAATGTGGTGCAGAATCACAGCTGAATAAATCGCTTGTACAAGGAGCATTTTTGATTTAAAATGCTCCTACACCAAACAGATTCGGAGTTCTCTAAAATGGCACTAGTCAAAGGTTACATGCAAACAAGTCTGCAAGCAATGACCATCGAAGAACGTTGCAACCCTAAACCGTTCAACATTGATGAACCAATGCAAATGTGGGAACGCCTGTTTGCTGTTTGTGAAGATGGTCGAGTGTTGGAAACCACTGTTGATTTGACTAAGCGCAGTAACCCACACTTTGACACTAAAGGTCGTGTTTGGACTGTCAGCACCTTGACAGCCGAAGAAGCTTCTAAGTTTGAATATATCGGTAGCTATCAAATGCCGATTCTTGTTAAATAAAGGTTGCACAGGGGAGTATTGCTTTGATACAATGCTCCCACACCAACTGGAAAGAGGTTTGCACCATGTCTAAAGTGATGATTGTTAGCTTGAAAGAGAAAACCTACAAAGCCGATCCTGTTATCATGTCATGGGTTGAATACCAAGCATTTTGCTTGAAAGTGGCTGGTGAGGGTATCACTTGGAAAGCCGTTCTAATCTGAGGATTGATGAATACGAGGTGCGTTTTGCTGTAAATGGTGAAGACCTCGACAGTGATGCAGATTACTTCACCAACGATAAACAAGATGCGATTGATACCGCCGTTAATTGGGTAAATGAGGAATAAACATGAAATCCAGCGAAATTATTGAACTAGCATTAGTTGATTACACACCTAACGTTTTTATGTGTAATGTCATTGAGGGAATGTTTAGACTCAAAGAGCAAGCAAGCGATGTTGAACGCACGTTAGAATTGATCAATGCGCGTTTAGGGGAACACTACACACTAACGACATGGCTTGCTGCAAACGATCCTGATTATCTTGAGTTGTGCAAGCTTGCTGATCCTGATAGCAATAAGCCGGGCAATAGTAGTCAAGCCATGAAAAACGTTTATTGCTATTCTCAACGCGCGTTGTATTGGCACGACTTGATTGACGAATTGAAAGCGAAAGGTGAATAAAGGAATTCGATACAAACAAGCCCCTTGAACGGGGCTTTTCTTTGTCTAAAATAAATGTAGACACTGACTTAAATTCTTTGATATAATTACAATACCGGCGAGGGTCGGAGGCAATCACCGGACGAGCCTGTTATTCCTAGTTGGCACGTAATTTTCCCGCAAGAAATGCAAATGTTGGCATGAAAAGTGGTACGCTGTTTTAAACTAAAAGACATAGCAGTGTGAGGCTTTAGTTTATCGTCGCTGTAATCGCGTTATAGGGGCTTGCAGAGCATTGAAAATAATTGTTGTACTATTCTATAATTGGTTTACAATGAATCTAACAAAACGAACTTAACTGAGTAAACATCATGACCAACAAAGAGAAATACCAAAACCTTCAAGCTGAGCTGGAAGTGATCGAACGTGCAACAAAGGTTTATCTTGCTGATGGTAACATTGACCGGGAAAACGTGTGTGAAGGTAAGACACAAGAAGAAAAAGAAGCAATCTGGTCTGAGTATATGTCTGATGAATTGTGGGGCGAACTGTATAAAGCTGCCGTTGATGCTGCCGCTTTCCGTGCTGAAGATGCTGGACTTGATCTTAACAAGTTGATTGGTCGGAACATTTACTAAAATAAATGTTGTCAGGGTGTTCTAATGTTGATAGAATACCTTTAACGAAACGGCAACCCCTTCTGGAGATTCACAAAATGACTAACCTCTTAACTTTCGAAGTAACAATGGTTGAGCGTACCGCCTACTATAGCAACACTGTAGATTGGGACAATGCCCCTGTTTTGATTGTTGAGGGTATCGGTCGGAACTCTTCGATTAAAAAAGCCCTTGAGGCTTTCAATGATGAAAATGGTGAAATGTATCTGGTTCACGGTGTACGTCAAATCACCAGTAAAAAGAAATTGACCACACTTTTGGAAGCTGGTGCTAAAGACCTTCGGAACACTTAAAATAAACTAAAATAAATCTTGTACCGATGGCGATTGGTCGGTACAATGCTTATAACGAAACGAACAACGGAGCAAGACGAGATGAAAACACTACAGGTGCTTTGCCATAACTCTAAAGGTCAAGTTGAGTGGATGAAATTCAACGGCGACTATGTGCAAATGATTCATGCGGGTGCATGGGTTCCTGTTCGATTCGTGTAACCAACCCCGCCCACCTCAAGCCCCTTAACTGGGGCTTTTTGCCAGTAAAACTACTCTGAAAGGTGACACCATGAAATATCAACCATGTTCTAAATGTGGTGCCTTGCACGGATGCACAAGCAAACACAAGCCTGTCATTGCAGAAGGCTTTGCATGGTGCGGACATTGTGGAACTAAACTCGTTTTGAATCTAAAGAAGGTGGCATAAAATGGGCGTATTAATCGAAGTTATCGAATTATCGTCGGTTAATCTGAGTTTGTCGAAGTGTACTGATGGTTTCTGGTTATACGACTACACACGCTGCATGAATCTATCCATGCGTGCCAAGACAGCACAAGATGCATTTGTGGAAGCGCTAGAATATTATCAAGAGAGGTTGACAAGGGTAGAAAACGAATATAAGGAACTTAATCAAAAGGTTCAAAGTTTTGTCGGTTTGTTTGCAGAAGACGATGATAATTAATAATTGATTCCATAAATCAGCCCTCTTAATTGAGGGCTTTTCTTTGCCTGCGTTTTGACCATGTAAAACCGTCCGAAGTGTATAAGTAGGCTACCCTATTCATTGCTACGCAATGCACCTAATCAAGTGTTGTACTGCGTACAAATAAGCCTTTGCCTTTGATCTTAAGAGTGGGGAGATACCCCACAAGCTCTAAAGCTTTTGCTCTGTATTGTTTACTATGTAAACAGGTATATAAACAGGCGTTAACGCCTAGTATCAGGCAGCTATATGCAGCGCATATAATAGATATAAGCTCAATGCTATGCATTGAATATACATAAACTCATTAAACTATTCATATTCAGGGAACTTGCATAAGTCAGGGAATATAAGGCTTAGAGGGTGGCGGCTCGTGTGCGGAGCACACAATGTTGTTTAGTTTAATGATATGATAGTGAGGGAACATGTATTCAAGGAACTAACATATTGAGACAGTATGTCGCTCTCTACCTCTAGTATGTCTAACCACACTCTCTAACTATAACTACCCATTGTTCCACGTGGAACATAATATAAACACTATCAGACGGTATATTGTCCCATATTGTGGGATAGATGGTGTATATCAAACGATACGTTCTAATACATAGAATCAATTAGATATGCTCACATGTCCCATGTATAGTATGCCAATGGTAGAGATTCAACCTTCCAAAATGGTGGTTCACAGAACACCTATCACAGAGTGTACATTGATAGAGATAATCAATGATGCATGTCAGGCTTGACAAGATACAAACTCTCTGATTCATCCCTCATATGAAGGGATAACGCGTTGCGTAGATTGGGTATTATGTTAAATGCGAATGTATGATCATAGTATCATTCAGTTGTCAATGCATTTAGTTCACAGATATAGATAGTACATCACAGAGTGTACATTGATAGATGGGATCTATAATTCTGATCGATAGTCTTAGTCTAGGGATTTGGCGATTATAATAGACCCACCCTATCTGAGAGTGCCGGGGCGTTAAACCCATTAGCTAAGTTTCAGTGGATTAATGAATATTCAGAACACTAGTCAACGAACATCACCAGTCACAGAACTAAGTTCACAGAGTTGTTAGATCACAGAGACTGAGTATTCACGGTACAAACCGTGCACGATGATTCACAGGGATTTTCTACAGACGAAAGAAAGCCCCTTCATGAGAAGAGGCTAGTTGATTTTGGGGGAATTGGAATTTTAGGTAAAAGAAAACCCCAACTTATTAGGTTGGGGTGATTGTGTTACCAGTTCTTGAATGGGTTTTTAGTCAGATGTGAGTTGTAGTATTTTTCTTGACCTGTAACCTCTGTTTTTACAAATGGTGGTAATGTTATCTGTTGGTCTACTGATGATAGTTCTACTTCGGCTACTACCAGACCTTTGTTGTCACCATGAAAGAAATCGATTTCCCAATACATGTTGTCGTGTTTTATTACGCAGCGTGTTTTATCGATCACGCCTACGCATATTTTCAATAGTTCTTCTGCTTCATTGGCGTAGATATCACGCTCCCACTCAAATCGTGATAACCCATTGTCACTTGATATACCTTTTACAGTAAGTGTACCACGATCTTTTAATAGTCTTACACGGACTGTTCTTTCTGGATCGAGGTTTAGATATCCTTGTTTGATGTCATTCACACTGATGAATGGAGTGAGCTTAGTCAGATCCACTAAGAACTTGCGTTCAATCTCTATCATTGGTTTTTCTCCTTATGGGAATCGAGCAAGTAATCATCCGATACACGTTTGTCATACCTTCTCCCTTTGACCATCTTTGATATATCTTTCCATTGCTTCTTCAGGCGATTCAAAGCCATCGTCCCAATATGCGCAAGCAAGTTGATAAGCATAGTCACCATATGCAAATTCATATTCTGAAAACAGTTCAACCATCTCCATTACCCAATCATATTTATCGTACATTACAAATCCATCCCATGAAATGCTTCCTGTACTCTCACTCGCCATTCATGTCTAGGAAATGGATAAGCATAAAGAAATGCCAACAGTTCCCCTGTACTAAACCCACCTCGACAGTTGCCAGTGACCATTGCTTCTTGTGGGTTATGAACATGACAGTAAACTTGGTAAGCTTGCATACTCACCACTTGTGGAACAACTGGACGTCTACTACGTCGTTCATGTTGAACTGGATGTACAGGGATTGTATTGTCTATACTCATATCAATGCTCACCCCATTCATACTCAACCCAATATTCATTAGTTGGAAATTCAATACTCAACTTTGATAGTTCATAATGAGCATCATATTCTTTGGTGAATACATCACCCTCTATGTATGACCCATCTTGCCTTTCACCAACAACTTTATAACCAATAATGATATCCATCTTACCTCCGTTAAAACCACTTAGTATCTTTATGAACAACAAAGTCATTGTATTCAGGATGATACTCATTGATGTACTCCCTCAACTCTTCTTCATTCTCCATCAGACCAATTGAGAAGCTAGACATGTAAGCACCATCTTCCCGGCTGGTTTCATAGATATGCACTTCCGATGAATAGTCGTGACAGCAATCACAACCAAGCGACCAACTCCAGTATTCGTATTGGATTACATATTCACTCATTGTCTTCTCCTACTTACACTTTAATCAAAATAGCGTTGCGCCAAACACATGGATAAGTTACATACTCTCTCTGATCTAGTACAGCATGTACACGAATACCGGATTCAGTGTAGCCATCTGAGATGATAGTGAATCCCTCTCCATCTGGAGTAAAAGGATGTTCCCATTGTTCCAATACTACTTTACCCATCCAACCAAAATCAATGTTCATCCATAATACTCCTGTACATATTGACTATACTCTTCAGCGCTGTGTTCCTTAAGCAACACTTCCAACTTGTCACGTCGATCAAGGAGAAGATCAGCAATTGGTCCACTTGGATATCTACCGAAGTTCTCCTTGTTTAATTGACCGATCTTAGACTGAATGTCCATCAGTTCATGATAAATAAATAGCATTATTCAAACACCTCAATTTCATCTACTGTAAAGAATGGCCAATAAGGACTTCTGTCTGTATTACCATTCTGCCATTCTTTGTAATAAGCTTGCATAATCCAACGATAAGCAGCTTTCTTTGTCGTATACCTAATAACAGTCCAAGATTCCCAATCCATTGTTTGGGTTACTTCATATATCTTCATCATCTATCTCCGTTCCCCCAAACTTTCATAGCCTCATCAAGATCCTTATAGAACATCTTGACAGGAGTGATGTATGAACGAGCATACTCTCTAATACATTCGTTCATAGGTTGTTCAAACCAAGGAGATGGTTCAGGAAGCTTGCACTGTTCGCAATCCATATTTCTCCATATTCTTCTGCATGAAATCCAAAAACCACTGGGGTGTTTCGTCAAATGTCTTATCATCCATTGTAACGATCAGATTCAAATCCAGAAGCTCTTTGTGATGCTCACGATCACCAATGAATAACGAATGTTCTCGCATACGACGTTCATATTCATCATTCATTGCTTTAGTTACGTAACTGGTCATTTAAATTACCTTCCTTGCTGGAACATTGAGAACGTGCTTCTCTGTCTTGATAAGGTAAGAGAATACACCACCATCACTACTTTCACACACTTCAACAACTTGAGCATAATCACCTTTCATGGCATATACTCGGATACCATCTCGATCAAATACATAATCATTCAGTTTAATCCAATCACCTACTTGATGCGTCATGACAACGTGTCCTCTGAGATAACTACACCATCCAAAAGTAATTGAATAATGTGATAGTCTTTAGATTCCCCATAACCAGTGTAATCCCAATCAGATTTAACATTGATTGACAGATTCTCCCGAAGGAATTCAAACAACTCTTCTCTATCCATTATATTTCTCCAATGCTTTTTCTAGAATTCGTTTACCATTAGGCCAACTACCGTTCATAATACACTGCAAGTATTCCAAGTCCATTTCGATGTTAAGAATATGGTCAATCACATCCTCTGGAACACCAACTTCATTATAATACTTGAGTCGTAGACATAGTTCACACTCACACATTAGGCAACTCCATAGAATTCTTTAACTTCTTTGTCAAGAATTAGATCACGCATACTAATTGGAGTGGCAATAGACATGTTAGTTAGATCCTTCGCACGCGATAGTGCAACATACAACATCCCATGTGCAAAACACCCACGACCAACATCTACAGCAACACCATCAAGTGTCATCCCTTGAGCGCTGTGAATGGTAATAGCCCAACCAAGTTGCAATGGAATCTGTGAGTATTCCCACTCAACTTCCTTAGTTAAGCCTTTTGCAGTTGCATTGTACTGGTAAGTTTCCCAAGTAAAAGCTTCAACTTCAACGTCTTCTTCAAAACCATCTTTCTCAAGAGTGACAATGACCGAGTTAGCATACAAAGCTTTGACAATACCACGTTGCCCGTTGGTGTAAGCACCATCAATATCATTGGCACGGATAATTACATGTGCGCCTTCACGCAGCTTGACAATCTGAGGTACTGCTACATCATTACTCCACTTACTATTGTTTGTTTGACCATAGAATGTGTGTTCTTTGGTGTCCAAACGGTTGTAATGAATCTGATTAATGCGCGCAGCATCTTCTTTATAGCAGCACAAGTGAAGAAGTTCATCACCTACACCATCATATGGAAGTGTGTTCTCTTCGATCCACTCAAATGCACGAGCTGCCCAACGATCTTTCTTACGGAAAGAATCAAGTACCTTAACGTGAATCTCATTGTCTTGACGATATGCTTTCTCAAGCTCAACAGTCTGGAAGTTCCAAGCATCCGCGCCAAATGCAAATGATGTCTTGTAGTTCTTATAGAACAATTCCTTTTCACGCCCACTAACAATTGGGCTTAGTTGAAAGAAGTCACCAACCACCACCATTTGCACACCACCAAATGGAAGATTATTACCACGGGCCTGTTTCAACCGATGGTCAATCAGTTCCAGAGTGTCAGCACGCACCATTCCAATTTCATCAATGATAATCCGGGTAAGATTCTTGTTGCTGAGCAACTTCTTAGCTTTACTTGAGATAGTTGAATAGTCTGTTGTAGTTGGTAGTCCCAATGGGAGTCCAAATGTCCTGTGACAAGTCATCCCACCAATGTTGAGCGCCGCAATGCCTGTTGGTGCTGCAAGAATTGTATTCTTATTGGTTACTTGACGAATAACATGACTCTTACCACGTCCAGCACCACCAGTTAGGAATACGTTCGCTCCTGTTTCAATTAAATCAATTGCTTCTTGTTGTGTTGCCATTAGTCTTCAATCTCCTCGAAAATCCTATTAACATAACTTCCCCAAGCATAAGACTCATCCTTCTTATACTCTTGTTTTGGTGTTGACATAAACACTCCAATAGTCATCGATCCGCGAGTGTCAATTAGTTCTTCTTTGCAACCGTAGCAAATATAACCAAATGTACCACTGTGGTGATCACACATTACATTGTCACAACCAGCACGACTACAAGACATGACGCCCATCAGATCAACTCCACTTCGTGAGGATACATATAGTATGGCCACTTTTCAGGATCGTTATCCAGCATAACATATACATCACCCGGATGATGATCCTCAACTACAACAACAATGACGCCTGTATTACCCGGTGCAAACATCTGAACACCGATGCCACCCAATTCAGGATCAGTGTAACTATTCTCCAACAGTCTAACTTTATCACCGACTTTCATAAATCTCTCCATTTAATTTGCGATGTTCAACGTAGTCAAGTAAACCACGAGTGTAAGACCAATTCAAACCTAACCAACCTATACTACCACCTTGTGGATGTTTGAAATATACATGGTTTCCACTAGATTGTTCTTTATCAAAGTACCAACCCTCCTTCATGTAATCCTCAGCCTCAAGGAATCCACGAAACCAATCACTCTGGATGTATTCTTTCTTCTTTCTAAACATTTCACTCTCCTAAACGAACAATAGGAGCCATGATAGGCTCCTAGAGTGTTCATGTCAACAAGTATTTCTGAATCTTTTCCAAATCTTCTGGTTTATTCAGGTTGAAACACGGGATCTTATGATTTGTTGCCAGTTTGATAGCTGTAGCTGTACCACCCATTGGAAGTCCTTGTTTAGTGAGCTTTGTCCACGCTACAAGCATGCTACTTGGTGTTTTCAAGTCTTGACCAAGGATCTGATACACGTTGCGAGTGTGCATCTTTCTAGCCCCTTGTTTACAGGCACTCCAATTTGGATGGATTTGCTCAGCAATTAGTTCAGCAACCATACACAACTCAGGGTTGTCCAAATCTGGAAGAATGTTACAACCAAACATCATATCACGAGTGTGTTTTTCATATCCATCCCAAGGTAAGAAGATTTCAGCTTTTGTGAAATCACCATTCTCTTGAACATGATGAACCCAACCAAGTTCAAATGCTTGGTCAGCACCTTTTGCTCCACCTGTTCTAAGTACCCAACCTTGATCAGCTAACTTCTTACCGAGTTGGCGCATAACTTCAATAATATGATCTGGTGTTTCTCGTGAGCCAACTCCTGTGTAATATTTCACTTATTTACCCCATTGATTAAATCCGAAATGAACATTCAGTATATCACACATGATTGTATATATGACACCACTTTTCTGTCTCATCATTGCTCGACCAGTTCCAATACCGTCTTCAGGGAAGACAATAACCTTTCCTGATTGTCCAATTGTCCAAAGCTCCCGAAGTGAATTACAAACAATTTCCCTTTCATCTTCCAAATCACTAAAGAAGCTTCCTTCTTTCATACTCGGATAACGTTTAACCGGAACACCGAATGCATTAGGTTCATTCCTGATGACAGCTTGTCCCGCGCCTTCGCGCACACCTCTTCGAACAATGTTATCACCAAAGACAAATATCTTATCTGGATGTTGACGACAAAGCTCTACTGACAAGAATTTAGTTGTCTCCACCCTCATTAGATAGGTTCTCGTACACGTGCATCATTCCAAACTTCAAAACCTAACACACTCAATTGTTCATTTGTCAAATCAGGAAGAACACGTAATAGAGAAGTGAACTTCTCGAAAGTTTTTTCCTCTTGTTCTTCCGGCTTAGTCAGTCTCATTGCGTGTTGACGTAGCTGATCGATACGTTCTTCATATTTCATCGACTACCATCCTTCCAGACATATGTAAGTTTGAAATGAAGCTCATTATCCAGAATAACTGGATTAATAGCAAGTTCTTTCGGTTCAATCCAACGACAATGTTCAATTGCTTGATCCATTGTCTTGAAGTATCGTTCTGCAAATTGAGGTGATTCATGAATTCCCTCCAATACTTTCTCTGTCATAATGATCCCCACATGTTATTTGCAATATCTGGATGCTCCAGTTCAAACTTCTTCCAACTCTCAATAAAATCTGATAATCGTTTAGAGTTTGCTTCTTTCTCTTCTTCGGTCATGACCCTTGGTGTTAACTTTGGGAGATTCCCGTAATGCCAAATGATTCTAGGCTCGACCATTAGTAATCTCCATAAATGCAATCTTGTCACGAAAGAAACTACCAACGTCGCAGTGCCAAACATTACCAAGCACTTCAACTTCTCCTGATTCAGTTGGGTTATGACCAACATACACACGATCAATACCTTTGACGATTGATGTATCTCGATCACGGTAGCTATCACGTGTCCATTGAGCAGCGCTATATCCATTCCACTCTAATTCAGCATTAGTGATGTTCGTGAATTGATCCCAATCACGATATGGAACAGCGGCATGCACGATACCAACTTTCTCATTAGGAAGCAGTAGTTCAATTGCCAATGGAAGGTCTTTAAACGTTTGATAGATCACTTTAGCGTGACCAACTGAAACATCTTTAATCCAATCACCACCATTATTCAAAAGGCAATTGGTATTCGGACCATTCCACTCTTCATCATAAGCATCGATAAAGATTTGTTCATGATTTCCCCGAATACAATGAATCCAAGGTTCGTCCAAATAGTCCAATACATACTTACTGTCTGGTCCTCTATCACACATGTCACCACCCAAGAACATCAAGTCTTTAGTGGTATCAAATGCATTAATTGCCAGTTGCTCATGTAAAAGATCATAGCAACCATGTAGGTCAGTTGCAAAGAAGATCCTACCTTCAAACAATCTTAGATCAAATTGCTTAATATGATTACATGATCCAATCATTTTAACATTCATCACTCTTCATACCTCTCAACAAATACAGAATGCTTCTTTAGAAACTCCACACCACTCATATCACGATATTCCTCATCATATACAATGTGGGCAACACCAGCTTGGTACATTTGCTTACTACAATGCATACAAGGGCTTAATGTTACAACCACTGTACTACCTTTGAGTGAAATACCTTCTCTCGCCGCCTTCGCAACAAGATTTGATTCACAATGCAGCACCTCTGGAAGTGTAACACCATCAGAGTCTTCACAGTTGTTGTGATCACCGATTGGAGTACCATTCCAAGAATAAATCACGATGTCTTGTGGTGTAATTGCGATTCCACCCACTTGTTTCCTCTTTGCATATGAAAGTTTAGCAAATGCTCTTGCTGTTTCCATATATGGCTTGATCATCTTATGTTTCATCTAATCTCCATTCAATTTGATATTGTCAAGCTTCCTCAAGTCCTTTCGTTGTGGACCACAAACCCATTCACACCAAGTTGTATGCCCCTGTGTAACTTCACCACGTAGTTCTTTAAACTCATCACCCCAAGGACCAGTGAATAACAATGTCCAACACCCTTCACTCTTTGTAATTCGATGATAGTTATCTCGTGGAATGAACAGCAACCTTTCACGACTTCTTGAAAGCTTAACTATCACACCTTTGTCAATAACTTCTTCAGTATAGTCACCTTTGATAAGGAAACTAAATGCATTGAATGCGTGAGTGTGGAATCTGTCTTGACTACCACTTGTTTTATGGAAGTGGAACAATTTGATACTGAACCACTTCTTATATTCAAGAAGAGTCCATTCAGTTACTGGTTGTTCCCCAAGGTTGATCTTCTTCTTCTTGAATATAACTATCTTCATTACTCACCCTTAAACGATTTACGAATAGATTTATAAAGTGGTAATGGCCATGCAATCAGGAATACCAGAAAGATGACAATAAACACTGCTTTGTCAAATGTATTACGACCAACAAACTCTTCACCTTTAGCAAGTGCAGAAGTTGTGTAGTTTGCATACCAAAGAGGTAGACTCTCTTTGAACTTACTCACATTGAACACAAACACCATCAGTAGTGCACCAAGTGCCATCCAAGTTAAAACACCAATCACAAGCCACCTCCATACTGGTAACGATCTTGTTCGGTCATGAATTCAATGATATTAGATTGAATAACCAAACCCTCTTTACGTGTTGCTTGCCCTTTAACTTGACGCACAATCTTACACGAGCCAGCGAACATCAGTTCAATCATTGTACGACCTTCAGCATCTTCTCGATTCAAGAATTCACCGAAAGTTTCACAGCTGAGCGACTTCACATACTCAAATACGTTCTCAGCACTCTTATTGTGCATCCCAATCATACTTTTAACAGATACATACTCAACACCGGCTGATTGGAAGCGAGGTTGTTTAAATCGTCGGATACGATTCTTAGTATCAGTCACAACTTCATAACCCATCGCTGCTGCAAATCGAACCAGACTTTCTTTCTGAAGGTTCTGAGTGTCAATCGCGTCATTGATATCCAAAATATTACAGTTCATTTAATCTCTCCTAAAGATAGTTTGTTTCTAGATTGATTAACGCTTCAATCAAGTCAAGCACTTCTGATTGATAAACAACCTTTCGTTGTCCACCCATTCGATCACTACCAATAAGAATGGCTTTATTCTGGATTGACTCAACTGTTACTTCAACAAAATCACCATCTGTTCCGTAGTAAATCTTCTTAATTACATCAATCATCATTTCTTCCTCGTCGCTGTCCCGGTACAACTCAATGCACCAGATTCACTTTTAGATTTGGTCTTCTGAAGCTTACTTGCTACAACAGCGTATCGACCTTTACCGAAGTGTTCATCTACCCACTCTTGCGCGACTGCGCGTTTAGCTGTGTGGATGAAGTAGTAATCACCCATTGCACTTCGAATGAAGAATGTACTCGGTGGAATAAACTCATAGTCGGTATAAGTTTCAAAGTCAACAACAGTAAATTTTAGCTTCTTTAGATCAGTCATTCAGAAAATCTCATCAAATACAGTTTCCAGTTCTTCAACTGTCAAATCTTCAATCATATTCAGTCGATCAACGATTTCAAACTCAAACGCTGTAAACATCTTGTCAGTATAACCAACTTCTTTTGCTTTGACTTTCAAATACTCAATACCATCTTTAATCTTCAATTATTTACTCCCCAATAATGCAATTGCTTTATGTTTACCTTGAGTCCAGTATTCATTTTCTGGATCACCTTCATTAATCTCATCTTCGTCTACATACCACTGAAGCATTTCTTTCAAAGCGCGAATGTGACCTGTTGCATCACTATGAAGATCAAAGAACATGTCGTCATCCAAACCACCACGAGCAACATAATCTTCAATTTCTTGAACTGACATATTAAGATAGCTCACAGACCATATTCCTCTTTCAACTCGTCAACTAGATCATCAGCGTGGCGGTTATTAAGTGCCTCAAACAGTTTATGAATCAGTTCATCATACCTTTTGACAACACCTATCGAGTCTACTTTCCCTTCACTGTATCCATCTTTAAAAGCATAAACTTCACCTTCAGAATAATAACCAAGAAGCTCTGAATTGCTTGGTGCTTTAAGTTCAAGAATCTTACTAACAATACTCATTATTCCATCTCCATCTTATTAACTTCAAGGAACTCAGGATGAGCAGCTAATGTGAAATTTGTCCAAGTATATCTCCAGTACCCATCGTGCAGATTATAATCTTCGAAGTATACACCAGCACTACCACCCTTTGCAATTGGTTTAAGACTACCAATTGCATCAAGTTTAGATTGCCAACTTACGATAGCTCCCATTATTTATTCCCAACCGTAAATATACTGAGGTTCTGTCATCAATGCAAGGTCTTCACGAAGAGAAGTTTCAAGATTAATAGTGACAGCTTCATCAAGATCGTAGAATTGACGTGCATCTAGAATACCGTCGCTTACGAGTTTAACCTCTTCCAGAGTGAAATCAAATGTTTCATTGTGTGGATAACCACAAACAACACTCAGCACTTCAATCGCTTGTTCTGGTGTGTAGGCAGCCACAACATCACAGTCACCAACTTGGTACGCTTTCAATTCAGACATCTTTCACCTCTTTATATTTATTGACAAACCAGCATAATTGATCATCTAGAAGAATATCACCAACTTCAGATGCATTCATTAGAGCTTTTATAGCGACATATGCATCTATATGACGATCATAACACCAAAAGACTAATGTTTCTATCTCTTCTTTCTCTAAAACTTCGTGAAGGATTTCATCCCAACTACCGAACATTTGAATTCGTTTACGAGCAAACTCATATGGTGTCTTGTTCTTACTGCTAAACTTTGTAAACCAACTTCCATTAGTGTAATACTTATCGTAATAAAGCTCAATACCTTTGTCACGGATCACTTCACCTTGATCATACTTATCTCGCCAGTTAGTAAGTGCAGATTTAATATCAGCAACACTTACATTTGTATAACCTTTCATTTATTCAACCCTTTAAGTTCATAAGCATATTCAAGTAGCCACCCACAAATACCAACAGCACCAGCATTTGGGTTAGCATCACTAATTTCACTAAGTGTGCGTGCACCTACAACATCTCTCACCCAAACATTAATGTCAACACCTAATTTACGAGCAAGACGTTTTACATGTTTGTGTTCTGAGGCTTGAGCAACTGATTGTGGCATACGAACACCCATTTCAGAAGCGATTGTACGCCAATGATCTTCATCTGTAAAGGTGATGATATTACCAGACGCATCTTTCTTTGCTTGTTTAGAGAGTCGGGCTTTCTCAAGCATTTCAACCCGTTGTTCTGGTGTCAGTGTTGGTAAACTCATACTTCTCTCCCTAAAAGATTAATTGCCAAATTAATGAAGTTAGTGTATTCTGCTTCATTTCTTTCTATTACTTCAGCTTCAGAAACTGAGTATCGAATTTCACTGCGAATATAATCATTAAACCATTGCAATAGATGATTTTCATCAGAGATGATTTCCTGATAAAGTTCCTCTATCGTTTTTGGAAACGCAATATCATCTTCACATTGCCACTGAATTGCTGTAGCAGCATAATCATTCGCAATCTGTTCTTTGGACCACCTATATGTAATACCAAAGTTTGTCTTTACTATAAACTCCATATTCTCCCCTTAAATTAACACTCAAATCAATAATACATAGTACCCTGTGGGGTAGCCTAAGTCAATAGACGATCGTTGATTTGAGTGTGTATATTAGCAGTAACGATAGTGGTTTGGTTGATTATTCGATTGATGATACAACCTTTCACGCAAAACTTCAAGGTTAATTGGAGTCATGTCAATATTTTCCATCGAAACGTTGAAATAACGAGGATCATCAATTGTTTTATCATGAACATGTCCGTGTACATTCACTTTACCACGAAGTTCATCAGGATGCATTGGTGGATGGCTCAGCCAGAACTCTTTATACCTACGGAAAGCATAAACCTCATCATATGTATCACACAAATCACGCATCTTAATACCACGTTCAAGGTCATGATTACCAACAATCAATACTTTCTTAGCAGCTGTCCAAGTTTTAATCTCAGCAAGCGCTTCGTGCGTGAAGGCGATATCACCAAGGAAGAATACAATATCTCTCTTAGTAACTACGTTGTGATAGTTTTCTTTAATGATAGAATCGTGTTCTTCATTAGATGCGAAGTTTCGATAAGTGTGAATGTTCTTATGTCCACGATGTACATCTGCCAGCAGCCATGATGTTGCCAATCTATTTAATCTCCATATGGAAGCGACATTCATCTACAACTTTAATAGATGTAGACATATTTAAGTAAGATTGATACTTAGCTTTTGGTGGTTGTGTAAACCTCAAACAAGTTTCAGCCTTCTTACAGTTTGTACCGGGACATTTACTGATATCTTTCATTTCATTCTCCACAAATTAGAAAGCCCCACCGAAGTGGGGCGATTCATTAACGTTCCTCTAACTGAGAAACTCTGTTTTGTAGCTCAGCCAATTGATCACGTAATTCTTTCACATCCTTACCAACTAGGAGGCTGAATTGTACTACATATTCACGCATCTTATCAATACGTTTATGTAATTGATTAAATGCTTCTTCAATACCAAACATTACAACTTTGCTCGGATTACGTCTAGAGTTGTAAGGTTCATAAAGATACCATCTTTGAATCGAACAGTCAATTCATTAAACTCAGATGATTCTTCCTGATCACAAGATACGTTGTCCTTAAGATAGTAATCACCTTTCAAATCTTTACCAACAAACAACAAACCTTTTGCTGATTTCTTATTACTGTCAGTCTTCGGATCTTTGAAGATTGGAATAGCTTTAGCATTAACTTCAGTGTAAGTTGCCTTGACAGCGAAGCCAAATGTATCACGTGTTACACACTGATATGTAAAGCTACCAATACCAAACACAGTATTACCAGATGCAAAGTTCTTATCGAACAAACGTTGCAGAATAGTAAGGCAGCGAGTGGTTGTAATCGAGTCACCATAGATCAAACCAATGTGGCCATCCATCAACTTATGACCGGTAGAAGTCTCAGTGTAGCCGAAGATATCCATCAATACTTCAACCGCACCTTTCTGTTCTACAACACTAACCTCTTCATCTAGAAAATACCCATCAGCATAACCCTCATAACTGTCATGTGTCATTGTGAATTTGTATAACTTACCACCTTCTTCAATTACATCATACTCATCTGAATCCATATCAGACAATGTAGCACCTTCTGGAACCTTACGCAGTCCACAAAGCACTTCAACAGGATCACCAGAATCTGGACGAATAACCAAACGACCCGGCGTAATACCATTCGATTGACGACGCATGATAACGTCTTTCATGTATGGTAGACCACGAGAAATCAAACCGTAGAAATCAAAACTGTCAGCTACATACGACAAGATACCAGTTGGAAACTTCAGCATCAGTTCGTACATGAACATGATTTCAGCGATCAGACGTAGGTCTTCACCGTTTGCTTCCATCGCAAGTTGAATATCACTTTGTTCTTTATTCTTGAACTCATACTCACAATTTGCAAGCTCTTCTTCAATTCGCAGAATGTTACTTGTGCTTACAGCGTGTTCAGTTGCCGGAACAGTTGCTGCTACGAAATCCCCAGCACCGTAGTAATCCTGAGCATAAATAACCGCGCCGAGTGTATCAGTACCAAGGAAGCTACTAATGTGACCCAAACCACTACGTGCAGCATCTTCAGGACCAGACATACCACGAGCCGAAAAGTCATGCGCTTGAAACAGTACACTTTCAACAGGAGTGCCTGTACGAATTGCAAAGTCCGTCAACATTGCTTTATATTCAGCAGCAATGGTTGCACAGGTACTTGTCTTCCACGTCAAATCACTGATCGTGGTTTCAAGGAAGTTCACCAACCAATAAGCGTGCTTAACAGTGTTGCGAACTGTCAGAACAGGAATACCCATTGGAACCTTACTACCTTCGTCCAGAGTTTTAACTTCAAGAGGAAGATACCCAAGTTTATGCAGTGCAGTCAATTGTTCAACAGTAACTACATCTTTACCAACATAGTTATCACACAGCAGTTTGAATCGGGCAATTGCAATACCAAGATCCATTTTAAAGAACTTGTCCCAACTCTCAACGATTTCAAGGAATGCACCTTGCAAACCGACAAGTACAAGACGCCCATCGTAATACTTTGTACAGCTTCGACGGTGAATCTTGTCAGAGCGAGGTGTCAAGTTGCTATATACAACTTCGGAACCTTCAGCATACATTTGACCATGAAGCAGTTTATATCCATCACTATTAAAAGCGGCAAACAAATTCATTATTTCTTCTCCTTTAATTTCTGTAGTAGTTCACAAAGTTCATCAATTTCGTCATGGAAGATTACAACAGCTTCACCACAACAATCAATAATTACATGGTCTTTACCTGATTTAACACTTACTTCACTTGCATCTTTCAAATGATGTGGCGTGGCCATTATATCTCTCCTTAAATCTCAATTACAGTAAGACCTTCCCATTCAGGGTCATTAAGGTCACTTCTGAAGCTGTTAGTAGTATACACATGGTCAAAGTGTTCTGCAACTACTTCAAATCCATAAGAGAAGATTCCGTGTGTAACACCCAACTCAATCTCAGCAGGATAACGACTTTTAAGAAGTTTTGCAAGCTCAATAAACGTTCTACCACCATCACAAATGTCATCTAGTACAAAAAGATTCTCTTGAACACTGTGTTTATCACCACCCATCAAAACCATATCGGTAATTTCACCAGTTTTCATATCACGAGTTTTCTGACAAGTGATTACACCAGCGGCACCGACACGTTTGGCGAAGTCTTCACACTTCTTAGTTGCCCCAGCATCTGGAGCTACAATTGTCCATTCACTCCAACTTGTCTTGAGGCTACCAAACAATTCAAACTGAGTAACTACTTCAACATTATTCAGTAGTGCGGTTGCAACAATACTGTGTGGATCAAATACTTGAACAACATCATATTTCAAGTTGTTAATCATATCACAGAAAACTTTCAGATTGTGCGACTCACCTTCATTACACACACGATCCTGACGCGCATATGGAAGGTATGGAATGATCAGGAAGAACTTAGCCAATGGATATCGACGACGCAAAGCATCTGTTGCAAAGAACAAAGCCATTTGGTCTGCTGGATTTGACATATGAGCGGTAACACTCACGCGCTCAGTGTTATATCCAAATTCATCTTCTCGCATTGGATTGATGTTCACATTGACAGAACCATCTTTGCGAACTTCCTGAGTTACATGAATCTTTGTATCTTTACCAAATAAGTTAGTTGTGTAGTGAATCATTTATTTCTCCTATTAATCGTATGGAACAAACGTACCTTCTACAGCGTACCCTTCCCGAATCATCAATCCTACAGGAAATTGTGGAAGAAGTGTACCTTTATAACGTGTTTGGAACTTAACCTTCAACCATTTACCTTTCAGAGTACCTTTTTGTAGCAGGAATACTTTACGCTCTCCCATGTCACCCATTACACACTGAAACGGATGATCATTCAAGTCATTTTTCAAAACAAATACAGCATTTCCTTGTTTATCTTCAACGATGTCGGTGATTAGAAACTCAGCATCCATAAACGTTTTGAACTTCTGTAAGTCACCGCTACGTTTACCACTTTCGTATACACCTTTCTTGTTACGAACCATGTAGCCTTCAAAACCATCACGAATAGATCGAGGATGGTGTATCTGACGAAGCTGTTCATCACTGGTGACAATATCATATTCAGTCATCTCAATAAACTCACCGAGATATTCTTTACGTTCAGCATGAACCTCATCCATCTTACGAAGGCGTACTTCGAAATCACCATCCATTGGAATGTCAAAGATATGCATTTGAAGCATTGGACGGAGACGATGAATCAACATTGCATCCAAATATCCCTGCTCACACTCAGCCTCATAATTTGGTCCATTCTGCTGTAATCCTGCTGCTGTGTAACTTTTTGCATGTTTCTTTTTAGCTTTGTCAACTTCTTTCTGTGTGTCAGTACGTTTTACAGCCGACGTAATATCTTGCAGTGCATAACCGTGAACATAAATCTCACCATCAAATACTTCACCATCGTACATGAACTCATTCAGAGCTTCTTGCAAATGTGGAACTTCATATGGTTGACCAGTGCGGGATTCAAGTCGCACTTCACCGCAATGTTTGATTGCTAGACACCGGACACCATCATACTTCACACTACCAAAGCATGGGAATTTAATTCGATGACCAACTTTGTTATAGTCACTCGCCAGCATTGGGAGTAATGATACAGATTCTAAATCAGCTTTTTCTTCACGATAGCCTTTATCTATCTGCTTCTTGATCTTACCGTTTGCTTCACTGATTGCTTGTTCAAATGGTGTACGACCTTGCTTACCTGTGAACACCCAATCAGTCTTAGTGGTCATCTTTCCACCTTCTTGACCGTGTGATACTGAGATAAGTGGTTGAGAATATTCATGATCTACGTGATCAGCCATATAGACAGCAATGTTCCACACCTTAAACGAGCCTTTCTTATCCAAACCATAGAATGTACGATTCATCTTGTTTCTCTCCTGTGTTGTGAATGTCCAGTTATAGTACCACTCAGATCAGAGATTGCAAGTATTATTTTAGGTGTTGACACGATGATTTCACTTCGGTAGGATTCACACCAAGAAATCGAGTGACACCCATTTTGGGTCACACTATTCACCGACTAACACCCATAATGGGCTACAGAGTGACACCCAAAATGGTTCAATAATAAGAACGATCATTTATCAATAATGAGAGAGAAGCTAAAATAGAAGAAAAGCAAAAGCAAAGAGCCTAGTCACCTATTGCATTTGAGTACAGTCTTCTATACACTAACACCCATAATGGGTCATAGGAGAATGACTGTGGAATTGTTACCATTTTACCAAGCACCAAAGCAATTATTCAGATGTAATGGATTTATTAGTAAAACTACTGGTCAACCAGTGGAGTTGACACACTCAGCTAAAATTGTATTTATGTATATGATGGATCGTACATCTTTCTTTACTGATGATCAAAAGAGTGATCATTATGAAACTCAGGCTACAATTGCT